GCATCAGCATCAGCTTCATTTTGATCTACATCAGCTTGTAAAGCATCAATTTCAGCTTGACTAGCATAGCTTGCGTCTAAGTTAGTAAAAGCGTCATCAAGCTCTTCAATAGTTGTGTAATTTGCATCGCTCAAATCACCTTTAATTTCTTCATCGGCAAGAATCCTTGCAGCTTGTTCAGCACTGACATCACCATCAATTTCTGAACTAATTTCATCGAATACTTCTTGATCGATAAACTTCTTTTTAATTTTTTGTGACATAAAAAAACTCCTTTTTTGTGTTAATATTTTTTATGATTTTTTAATAGTACAGGAATTTGCACTATTCTGTGTTACATATAAAAGATTAGTCTTCTAGAGAGTGTTTAACGCTGTTTTAAACATATTTTTTTAAAAAAAATTCAAAATAAGATAAAAAACAATTAGATATAATTGCATTTTTTTCTTGCTTTTTTTCTTCATATTTTTTAAAATGCATATAAGGGTGTAAGCAAACCACACTATAGATTGATCACTATACGTTGAGAGGTGAAATTCCTCTCCTCCCGTATTTATAAAACAAGGAAAAAAAATGCTAACAGATCAACAAAAAAAATTTATTGAATTGACAAAACAACTTGAGTCTATCAAAGAAAAAAGAAAAGAAATTAGTAGTGAGTTAGAAAGTCTTGCTAATGAAATTGGAGTCGGTTCTTCATTCCAAGACCCATCAGACAATACTGTTTTTGAGATTGTAATTCCTGATGGAAAGTACATGCACTTTGACAAAATAGATTATGCAAGAACTAGACGTGACGGTGAAAGATCAGGATCACTTAGTTTAAAAAGAGCTAAAGAATTAGGCTACGATTTATAACAGTCTTACTGTTTGCCAATCATTTTTGTGAGAAGTTCTACAAGTTGGCTGTGATGCCTTCTTGTTTCTTCTCTTAGTTGTTCAATTTTTTCTGACAACTCTGCAATCTTGCCTTCTTGAATATCTTTTTGGTGTTTTAATTCTTGTTCTAAAACATTATATTTTTGATTGGTATATTCTTTTGATTCAACAAGAACTTTTTTATTCTCTTCTTCACGTTCTTTACGCATTGAGTTTGTCATTTTCAAAAGAGTAGCAACGCCACCTGATATAACGACTAATGCTGCAAGTACTAGTCCTAAAATTTCATAATTCATAATATCTTCCTAATTGTGTGCCCAATATTTTAGTGCTAAGTTTTCTTCTGCTGGAACATGTAATCTATCAATATGATCAAAAGGGTCTTCGTAGCTAAAATCATCACACTCATTATCAGGATCACTACTAGTATCTACTTCCTGGTCTGAATCAACTTCAACTTTAAAAAGATATAACAACATGTCACCTTTCATTGTGCTATCAACTAATTTTATATCAACAGCATCAAGACCAGTTTCTTCTTTTAACTCTCTGATCATACCCATAAATGGACACTCGCCTTTTTCTATTTTTCCAGCTGGCATAGTCCATTTATCTGTGTCATTACGCTTGCCCATTAAAACATTGTCGTTTTCGTTAGTTACAAGAGCAATTGCAATGCGTTTACTATCTTTGTTTACCATCTTTTAAAGATTACCTTCTAAATTAAGAATTATTAATAAAATAAATTTTTATTTTTATTTTTTCTTTTTTTTCGCTTATTTATGTTTTCTTACCATTAACACAGGAATACTTTGTAACCCACTATCTAATGCGTGTATGGTTCTGTGCAATCCTTCTTGAAATATCATTGGCTTGCCATTAGGCATTTTCCATTGATTTTTAAAATCTAAAACAGGCATATGCAAAACGTCAAAATTTTTAACCTTTTGCATGTTTTTACTATTTCTTCGTTGATTTAAAAGATGTTGTTTTGCATGTTCAACGGATGGAAATTCATACTTGGTCCCTAACTGCTGATTATGATAATCTTTTGCTACTATATTTATGTACTCTTCAGGATGCATGTTTTTAATTTCAAAATGCACACCCTTATTATCTCTGTAATGATCGGGATTTTGCATCATTTCATCATAACCTGACATACCCGTTGTTTTTGTTGTAAAATTTGGAGCTTTAAAATTTTCACTTTTGTTTAACCCATCTTCCAAATGCCAATCTCCATAAACAATTTCATCAGGGAGTAATCCTGCTTTTTGATCTGCATAAATAGTTTGAGAAGGGTTTGTTCTATTGTGCTCACCATGAGGGCCAAAATTAACCCAAGAGTTTTGCCCTAAAGTTTCACTTGCCAACGCTTTTTGAGCTAAGGGCGAATACATTTGTCTATGTGTTAAAAAAGCTCTATGCTCACCTGTAGGACCAAAACCAGATTGACCGCCAACATGATGTCCATTAATATCATGAACAATCCTAAACATATCGTTAGCTAATAATTCTTTATCACCATGCTTGTAGCCAGTACCTTGTAGTAGAGGGTGATTGGGTATTTCTTTGTTATCACTACCATAGCCCTGATCTGTTGGAAAATACCATAAGTGATTGTTATTAATTATATCGCTATGAAGTTCTTTAGAATTTTTATAAGGATTTTCCTGACCAGGTTGTATTCTAGATATTTTTAATCCACCGTCCATTAATTTTTGAAACTGATCACGAGTTTCACTTACTAAAGCACTGTATGCATTTCTAGTGTTTTCATCATCGGGTGTGTGTTTCATATTATGATAAGCGTCAGCAATCATCTTCCCATGTTCTGGGTTTAGTTTAACCCTAGACAATACATTATCGCTTTCACTTTTTTTCATTCTTTTGTGAGTATAATTAGTGTTTTTTTTTACTTTTTCAGGAATATTTTTGGGAGTTTCTTCTTCCCATTCTTTTACACCTTCTTCACCGCCAAACTTCTCAGGATTAGCATGTGCAAATCTTCTTTGTTTTTTTGATTTAAAAGGTTTTTCTAATGTACTACTTAAATCTTCTGAAGCTAAAGCTGCACCGCCAGTTTTAGAATCAGGAGAACCCCCCATCATACCAGCCATTAAAGCTTTTCTCATATTATTTTTTTCGTTTTTAAATACTTCACTTTTTCTGTTGTAAGCTACCTCTTTAACAGCAACAGTATCTTTTTCAACTTCATCATCAGGTTTTTTGGTTTTGTGATCAAATTTTGTTTTAGCTTTAGCTTCATCTTGTAAATTTAATGGTTTAGATGCAGTATCGGCAATTCTTTCCGCAATTTGACCTTTTTGTTTAAAACTATTTGTTTCTATCATTCTTTTAGCATTAGCATTAAAATCATCTTTTGATGGAAGTGATTTTTTGATATCTTCAAGTATAATATTTCTAAAACTTTTGTTTAGTTGTACTTCTGTATTTTTAAATATTTCACACTCAAAGTTTTGATTTTTATAGAGGAAGTCCTCATCTACATCGCCTTCGATTAATTCGGCATCACATATCTTATTACAAGGCTTTACAGTAATAGCAACATCTCTGGCAATAGATTTTGTAACAACCATGCCTTTCTTTTCCATTTTACCACCTTCTATGGAAAAGCCAACAACAAGCCTACTATCCTCGCCTTTATCTTTATTTTTGTATTTTAGCATGGCGGCTACATCTTGAGCACCACTATGCCCAATCCCGTCAAAAAGCTCTGCTTTGATGTAAACCATTGGTTTTTTTACTTTATTCCAGAAATACTTCTCTCTTTTTGTCTTGGCATCGGCAGCTTTTAATAGTTTTTTAGCGAATGTAACCTTACCAACAACTTGGCTGGGTCTGTCTTTTGAGTTATGTTCCCAATTAAGTATTGAATCAGGCCCACCAAGGCTTGAAATATCCATGCCTTCAATGCTTAAAGATTCTCCAGAACTGTCAAGATGTTCGCTGGCAGCTATGCCATCAATGATTGTATTTTTTGCCATAATTTAAAGATTGTGTTTATGTTTTTCTAATAATTTGTTTTTCTTTTTTCTATTTTCAGATTTTTCTAAATACTGGAGATTCCATGGTACATGTAATCCACAGACTAGTTCGTTTTTTAATGGTATAATATGGTCTACCTCGTATCCTTTAGGGCATTTTTTATAAAAATCTTCCATTTCTTTTTTAAAATTTGGGAAAATAGTTGATTTTTCTTTTAAAAATCTTCTTTCAGCTGAATATCGTTTAAATTTGTGAGATTTTTTTTGGCGATATTTTTTTTGCTGTTTCTTTATTGCTTCTTTATTTTTTTCAATATAATCTTTTATACAGAATTTACACTGATTTAAATACCCATCTTTTGTTGATAGTTTTGTTTTTTTACCTTTGACAAAATACTCAACAGGCCTTCTAAGATGGCATCTATTACATCTTTTTTTTCCTTTTACTTTTGTGTAACAAACGGAGCATGTACTCTGAACTTCAAATTCTACCACACATTTTATTTTTTCACATTTTTTACATTTCCTATATTTTATATTAGGGTCTTTTTCTTCGTATTTAGTGCTATAATCATATTCTTTTGGCATATAAAATCCTTTATTTAAAGGTTATCTCTTATTATTTTTTAATCATATTTATTTAACAATTATAACAACTTACAAATAAATAATTTTTTTTTTGCAAAACAAAACTTAAACATTTAGTTAAAGCTTTGAAATCACTTAAAGTGTATTTATAACTTTCTATTAATAGGGGGAAACTTATGTTAAGTACAGCAAAATCTGAAGCGGTCGCTCGTGACCTAAAAGAAGCTCTTGAAAAAAGAGGATTTTCAGTTGAGGAAGCTCAATTGGCAAAAGGAAAAAAACTTACAATCGATACTAATAAAATGAGTATCAGCATTAAAGCTAAAGATGCAGTTTCTAAAGATGTATTTGGAAATAGTGTTGATGCTTTTACACCACACGTTTGTGAATTAGCTATTTCTACAGATGAAGCATCTGTATCTGAAGTTGCTAAAGCCATGATGGATCTTGCAAAAGTTGGGTTTGGACTTAAAATTGGTGAAGATGCTGCTCTAGTAGATGCTGAAGCTGCTGCTGAAGATGCTGAAGAAGAAAGACACGCAGCTCAATGGCCAACTAAGGGTGCTTAATTCTTAACAACTGATTATAAGGAGACAAATCATGTATACTAAAGAACAAGTAGATGAAATGCTCTCTCAAGTAGAACAAGAATTTGAAAACGCCTTGGGAAGCATCGCTAAAAGCGAAGAAAATATTGAAGAAGAGAATGATATTGAAGTTGAAGCTCAAGAATCTGAAGAGTTAGAAAAGTCTGAAGATCAAGAGGTTGAAACTGAAGAAGAAGATTACGAAACTATTGATGATCTTTATGCTTCTATGACTAAGAGTGAGCAAGAAGCTCATTACGCTGCTGTTAAAAAGTCTTTATACGGTGAAGAAGTTGAAGCACAGAAAGAGCAAGAAGAAAATGAAGAGCAAACATTAGAAAAATCTGAAGAAACAGAGGTTGAAACTGAAGAAGTTCAAATGCTTAAATCTGAAAATGAAGACTTAAAGAAAAGCTATGAAGAACTTAAAAACATGGTTGATCAACTTTTTAATGTTAAAAAAGCTCCGGCTCAAAAAGCAGTTACTAACGTAAACTACATTGCTAAATCAGAAGAGTCTAACTCAGAAGAAATTGATTTTAGCGAAATGTCAAAAAACGAAATTACTGCTAAATTAAAGGCAATTGACTACTCTGGATTGAAAAAATCAGACAGAGAAGCAATTAATAATTACTACTTAGATAATGGAAGTGTAGATAGTATTAAACACTTAATTACAGAATAGGAGGACTAAATGTCTAATACAGTAGAACAATTACAACAACTGGTAAAGGCGTTAGAAGTCGGTAGTTACAATGCAACTCCAGACAGTCTATCGCAAGGTGCCGCTTTACAGGTAGAAGACCTTTCTCCTGTTATGCAAAACGTAACTTATGATGATTCACACATCAAACTTCAAAAAATGGTTGACATTAAAGATGCTAAGTCTCAGTTAATTCAATTTAACAGACAACTTGACTACGGTATCTTTGGTGGTTCTGCTCAATATGAGGGTGGAATCGGTGAAGAAGATACTTCAAACTACGTAAGAAGTGTAGTACCTATGAGTTACTATTCAACAACTCGTAGAGTATCTGTAGCTGCTAACATGATCGGAGCTTTCGATGGTGTTAAAGCTGAAGATAGAGCTGCTTCTGACGCTGCTATGAAGCTTGCTGGGGATATCGAATTTGATTGTTTTAGAGGTCAAGCTGACTTTTCTGAAGCAGGATTTTTCTCTGGAAACCCTTTGTCAATTGCTGAAGTTCCAAACATGGTAGGTATCGATGCTCAAATTAGAATGTCTGATACTATGTCAAACACTCAAGATTTAATGTTTGCTGAGTATGGATCAGACCAAACAGTAATTCTTTCTGCTGATGGTGCTCTTACTCAATCAATCATTGAAGATGCTGCTGTTAGATCGGCTATGAACCACGGTTCTGCTGACAAGCTTGTTCTTGACCCGATCTCTTTATCAGCTTATAACAAAATTGCTCACGCTAAAGAAAGAATTGTTCTTGCTGGGTCTGCTACTTCTAAAACAGGTGCTGAACTTAGACAACAATGGACATCTTCTGCTTTAGTATCTCTTGAGCCTTCAAGATTTCTTTCTGGAAAAACTAAGCCAGCAAGAGCTAGAGCTGGGTCTTTAGCTGCTCCTGTTATTTCTGCTAGTGGTGCTGCTTCTAGTGGTGACGCTGTTTTAGTTGACGGTGCTTATGTTTATTACGTAACTGCTGTTAATGAAAGAGGTGAGTCAATTAAATCTGCTGACGAAGCTGTAACAGCTGCTGGTGGAGCTACCCTTACAATCACTAACAATGGTGCTAAATACTACAATGTTTATAGAAGTGGTCTTGGTGGAAGTTCTGCTCAAGCTAAATTCATCGGTAAAGTAAAAGCTTCTGGTGGAGTAAGTACAGTATTTACTGACCTTGGATTCAAAAGCCCTGGTTCTGTAACTGGATTTATGATCCAATCAAACACTTGGGGAATTCACCAATTATCTCCATATTCTAGACTTAAACTAGCTCTTAACGACTTAAGCTTACCTGAAGCACACTTCAGATTCTTATGTCTTGCTGGATACCAGCCTAGAAAGAACGTATTAATTGATAACATTACTGGACAACTTTCTTAGTTGACTTTGTAAAAAAGTTCATATCACTCCTTTGTAAAATAAGCCCTCGTTCTGAGGGCTTTTTTATTTTGTATTATGTAATTATAAGATATTATAAAACTTAATCTTTAATATATAACATGTAAGTAATATTTGCGTGTTACGGAGTTATACGGCTAACTCTAAGAGGTAAGGAAAGTAATGGCTATAGAGAGATTTTGGGAAAAAATCGGACCTGTACCACTTACGGCAGACGGAACAGCAAACGGTAAAGTTACCGTTGAAGATACAGATTGCTTTAAAGTTAAAGCTTTTGTATTGTTAAAATCTGATACGCAAGGTGTACAACGATTTCAAATTAAAAGAGTTATCAGTAAAACAGAGATGTTTCTCGGTCCTGAGAGAACAAAAATTACTGCCCGAAGTGATCTATCCCCTTTTAAAGCTTCAGAAAATACTATAATTGAACAACCCGAACAAGAAAAAATAAAACTAGATCAAGAAGATATTGATCAGGCTACCTATGAGCAAGAACCAACAGTAGCTAGACGCTCTCTTTTGGTAGATAAAGGCGGTAATCACTATACCGTAATGAATCCATTTCCTGTTAGATTAAGTGATGGTGATGTACATATAGGCACTGTAAACGCAGAACTAGAGGTTCAGTTATCGCACAAAGATAACTATCCTGATGCTGGAGATGTTAGAGATGCCGTAAATGTTGTCGATGGATTTTTAATCAAAAGATTTGAAAAAATAGACAATGTTGAATACGAAGGATTAGCAGATCAAGACTCTTTGCCAAGCCAAGCAAAATGGAGAATTACAAGAAAAGTAAAACAACCAAATGGTGACTTCATCACTTCAATAGTGGGTGACACTGGTTACGACCAAATATGGGATAATAGAGCATCTTTATTTCCTGCTTTAACTCCTACCGATTTTTTTGATAGAAAATGGGAAAAAATTCTTCCACTACTAAATAATGCAAATTTTTTAAAATTAGGAAATTTTGATTCTGTGATACCTAGTTTTGCTGGCGATATAGCTACACTTAATTATTTTGAAAGCGGTGCAAACATAGCACGAATCAAAGTAAGATATGTGCATGAATTAGATTGGGATATGATTCTAGAAGCATTTATAAACGATACAAATGGTGATATATTATTAGATGACGATGGAACTTCGTTAATTTTGGAGTAAAAAATGAGTAAAGTTAGAGACTTACCTGAGCAAACTACCCCAGAAGATACCGATCTACTTTATACAGTAGACGATTCTGAAGGTGTTAATGGTGGTAAAAAGATTAAATTATCTACGCTTAAAGAGTATACCAACGAAGATTTAAGCAATCACTTAGACGGTGGAGCTAGTAAGCATGACTCTAGTGAAGTTGATTATGAAAGAGATGATTTAGAAAAAACAGATATACAAGCATCAAGCGATAGTTCTGATAAAGCAATAGACGATTTAGATGATAAAAAGCTATCTGTTGATGGAAATAATAGCATGAACACCGACCTTGATATGGGTGGTAATCAAATAATCAACACACCTACCACAGAGGCTATATCTGTTGGTGGCGAACCTACGGGCTTTCCAAACAGAACTGATTCTGTTATTAGTTTTGAAGATTCTACAAGAACTATGTCGGTTTCACCTGTAGGCGATTCTTTTGAATATTGGATAAAAGCAACAAAATATATCAAAGAAACTACTCAAAGTGTTATCATTCCAGACTTAGAGGGATTGTATTTTTTTTACTTTGATGGTGACACATTAGTTCAAGACTCTGCACCACCTGATGTGGCTTTATTTACTGATGTAGCTTTTGTTGCAATTGTATATTGGGATTCTACAAGCAATAAGTCGATTTATTTTGCAGAAGAAAGACATGGGTTAACAATGGATGGTGCTACCCATGCATATTTACACAATATTGAAGGTGCTAGATATGATGATGGTCTGGCGTTAGATAATTTTTCTATAGATGGAGATGGCTCTCTTGATGTACATTGCCAATTAGATTGTGGTGATGGAAGCATAAGAGATGAAGATATAAAAATTGAAATTTTTCACGACAATGCCCCTATGGATGATTTTAGCCAAGTTTTAACGCCTGTAGCTAAAATACCAGTTTATTATAAATTGGGAACGCAAAGTTTTTGGAGAAAAAAAGACGCAGATAACTTCCCTTTTATTTATAGTGGTGATGGGTCTGGATATGGAGGAGGTGCTGTTTTACCAGCTTATAATGAGTTTGATGGATCACAATGGAACCTCACTGAAATTTCTAATAATGGTTTTGTTTTAACTCATATTTTTGCTACAAACAATATTGAAGAGCCTATTATTGCAATACAAGGTATTGGTCAATATAACAATAGACCTGACGCTAGAGAAGGTGCTGAAAATGAAATTGCACTATTAACAGGACTACCTTTTTCAGAGTTTGTACCTATCGGAACTGTTATTATTCAAGGTTCTAATACATTTACAAATACCACAAAAGCTATTTTTGTATCTACCGAAGCTGGAGATGATTATATTGATTTTAGAGCCGTAAAGCTTTTTGGACAAGGTAGTGCAAACGATCACGGAAGTTTAAGTGGGTTACTAGATGATGATCATCCCATATATCTGAACGTATCAGGTGCTAGACCAATGGCAGGAAATCTTGATCTGGGCAATAATAATATAGTTAATGTCAATCTTGTCGATGGCAGAGATGTTAGTGCTGACGGCTCTAAATTAGATGGTATTGAATCTGGAGCAACACAAGATCAAACTCCAGCAGAAATTAAAACTGCCTATGAATCAAATGCAAACACTAACGAATATAGCGATTCTGAAAAAACAAAATTAGGCTTTATATCCGTAACTCAATCGGTTGATTTGGATACAATTGAGGGAGATGTTACACTAAACAATACACACAGAAGCTCCGATGGTAAAGATCATAGCGATGTTGTGTTAAACAATGCTCACCGCATAGATATGGCAAACCCACATAATGTAACTAAGTCTCAAGTTGGTTTAGGTAATGTAACTAATGACGCTCAGTTAAAAAGAGCTTCAGGTGATTTTGATTCGTTTACAGAAAAAACCGTTCCTGTAGATAACGATGTTCTCCTCTTAGAAGACTCTGAAGATTCTTTTAATAAAAAGAAAGTCACGCTGGATAAGCTGAAAGATACAGTATCTCAGTCTAGTGTTTTAGTAAGAACTGAGTTTACAGAAATAACATTAGATACTACCACTACGGCAACACTTGCAAGCCCTACAAATTTGCTCACTATAAATATCACACCACAAGAATTGACTAATAAATTTATTATTATGTTTAGTGCATCAGCCGATCTCGATACTAATAATGATGGTGAAATTTCATTTCAGGTTTGGTATGGTTTAACAGGTTCAGAAACTAGAAGGCGATCAACATATATTTTTCATGATTCCGCAGGTAAAGAAGCTGGTTCATGCGCTATTAATCAAAGATTTGATGTGTTAGGAGCAGGGCAACATACTATACAAATTAGGTGGGGTAGAACTACAGATACAGCTAGAATTAGACCAGTAACAGACCCCGAATATGATCACGCTTCTCTTCTCGTACAGGAAGTGACTGGTTGATAAAAATATGCCTGTAAGATTTTTTAAAAATAATGTTATAGAGCTTTATATAGAAAACAAAGGGTCAGCCGATAATGTAATTTGTCAGTCTATTGTTTGGAATTTATCAGGAAGATAGTATAGGAGAAATTCATATTTACAAGTATTTAAATGGTAATCTTAAAGATATAGTACGCAATTATGCGTTACGGAAAACCGTTCTATAGGAGAAAAAAATGATTAACAAAAATGAAGAGTACGTACTTGGTGTAGCTTTAGCTAACGAAAGAGTGGCTAGTGAAATTGTCGCTAGAGTTATTGACGCAACACCAGCAGACGCAGCTGCTGCTCAGGCTATTCTTGATGTAGTTTCGCCATCTGAAAAAGAGTCGAAAGAAATTAAAGAATATTTGATTGTAGCTCTAACTAGCCGAAAATACGGAGAAGAAATTGCAGAACAATTAGAGCTGGTTGTAGAGTGTTTAGAATACCAAGCGGCTAATGATGTGGCTAATAATGCTGCTTTAAATGCTGCTCAAGCTAAAGTGGCTGCTTTAAGTAAAGAAGCTAAAGAATATTTAGTTGTTGCCTGTGCTAATAGAGCTGTTGCTCAAAGTGTTGCTGCTAAAATTGACGCTTCAGGCGAGGCTGTTAAGGCTATTGCTGATGCAGTAGTAGTGCCATAATAGAAGGCCTGAATGAAAAAATCAGATAAAATGAGAAAGCTTTTAAACAAAAAAAGTATTAAAAAAATTGAAGTTAATAAAGATAACTTTGAAGATTTACTTCTTGCAAGTGCAAATCAAGCACTTGATTATGTTCGTAACGAAAGTAAAAAAGAAAAAGTTTCTATTGTTGAAAAAATTAAAAAAAGAATTGTAAGAAAAAAAGACTAGATTTGGTATTTTTGTTCAATTATTTCTATAATTTTATCTCTTACATCAAAAATTTTATCATTTTGATTAAAAGGTATTAATTTTATGTCAAGACCTTGTGTTATAGATGTTTGATTGATACCTTTATAAAAAACAATTAAGTCATTGTAATAACTAGGTATTTCTTCCGATCCAAACATTGCTTTTGCTGTTTCAATATTTTCGGGCAAAAGAAAAAAATTAACAGCACCGTACTGGTGATTTATGTTTTTTTCTTTATTTAACAATGGCTCTAATTCTTCCATTAAAACTTTAATATTTTTAAATTGTTTAAAATTATTATGCAAAATAGACATAATGCCATTTTCTTTGAGCACAATTGATTCTTTATTGTCTTGAAGTACAGCCTTTTGTTTTTCCAAATTATAATGGGTTACACCATTTATTTCGTGTAAGTCTTTGTTTTTATTCTTCAAGTGTTTACGTATTTGCCTAACAATAGAAGACCTACCTGTTTTTTCCATACCATCTATACAAATACATCGAATTTTTCTTTTCATACACTTATAATATCATATATAATCGTCATAATCTTTAAATAATAGGAGATTTAAATATGAAATTGTCCGTTAAATTTTTAAAGAATGTAGCAGATATAAATAACTTTCAATACGTAAGCGAATGGTATATTGCTGAAGGTTCTATCCATAGATTGTATTTTCAAATAGTTGACGAATTAAAAGATGGCCTTAGATATATAAGTCAAGCCACAGTTATTGACGCTGTTACTGTTACTTTTCTAAGTATTGATGATGATACTGAAATTGTTAAAACAGCAACTCAAGCGTGGTCAGACGATAAATCAATATGGTACATTGATTTAGCTGTTGATGAAGTGCCTAACTCTGGAGCTGTTAAGTTTTCAATTACTGAAGATGGCGTACAAAGTCAATTTAAAGTGCCTCAAGGAATTATGGTCGAATTATTAGAATCAGGTGGTTGTTAATGGCTTTTATATCAAATGAAAATTATCCAAAAAATTATGGTAATAAAGCATATCCTGTTTTAGCTAATAAAACCAGTAACTTATTAACTAGAATTGAGCCAATGCTTACGCCAAAAAAACTTGTATCTAGATATTTAAAAGGTCTTGATTTATCAGAGTATAGCAATGATGATCTAAAAGATAAAATACATTTGGCTATGAATAAAGCCGAACTTTTACTTGACACAACGCTTACTCCTGTAAGAAGGAAAGAAAAACATCCGTTTGATGTTAATTTATACAAAAAATTTATTCATATCATGACAAATTTTGGGCCAGTTCTTCAAGTTGATAAATTGAGCATTCAAAGTTCAAACAATGTAAACATATTTGAAATACCACCTGATTGGATTGAAGCGGCTCGTTTTTTTCAAAAACAAGTAAATGTTATACCCTTAACTGTTGTAGGTGCGACAGGGATTAGTTCTGGTCAACCTACAGGTGCTGCTGGGCTTGCGTTTATAGCTGCCATGAATGGAGGGATTGATTGGGTTCCATCGTATTGGGAAGTAGAGTATACAACTGGTGTTTGTACTAAAGAAGGCCATATGCCAGTAGTTGTCAACGAATTAATAGGTGTCATAGCAGCTATTGAAATACTAGGAAATTTAGGCCCTTTAAACCAAAATACAAGCGTTTCAGTATCCCATGATGGTATATCTCAATCCAGCTCTAATCCAGGTCCAGCGGTTTTCCAAACGAGAATTGGGGAACTTATGGGTGAAAAAGAAGAATTAGTTAAAAATATTAGGCGAGTGCTATACAATAAGTATTTTGTTAGCAATATTTAGTGATATTATATTAGTATGTACAAGGATTTGGAAGAATTAATCAAGACAGAAAAATTAGGAAAAGTTTCTAAGGAAGAAGCTTTTAAAATGGGTACTAATATGCTACTAAAAAAATGCATGGAAAATGCTGACAATATGGACGTTGAAGAACTAAGAAAAAACTGGAGAAAAGGTGTTGCAAACCTTGTTGGAATATTAGGCTTAACTCATGCTACTCATTATATGGCACAACCAGGAGTGGAGCAATTAAGTGAAAGGCAAAAATCACCTACTTATCAAAGAGTTCAGCAAAAAATAGATGCAAAAGCTGCAAATAGAAATCCTTCTAATAATTTATCAGTAGAAGATCAAGTAAAACAAGCCCGTAAACAAGGTCGTGCCGAAGGACAAGCAATTATTGATAAAAACTATGAAAACTCTAGAGATCAAAAAATAGATAATTTTTTAAATACCATTTCTATGATTGAAAGTTCTGGCGGTAAAAATACAGAACATAAATTAATAACTTCCGGGTCACAAAAAGGAACCAGAGCCTTTGGCAACTACGGTTTAATGCCAAGAACTGTTCATGATTTGGCTAACAGAATGAAAAGGGATGCCCCAGATAATCCGTACAGTAACTATTCAAAAATGACACATCAGCAAATATCTCAAAGTTTAAAGGAAAACCCTGACCATCAGCATGTTTTTGGTAAATACATGGCAAATCATCTTTATGATAAGTTTAATGGTGATGAAAATAAAATGGCATACTCTTGGATTATGGGTCACAATATTGATCCTAGTGATTTTGAACAAGGCAAAAGACATTCAAATTTTAAAGATTTCTACTATACAAAAAGATACAATAAATACAAGCCAAAAAAAGAATCAGAACAAAAACCCGTCCAATTTAAAAGCTCCGTCACCTCCAACAATCCTATGTGATATTATATATTTATAGGAGGCTTTTATGGACAGCAAAACTTATCAAAAATCAGCACTTAGAACAAATGGACCGGATTACAAAGGTGTAGCCGAAAGAATGACGGGCTACGAAGACCAGACTATACCCGACAACCAAGTTTTAGACCTCATTCATGCCTCAATGGGTTTAGTAACTGAAGCTGGAGAGTTTCAGGATATGCTAAAAAAACACTTATATTACGGTAAAGAACTTGATACGGTCAATCTCAAAGAAGAGATAGGCGATTTATTATGGTATTGTGCTATTGCTCTTGAGGCTTTAAATACCGATTTTCAAGCAGTTATGCAAACAAATATAGACAAGCTAAAAGCCCGATATCCTGAAAAATTCACAGAAGATTCAGCTAATAACAGGGATTTGAAGGTTGAAAGGCAAATCTTAGAAAATGGAGAAGTCTAAAAAAAATAAATTAGAAAAAAAATACGCTCAATTAGCAAAAAAAAGCGATTGGGACTCTCTTGCGTCATGCATAATTGATTTAGAACTTGCTATATTAAAAGAAAAAAACGCTAAAGAGTTGAAATTATTAAATTTAAAACTTGAAATATATGAAGCAGAAAAAAATTCCAGAGTATTTGATTCGTTTGACATGGAATATTTTTTAAGTAAAGAAGTAGGCATTTTTGAAGACGATGACTATGATTTTTTAGATAGTTAGATTGTAAAATATCTGAAATAATCTTTATATTGTAAGGAGAAAGTCGTGGATATTAAACAAGACGAAATAAAAGAAGTAAAAAAAATAGGCACTTTAAACGGCTCTGAAGTTAAACTTGTCACCTTAAAAGGCGGCTTTCATATTGGCATGGGTAAAAAGGGCAAAAAAAGCAATAAAAGCGAAATATTAGCTGTCGGCTCCCACCCTGCACTTGTGTCACATCAAATATCAAAAAAACACACCAATTTTGAACAGGTTATGGCTAAAAACGAAAAAGAATCTATGCCATCTGTAACAGATTATTCTTCCAATCTTAGTTCTACTGAAAAAAATGTTAGAGGTTTAGACATTTTTGCCATGAAAAAAAATGAAAAAATAGAGTTTCAAATTACAAAACACAATTTTGAAATTTTTTCAATTTCAGCATCTGAATGTGATGGCAATATTATTTTGGAACAAATTAATAAAAACGAAAGAGAACTTGCAAATTTAGATAAACATAATTTAAGTAAAAATTTAAGTAAAACTATTAAGCAATATGCTGAAGAACATGGCTTAAAAATTAAAAAAAATTTTTAGGAGGCTTAATTGTCTAAAAAAGAAAAAAAAGGACAACAATTAAGATCGCTTTCTAAGAATCCTAAAGATTTATTTCAAGTCACCATGGACTTGGCAAAAAATGACGATTTAATTACTCAACGTGGAGTTGAGTTTGAACACTGGATTGCTATACCATCTCCTATTGGATTAAAAGACAGGGGAGACTATAGAAGAAGTGATGAGTACGATACTATCACATCAAACGGTATGATATACAAAAAAGCTGGCTGTTTTACAGCGGCAATTGTATCAAACTCAAAAAGAAAAAGAGCTAATGAAGCTGGACTTGTAGATTATTCTGTTGCTAGATTGTTAGTCCCACGATATTATAACAAAGAAGCTACGGCTGATGGAGATGAAGTACATTTGGCTCCTGGTGATAGAGTTTTTATAAAGGATTTAGAGGTTCTTGTGTCAAACTATCAAAGAATGCAATATAATTCTGGGGGTTTGGACAGAGCACAATTTCCTATAAAAGATATTGAATATTTAATCGATAGCCAAAATAGAGAATTTAAATGCGGCTATCATTTTAAAATAGAAGATGGTCACATCAGATGGATTGATGGAAGGGATAACCCCGGAATTGATGCTGATACTGGTAAGGGTAGAGTTTATTCTATAAGATATAAATACAACGCCCACTGGTATGTAACAGAAATTCCTAATGAAGTTAGGGTTATTCAAGGTACAAACGATGATGGCGAAAGGTGTCCTGAAAGGATGCCTTATAGTGCTGTTATTCAGAGGGAATATGTTTACTATAATCAAAATAATGATGTAGACAAAGACCATGGTAGAGCAAAAGAAGTTAGAGATATAGAAGAGCCAAAAGATGCGATACAAGTACCTGGCAGCTATCAAATTAAAGTAGATATGGATGATATTGAATAATAGGAGAAAAATATGTTGCAATTATTAAAATGGTTGAAAAGGAATGTTGATTCTAGACCTTTAGAGGACGACAAAATCATAGAAAACATTCAATACAACAGTATGGCTGGTGCTCAGAAAAATATCACAGTTGGGCCTGCATTAGAATATGTTGGCCCTTTAACTAATGCAACCAAGATTACCCAAGGTTCTCAATTGTACATTTACAACACAGGTGCTTTAGCATATGTAACAATGAGCGATAACGGAACTATAACGGTTGGAACTGCTCCATCAGAAAATACATTTCCTTGTAAAGCAAATGATTATACAGTGTATTCTGCTGCTGATTATAAGTATATTAGAGGGGCTGCTGCCTTGCATCTTTACGTATTAAGAGATGAGTCGTCAGTTAGAGCTAATATTTCTGGTAGGTAATTGAATGAATGTTAAACCAGACAGTTTTATAAAAACAATGTTAGGAGAAGATTTTTTTGAAAGTCTTCAAAAAACTGATGTTTATAAAATGAACAATAGAAGCGTTACAAGTGTTAACGAGGTTTCTACTGGTTTAAGAATAGTTCCAAGAGCAGTAATGTCATTTCTTATTTCTAGTCTTTCGCACCTTGATGCTGGAGACAATAAAGTTTTAGAGTTACCATTTGCTCCTGATTGCAGTATGCAAATAACCAAAAAAGATCAGGATGTATTTTCTGGTTACATTTACTCTAAAGGTAAAAAAATTAATGAGTTTATAAACAGGTCAATTCCAGGTTTAGGAATTGTACTTATGACAACATTTGAATTGTACGATGTTGAAGACCTAAAAGAAGCAAAAGAAAAAGAAAATGAGTCGTTTAATGTTTCAAAATTACAAGAAATGATTGACGAAAGACTTAGACTTCACTCTTTAATATCAAGAGTTTTAGATCAAAAAATTGCTCAAAGAGATGCCGTAGAAATCTTGGTAAAAGAAAAACTTAAACAAGCTCTTGAACAAAAAGAAGAAAAAGAAGAGCAGAAAGAAACCAAGGCTGATAAGCTTAAACAATACCTACAAAAAACAAGACAAAGACAGGAAGAAGCTCAAATAGAAAAAAGAGAGACTATAAGCTGCCCAGATTGTGGCGAGGGTTTATACGAGGGTGGTAAAAAAATGAGCCTTTGTATATGCTATGGAAGTGATTGGGGTAAAGAAATAAAAATTAAAAAAACTGAATCAAATATAAAAATGAAATTTCCTAAAAGTATGGATGCTGAAAATATTGAAATGCTACTAAAAACTTTAAAAAATATAAATAAGGAACAATTATGAAAGAGCAAATGACTTACGTTGCTATTGATGCAGACAATGTTGGTGAAAGTATAGGTAATGCTGTATTATCAAATGATACAGATCAATTATCTTCTATTTCAAACAATATAAATTCAGGTGTATCTATTTTTTCTCAATGGGCAGAGTATAATGGTGGAAAAATAATAAGTAGTGGTAGCGATGAAGCTATATTCCAAGTTCCAGTTGCTAGTATTGACGAGCTAGAAGATTTAAAACAAAAATATCAAGAAAAAACAGGCTTCTCTATATCTATTGGTATAGGTGAGAATATATCTGAAGCTGCAAAAGCTCTTATATATGCAAAAATTAACGGCAAAGATCAGATTACAGATTACTCTCCAGAAATAGAAACGGCAATGAAACAAGCTATATCGGGTAATTTATCAGAAGAAGTTTCTGATGATGATCAATTAGAAGGTGGGGTTGGTGACGATGTTGATGAAGAAGAGTTACCTCAAGATGAATTGGAAGCTGGCACGGAGCACGAAAAAGAACATACTGATGATGAAGAAGTTGCTGAAGAAATTGCTACTGATCATTTAGCTGAAGATGATGATTATTATTCTGATCTTGAAGAAATGGAAGCTGAAGATGAAGCTGAAGATGAAGAAACTGAAGAGATAGAAGTTCCAGCAGATGAAGTTGACGGTGACTATGGCTCTGAAGAAATGGAAGAAGGCCAACCAGAACATGAAAAAGAAATGAGTGAAGAAGAAGAATTTGTCCATGATGCTCAAGAAAATAGAGAAGATGAAACAGATGATGATTTGGTCGAAGCTGATAAGGAAGAAGAATATCCTGAGTTAGTAGAAGAAACTGCAAAAATTGCAGAGGAAGACGAAGCTTTAGAGGAAGATGAGTACGAAGACGGTTATGAAGATGTTGATCTTGATGGCGAGCCTGACATGGTGGAAGAGCACGGACAAATTGATCCTGAAGAAGATGATCTTGATGGCGATGGCGATGTAGAGCATGAAGAAGCTATGGCTGCTGAATCTGGTGAGGAAGAAGAGTACGATGATTCTGGAGATTACGGAGATGAAGTTTTAGAAGATGATGAAGGGTTAGAGCAAGCCATTGCACAAGAAATGGGTGCTGATGAAGCTCCTGTAGAAGAGTCTGGAGAAGAACAACCTTTAGATCACGATGATTTAAAAAATGTAATATATGAAAGTTTAAATATTTTTAAAGAAAACAGAGAATATTTAAACGCTATGGGTCAAGAAAATCCTCAACTATATAGCTCACTAATTCATACATTACAAGCAATGATTGAAATGGCCAAAGAGCTTGGGTATGGAGATGCTGCCGAAGAATTAACTGCTGAAGAGCCGGAAATGGAAGATCAAGAAGTTATGCCTGAAGAAATGGAAGTGGATGAGTATCAAAAGTCTGAAGTGTATACCAAACTTATTTACAAAATGAAAAAGACTTTTGAAATGATGAAAGCTGACAACCCTAAGAATATACAAGAAATTAGAGAGGCAATAAAAAAAAAGAAAGAAGCTGCCAAAAAGGGTGGTAATAAAAAAGTTTTTAAAAAGAAAAATTCATCCGTAAAAAAACCTAAAGTTCTAGGCAAAAAAAAGAAAAAAACCGATGACAAAGGCGATAATGATGGGTCTTTTTGTGCAAAGTCTCATAAAAAAATGAGAGCTGCTGGAAAAGATTGCCGATCAAATGAAGACAAAAACTCTCCACTTTGTTCTGCTAGAAAAAAATTCAATTGCCGTGGCAAAAATGAAGAAAAAGGTAAGGCAATGGATAAGTCTGAAGAACTTTCTAAAGCTAGTAGGGTTGATGAGCACTTTAAAAGAACTGATGAGCAAAAAGTAAAAGCTAGAAAACAAAGAAAAAAAGGTTTTAGTAAAAAAACTGGTAAATTTGCACAAAAAGGTGTTCATACAAAGCCAGGGGAATTTAAAAGAAAAGAAGGCGAGGATAAAGATGGAGCTGTAGCAAGAGGTCAAGCTAAAGGCTATGCAAGAATAAAAGAACAAAGAAAAATAAAACCAAAACTACCGGGAGCTGGCGAAAGTAACAATAATGGTGACAGACCTGAATTTGGAATAAGAGAAAGACAAAAGCAAGGGACTAAAAAAAAGGTATATACAAAAACTCAAAATGCCTCAATTAATTATGGAAAACAAAGTGGATGGCGACCTAATAGTGCAGTAGATCAAGAGCGAAATGAAGCAAAAGCTAAAGAAAGAAGAGATAAAATAAAACAAGATGAAATGAAACAATCTGAACATATTTATAAGTCTGAAAAGCTTGCTAAGTTTTTAAAAAAAAAAGAAGTTCCAATAAAAAGTGGTAATAAGGGTAGGCAAGCAACAAGCACAAAAAGAACGACAGCGCACGTGTCTAAACCTCAACATGAAATAGGAGCACAAGTAGGGTTAAAAATAGTACAGCAAGACCCTGAAACTGGTAAGAAAATAATGACATCAATGCCAGCTGGTGGTGCAAAAGGGCCTGATGGAAATATTTTACCAGCAGAATCTTCAAGTCCTGTTAAGAGCAAAAAACCTAAGCAAGTAAAACCAGCTAAGGTAGAAAAAGTATAATGTTTAAGTTAAATATAAAATCTTCTGATATTTTAGATAATGTTAAAGAAAAAATTAAAAAAAAATTAGAAGAAGATTTAAAAAAAACCGTACAAGTATTAGGTAAAACAGCGGTTAAAAAAGCAGAAGAATTGTCTAAACAAAAATTACCTAAAAGTTTAGATAAAATATACAGAGATAGTATCTATATAGAACAATTAAGTGATACTATAGTAGAAGTAGGGATTAGAGAAGAAGCCTTTTGGATTGAACATGGTAGGAAAAAAGGCTTTATGGATGAATTATTAGAAGGACCAAAAGCAAAAACAAGCAAAGAAGGTAATAAATACAGGGTTATACCTTTTGAGCATTCTACCAAAGCTAGTCCTGAATCTAGTTCTGAAAAAAAATCAGAAGTAGAAGAGCTTAAAAATTTTTTAAAATCCCAAAATGTGAGGTATAGTAAAACAAGAGCTTTAGCGTTAGATGAAAGTGGTAGTCCACGAATAGGAAGAATACATAGTTTTGACATCAAAAGTATGAGAGATGGAAAAAAGAAAAGTGTACAAAATCTTTCTAGAAACTTACAAGGAGTAAGTGTTTATCAACAACAAAATCCTAATACGGGTAGAGTTGAGCGAAGTATAATGACATTTAGAACTATATCGTCAAAACACAAAGGTAATAAATGGGAACATCCTGGGTTTACAGGAAAAAAAATATTAAAAGAAACTTATAAATATATACAAGAAGTATGGGAAAGAGAATTATTTCCTGAATTAAAAAAGAAATATGAAAAACAATGATTTAATTACATTTATGATTATTTGCCAAATAGTTAATTTGTATATTATGTTTTTTCATAAAGATAAAAATTTATTTTTAGAAAAAAAATCTGGTAAATTTTTCTTGTTTTTACCGTTTTTTGTTATAGCTAGTTTGTATTGGAGGCCCTTGTAATGTCGATATGGCAAGGTGACGTTTTTTTTAGAAGAATAATCGAGCTAACTCTCAATGATATTAGAGAGAACGATTGGCTTTTGGATGATATTCTGTCTGACTTTGTTTTGGACCCAATGCTTTCAGGTATTTACGGACAAAAAGAAATAAACAACGCTAAAAAATGGTTTCAAGATAACGAAATATCTGTATTTTTACCCCACAGAATGGATTTAGAAAAAATGCCATGCGTTACAATTTCTATTGGTTCAAATTCAGAAGATAAAAGTTTGGCTAGATTAGCCGATACAACTCCGTTTGTTGAAACTTATAGTGCGTCTGACATTGGAAAAACAATTCAATACGTAGTAGAACCTTTTACTATAGTTTCATACGAGCAAATTACGGGACTTATTGAGGTGCCAGAGTCTGTTGATTTAACAACCGTACAGCCAGGAATGGTTGTTGTAAATCCAGCCAATGGGGTAGGATATGTAATAGTTAAAAAAGACGCAGCTGGTATATATATAGCGGAAGGAACCGTCTTGACAGCGGTTCAAGTGGGTATCTTACCTCAATACATGATATATAGGGCACGAAGAGAAATTGCAACATTCCAAGAAAGAATTACAATAGGATGTCACGTTCATGGCGACCCTAACTCTTTGTTATGGCTATACTCTATAATGATGTACGGTCTTTTAAGATACAGAGAAGGAGCATTAGAAAGTAGAAACTTTCAATTATCAAACATTGAGACTAGTGACATGGTAAGAAATCAAAACTGGGAATCAATAGGAGAAAATGTTTACAGTAGATTTATAACCATATCTGGACAGGTTGAAAACACATGGGTTAAAGCACCGAAAAGAATTATTGAATCAATTAATTTAAAAAATACAGAGCCTGAGAATGGATTGGGAACAGCCGGATTAATAATTATTGACAAAGACGGTGGCGAAGTACCTGAAATTATTGATACAGAGTGCGAGACATGGCTTGCTAAAGATAGTGAAGACTAAATCTTTATATAAAGGTAGAAAAATATGAATAAAGATAAGTTATTGAAAGAAATGAAAAAAGCGGTCAAAAAAGTTCGCAAAAAAAATGCAATTGATGATGTTTTAGACCCAAATAATCGTGCTGAAATGTCTGACAAGTCTATACCTACAGGGACAGCAAAAGTCATGCATATGAGTGAAAAAAAAGAAGATTGTAATTGCAAAGGTGAATCTAAAAAAGATTGTGAATGTGAAGAGGCAGCTCCAATGGACAAGGCTGAAGAAATTGTAAAATCAATTATAAATAATTTTAAAAAAATATCAGATATTTATTTGGAAAAAACAGAAAAAACTGTCAGCGATGATCATGGTAGGTATTCAGGGCCAGATAGAAGAAAAAGAAGTTTTATGACTAGTCTCAAAAGAAAAAGCCCAAATGACAGAAAAGTTAAATCAAAAGAAGCTATAGAAGAAAAAAGATCAGAATTAAGAAGAAGAAGTTCAGATAAGCTTCCTAAAAACCCACCTGATGAAGAAAAAATAAAACAAAAACAAGCTGAAGCAAAAGCAAAAGCAAAAGCAGCAAAATTAAAACAAATGCATGAAAATATTAAGGCTGCTGGATTACCCGAAGCACCCAAGGACCTGGCTGAATCAGAAAACAAAACCATAGAAAAAAAAGAAGGCAAGCCATTTCACGGTTACAATAAAAATAAACACTCAGTCAAAGGTGGTCTAAGCAAAAAAGGCAGAGAAAAAATAAACCGAGAAGAAGGTAGCAACTTAAAAGCTCCTGTTTCAGCTAAAGCTGCTAAAAAATCAAAGAAAAAAGCTTCTAGAAGAAAGTCTTTTTGTGCCAGAATGAGTGGTGTAAAAGGTCCTACAAGCAAAAAGGGCAAATTAACACCAAAAGGTGCTGCTCTTAAAAGATGGGATTGTTAATAAGTTATTGTAATTGTTGGGTTTAATATATAAAATAATACAATTGAATTAATCTTTAATATATAAATTAGGAGATTTACATGTCTGATGATAAAAAATATACAGCTGAAGAAGTTGCGAGAATGATTGCTGATCGTGCTGCTGAAGTTATGAAAAAACATGAAGTTTCATCTGAATACTTTGAGCAAATCCTTGAAAAATCAAAGAATAAAGCTCATGAAATTGATAATGGTGAAGAGCCAAATAATGACGATGCTGAGTGTCCACCTTCATTATGTGATAGTGGTAGTTCTGAAAAATCTGAAAGTTCTGAATCGGCTTCTATGGAAGACCAGCCACTTCAGGGTGATGAAGATTCAGATACTGAAGAAGAAGAAACTGAAGAAGACGAAGATGAAGAAGATGAGTACGAGTTTGCAAAATCTGAAGCTTGTGGTCACGTTATAGAATATAAAAGATTAGCTAAAAGATGCTGGGAAGGATACGAGCCAACTCCGGGCAAAAAAGCTTATACCAAAGGTTCATGTCAAAAAAAGTCTGAAGATGAGTTGTCCGAAAAACAAAAAGAAAAAATGGATACAGATAAAGATGGAGACATTGACGCTGAAGATTTGAAAAATTTAAGACATGCTAAAAAAGCTGAAGGTGATTTAGAAAAAGCTAAAACTGACCAAGTTTTAAAATCTGAATCAGGAATGTTTACGGTTGAATATAAAAGATTGGCTAAAAATAGGGTGGCAACTCATCAAGAAATGCAAGAAATTAGAGATAAAAAACAGTCTAATAAATTATGGGATAAATGGAACAAAAAAAACAAGAAATTTCAAGAACACCAAGAAAAAATAAAAGGTACTAAGTTAGATACAGAACACCCTCAGTTTGGGCAAACAAGTCAAAATGAATCTAAAAGCAAACAAAGTTCTTCAGTGCCTAAAATGGCAGCTAGTGAAGATAGTAAAGTAAAAGAAACTAAGGGTATTGAGTTTGATAAAAAACAAGATGCTGACAAAACAAAAGAAGAAAAGAAAGGTGTTAAAAGACCTTTGGAAAAATGCGGTGAAATAAAAAAAGAAGAAATGGACAAATGCGGTGAAATGTCTTCTGGTAAAAAACTTAAAAAATTCTTAGGCAAAATGAAAAAACCAAGCCCAGGAATGATGCAAGAGCCTCAAGAATAATAGGGAGGTATTTATGGCAGAAGAAAAGAAAACAAAAAAGAAATTATCTGATGAAGAAAAAATCGCAAAAGCAAGAAAAAAAAGACTTGCATTAGCTGAAGAAAGAGGGATTAAAAAACCTCAAGAAAAAGACAATAGTAGAGAAGATTTTAGAAAGTATTTTTTAAAATTGAACAAAAAATTAAAATTAAACAAATCTTTAGAAGAAGTTATTTGGGTACATTTAAAAACAATTGGATGTAACAAAAAAGACCTATTCGATAAAGGCGTTAAACATTTTGGATATAAAATATAGTTTAAAGGAGAGGAATAATGGCTATTAGACTTTCAACCTCAAGTGTTAACACTAACATACCTGGTGCGTACCCAGAGGTAACAGTAAAATCAACTCCAGTAGGTATTACAAATACTGGCGATATTGTTATCATAGGCGAAGCTGACGGTGGTGCTGATTACACTCAGGAAGCATTGATTGACAATTTTTACACATCTACTCAGCTTGACAGGATTACTGCAAAGTACATCAGTGGGCCGATTGTAGACGCTATGAGAGCTTTAGCTTCTCCAAGTAATGACACTAATATTCAAGGGTCTGGTGGAAAAGTTTATGTTGTTAAAACAAACGCTGGTACAAAAGCTGATTCTGTAGTTGCAGCAGCTTCTGGAGACTACGGTACTATCGAAGACAAAAACTACGGAGTAAATGGTAACAAATACTACTATCAAGTAACTCAGGTTGAAGATGAAGTAGGGCCAAAACTTCAAGGTGCTGGTTTAGATTTTGTTGATCCTTCTATCTTTGACGGTCTTGAATTTAAAATTAGAGTGAACGGTGGTATTGAAAATACCGTTACTTTAGGTGTTGGTGGTCACGCTGACGTTACAGCATTAGCTGCTGAAGTTGATGGTTTACTTCCTGCTGGTGTAGGATGTGCTGCTGATACTTCAAATGATTCTTTAATTATATCTTCTGATGTTGACGCTGATGCTAATGAAAAAGGTTGGGGTAAATCTTTTGAGCTTATTGATTCAAATCCCGGTGATTTAAATGTTATTGGTGTCGCTGAAGGTATTGTTGTATCTTCTCAAGAGCCAGAAATTGAGTTAAGTGTAAAAAGACAAGATACAAATACAAACGAAGCATTTGCAGTTGAAGCTGAAGTTGCTTTTACTATTGGATACGATGGTGATAGTTGTGCAGTTGCAATTGCTGGTGGAGTTCTTACTACTACTGTAGTAGCAGGAAGTGGTTCTAACTTATCTGTTAACTTAGACGAGTACACTACTATGGCTGATCTTGCAGCGTTTGTAAGCTCTCAAGCTGGATATTCTGCTACATCTGTTGCAGCATCTAACAATTTATCTCCACTAAGATTAGATCAAACTTCTTTTGATGCGGCTTCTAGTGTTGGCGCAGAGCCGGGTAGAGCTAAAAAAGCTGCATATAACTTTGCTGTAAAAGTTAATGAGTCTGCCGTTGTTGATTTTGAATTTGCAGCAAGTGCTGGGTTGCCAGCTGAAATGGCTGCCCCTGCATATCTTCAAGATGGTGCTAAAGGTTCGACAAGTGCTGCTGATATTGTTAATGCAATTCCAGCTCTTGAAGGTATCAAAGTAAACTTTGTACTACCTCTTTTCTCAAGAGATGCTGCTGACGATATTGCTGATGGATTAACTGATAGTGCATCAACATATACAATTGATGCTATTAATTTTGCAATTAAATCTCACGTACTTGCAATGTCAACTATTAAAATAAAAAGAAATAGAATTGCTGTACTAAGCAAAGATGCTAGTTATGCAGATGCTAAGTCTCACGCTCAATCAATAGCTTCTTTTAGAGCCGTTGTTTGTATGCAAAAAAGTAGCCAAGTTGATGCTCAAGGAAATGTAAAAGAATTTGCTCCATGGCATACAGCTGCAATCGCTGTTGGTATGCAATCAGCTGGTTTCTATAGATCATTGACTAACAAGTTTGCAAATGTTATCTCTTACAAAGACCCAAGCGGATTTGATTCTGGTAATATTGGTGATGTAGAAGATGGTATTGATGCTGGTATTATGTTCTTACAAAAAGAAACTGCTGGTAACAAATGGGTTGTAGATCAAACAACTTACGGTTTTGATGGCAACTTTGTTTACAATTCATTACAAGCTGTTTATATGTCTGATGTTCTTGCAATTCAACTTGCTGAATCTTTAGAAAGATTTGTTGTTGGTAAATCTCTTGCAGATATTAACGCAGCAGCAATTGCAGCATTTATTGCTAAGAAAATGGAAGAATATAGAAAACTTAAGATTATTGGAGCATCTGATGATGCACCTCTTGGATACAAGAATCTTGACATTAAGATTAACGGGCCAATTGCTGAAGTTAAGTTAGAAGCTAAACTTGCAACTGCAATCTTATTTATCCCAATTCAATTGGAATTAAGTCAAATTCAATCTAGTGCAGAAGCGTAATTAATATAATATAAGGAGAATAAAATGGCTCAGAAAACAATGACAGGCGCAAGAGCAAAAGTAAGAGTTGACGGTAATATAGTTGGCGTTTTTGATTCTTGCCAGTACGGTGCTAATATTGGTACAGAACCTATTCATATTCTAGGAAGATACTCTGCTGACGAAATTTCAATAACTAGTTACGAAGCTATACAGGTATCATGTTCTGGATTTAGAATTGTAGACCAAGGTGTTCACGTGCTTCCAGCCGCACCACAACTACAAGATTTACTAAATTTTGACACTGTTCAGCTAGAAGTTGAAGATAGACAAAGCGGTTCAAACATTATGATTGTTAAAAACTGTGTTCCTCAAAGTTGGAGTGAAGCTCAACAAGCTAAGGGTACTACTAGATTTAACATTACATACCTTGGAACAATCTTGTCTGATGAGTCTGGTGATCAAGACGAAAGTGATGGAGCAACTACGCTTCCATAGCATAGAGCCTCAAACTAATATTTTTAAGCCTCCTGAATGGGAGGCTTTTTTATTGCCAAAAATCCCCACATATGATACTATGTAGGTATGACTAAGAGAAAATGCATATTTACAGGACAACCAGCAGATTTCAAAGCCACAGTATCGCACGAAGATCAGCATAACTGGGCGAAATCAGTACCTTGCACAAAAGACTACTGGAACGCCTATCTTAAAAATAGACCTTTTAATGAGCTTGAAATGCGTCTAGTTGAACTGTTCTTTCAACAAGAAATCGCCCAATTAAAAATAAACACGTTAGAAAGTAGAATGGAAAAGCTTAGAGAGCAACTTGCCGATGGCATGAATTCCTTCAATACTGTAGATAAATTAAAGTTTTACAAACCTGATATTAAGTTTGGTGAAGAAATGGAGCAGGATATTAAGGAAAAAGTAAAAGAAATTCAATATTCAAAAGTTTTACCTGAAGAACTGGAAGGTTTGCCTGACGAGGACAAAGATATTCAAGTCATAGATGAGCCTAAAGACTTGAAAAAAGAAGATATAGAAAAAATACTGGAAGAACCACTAAAAATACCAGAAAATGCTGAGATCAATGTCTTGACAACTCCAAAGGATGATGGTAAAGTAAAGAAGAAGGTGGTTAAAAAGAAACCAAAACCTACCTTATGGGATTAAAATGAACCAAATAAGAAAAATTAAAAATGACCCAGAAATTTCTGAGATTTACTATTTTTATGGTGATACCGATAATTTTGATAAATTTAGAGGATCAGAAAGATGGCAAATAATGAAGAAAATGGAATATTTTTCAAATGATAGATGTTTTGAAATGGATGGTGAATCAAAAAATGGCAGCTATGCAGGTAAATGGAATGGTTTGGGTAAAAGAAAATGGAAATTTGACGAGGGTGGAATAGGAGTTAAAAAATGAGTGATGAAGGAAAATTTGTATTAAGAGAAAGGTTTAAGCTAGAAGATATTGAAGCTGGATTGGTTAAAGAGATACCAGAATCTGATCTGGCATTTCAAACTGACACTCATATTATTCAATATGAATATCTTGAAGAAGAAGAAGATAAAGACAAGTTTACTATTAAACCTGGTATTTTTACGTTGGAACAAACAAACGTAGGTATTAGGCCTAAAAAACTTGAGCTTAAGATTCATAATTTACTAGAAACAGCTACCAACACTCAGCTTATTGAGAAAGAAGCTAAGACTTTCTTTAGCAAATTAGATGTTTATAAGAAATACAAGAAAGACCCTAGACGAGCTATCTTACTGTATTCACAGCCAGGAATGGGTAAATCTTCTACAATTGCTAAGATTAGCCAAGAGTTTATTGCAGAAGACCCAGGAACTGTTGTTATTTTTTGGGATACTTCAGACCTTAGACCTAGCTCTGTAGGTAAGTTCTTCTCAACTGGCTCTAAATTTTCTAAGAAATGTACACGTATGATCTTTGTAATGGAAGATATTGGCGGTGGAAATGCCGAAGGATACCATGGGCCTAAAACAGCTGATTCAGGGCTTCTTGAATTACTTGACGGTGCATCGGTAAGCTTTAGAGTGCCTACCTTTACCATTGCAACGACAAACACTCCTGAGAGTTTATTGAAATCACTAGCGGATAGACCAGGTCGTTTCGATCAAATGTTTGAACTTGAAGGGCCTAATGCACAAGAAAGAATTGCATTGGCTACACATATTGCTGGTCGTGAGGTTACAGAAGTTGAAGCTGACGCATTAGCTAGTAAAGATGCTGACGGTCTAAGTATTGCTCATATTAGTGAGATTGTTATTAGATCAGAACTACATGACAAGACTTTTGGCCAAGTAATTAAAGAGATGAGAGAGCATAAAAAGAAAATCGAAGCTGCATTTGCCAAAATTCAAAAGAAAATGGGATTAATGGGATGAAAATATACCACTATGCTTTTGATGGCGAAGCCTTGGGAGGTACAATAATAGTTGTTGCTGCTGATGAGATACAGGCTTTTGAATTGGCTGAGAAAACATTAAAAGGTAGATATCCGAGAGAAAAATACCCTGCTAAAAACCATGATTTAGAGTTGTTTGATGCTGTGGATTTTAAAAAAGAAGGTTGTACAGTTTATTTCTGGGATGGAGAATATTAATGCATTGGCGTAAGCAACAAGAAATTACTGAAAAATACGGCCTAAGACCTTGTTCTATGGGCCGTTGTTGTAATGCTGGAGAGATTGAAAGACTAAGATCGGCTTTACAGGAAATATTAGATTTCAGCATTAAAGATAAGCGTTCAACTGATGATCGTGATATGATAGAAATTGCGAGGAAGGCATTAAATGAGAATAGTATGTATATCAGATACACATAATTTTCACAAGAAAATTAAATTACCAGATGGTGATGTGATTGTTCATACTGGAGATTTTAGTTCCAGAGGATACGAACATGAGCTTGAAAACTTTACAGATTGGTATGGTAGTTTAGTGGGTAAAAAATACAAACATGCAATTTTAATTGCAGGAAATCACGACATAGGTACACAAGCACATGATAATTTTAAAAGAATGTGTGCGTCAAAAAATATTGTTTACTTAATGGATTCAAGCGTTACAATTGATGGTATCAAATTTCACGGTAGCCCAGTTACCCCTAGATTTGGACATGGTTGGGCTTGGAATAGAGATGTAAAAGACACTAGAACTGCATCAGAAATTGCTAATTATGCACCGTACAAACCAATCAAGCCACACTGGGATTTAATTCCAGATGATACTGATGTGCTATTAACACATGGGCCACCCAAGGGTGTTTTAGATGTTACTTATTATCAAGGTATTGAGGTTGGGTGTCCGTTATTATGGGAAAAAGTGCAAGAAGTAAAACCTAAATTACATGTTTTTGGACATATCCATGAGCAATATGGTTTTTTAGATTTAGGAGAGACAACTTTTGTAAATGCTTCCACTTGCACTTTGGCTTATAAACCAGATAATCCTCCAATTGTAATAATAGTAAGAAAGGAGAGCGAAGATGAGTAAAGGGCCAACTAGAGCTGAAATAAATAAAGAATTTACCTGTTCCATGCGAGGGTGTAAAAAGAAATGCGATGAAGTATGGTCGTTTACTCAATATGGCGGAGAGGCTAGAAAAGAAGAATACCTTAAAGGCACAAGCTACTGTAAAGAATGTTTTGAAAAGATGGAGGAAAAATTGTCATGAGTGGTGGAAGTTATGACTATATATGTTTTAAAATAGAAGCCTTTGCATATGAAATAAGAGATCAGAATAGCAACCCTAAAAGAGCTGCGTTTGCACAGCTTTTATTGTTGTGTGCTGAAGCAGCTCACGACATTGAATGGGTAGACTCTGCCGATTATGGCGAAGGTGATGAAAATGAGGCTATTGATAAGGTTTTTTCTTTTCTAGAAGGAAATCCTGATACAGTCCAAAAAGCAGTTGCCTTTGATAATATAAAAAAAGTATTAAAAAATCTTGAATTATAGTGTGATATTATATATGTAAAGGAGTAAACATATGACAGTTAAAAAGGTTAAAACACCAGCTAAGATGTATTGTTCTGACCCTGACAAGCTTCAAAGAATTACATCTATTACTATGGATGAGGTTGCAGAGATTGTAGGCTCTAGCTATGGACCAGGTGGTAAAACAACGCTTATTGAGAGTGAATACCCTGGAATTCCTAATAAAAATACAAAAGATGGTGTTACTATTTTCAAGAGCTTAGGGTCTTCTGATCCATTTAAGCATTTGATTATTGAGCAAACTAGAGATGCCGCCCAAAGAACGGCTAGTGAAGCTGGTGACGGCCCTCAACCTTTGACAGCAAAGGTTTTAACACCGACAGGTTTTATTGAGATGGGAGATGTTGAAATAGGAATGGAAGTGTGCGGTACTAACGGAACTATTCAAACAGTAGAAGGGGTTTTTCCTAAGGGAAAGAAAAAACTCTATACAGTTATTTTTTCAGATGGTAGAAAAGTAGAGTGTTGCCCTGATCATCTATGGAATGTAACAACAAACAATGGTACCGAAAAGGTTATTACTACAGAGGAAATAAGCAAATGCATTTACAGGACTAAGTCAAATGGGCAAATCCAATATGAATATTACACTCCTAAATCTCCTGTTGAATTCGATGAATGTAAAGCTGAAATGCCATTAGACCCCTTTCTTGTTGGAGCACTATTAGGAGATGGTTCTTTGAGTGACAAAGGAAGTGTAGAACTTGCTTTAAGTCTAAACGATGAGCCTGTAATTAAAAAAATAGAAAAATATGTAAAAAATGTCCAATATGTACTTGAAAAAAACTATATAAGAGTTAAACTCAAAGAAGTTAGAGATAGTGTTAGAGCTTTAGGGTTAGCTAACCGCAATAGTCACACTAAATTTATTCCCAAGTCATATTTGTACTCTTCAATCGAGAGCAGAAAAGCCTTGTTAGAAGGGTTACTGGCTACTGATGGGCACATTAACATTAGAGGTCTATTTGAATATTCTACTGTTAGTGATGAGCTTGCACAAGACTTCTTAACTTTAGTGAGAAGCCTGGGTATTAGTGTGAATTATAAATTACACACTAGGGAAAATGACCCAAATTCATATTCAGACACTCCTATTCATAGAATTACACAATTAAAGGGGTATAAATTTGGAGATAAAATCGTAGACGTAATCAAAACAGATAAAGAAGTAGAAATGCAATGTATTAAAGTTAGCAATAAAAACCATCTATATATCACAGATAACTTTATTACTACGCACAATACAACTGCCACTACTATTATCTCAGCCACTCTGGTTAAAAGTCTTTTTGAGTATTGTAAGAATAACCCCAAAGAGTCGCCTCAACGATCTACTAGGGTCTTAAATAAAATTATAAAAAAACAATTGATTCCTGCTGTAAAAGAACAGGCAATACAAATTGACCTTGAAAATCAACATTTACTAAAAAAAGTTGCACAAGTATCTGCTAATGGTGATGAAGAAATGGCAGAAGCAGTTATGGATGCTTTTGAAAAAGTAGGGTTTGGAGAGTCTTCTCATGTTACAATTCAAGAGCTATCTGGCCCAGGTGGGTATGAGGTGGAGCTTATTGAAGGTTTGCCAATAGCTATTGGATACGAAGAGTCCATTGGTAAGTTTAATACTGCATTTATTAATGATAAAGCTAACCAACGATGTAAGTTAGATAAGCCATTATTTCTTTTGTTTGATGGTATAGTTAATGATCTTGTTTCTTTTTTGCCTTTAATTGAGGCTTTAGGAGAAAAATATGTTAACGAAGGTAATTCAGAATTCAGCAATCTAGTTCTTGTATCACACGGCTTTTCTGAAAATGTACTTACTAACTTGGCGTTTAACTTTTCAAATCCTACTACATTAAATGTTGTACCTGTGGCAACTCCAATGACAAATATTAAAAATTCAAGACTTGAATTTCTTCATGATTTAGCCGCATTTACTGGGGCTAAAATTTTTGATATGACCAATCAAGTATCAAACGCTACACTTGAAGACCTTGGCTCAGATATGGAAATATTTGAATACTATAGGTTTAGAGCTACAGTAGTCGGTGAGCCAAACGAGCTTAACATTGAAGAGAGAGCTGAAGAGCTTGAGATTCAATTATCAAATGCAGCAAGTATTGCCGAAAAACTTGATCTTGAAGAAAGACTTGGAAAACTTACAAACGGTATTGCTAAACTTAAAATCTATGGTGCATCTAATGGTGAGCTTAAAGAAAGGCATGATAGATGTGAAGATGCTGTGTGTGCCGTTAGAAGTACAATCAAACACGGAGCATTACCGGGCGGCTGTAGAGTCTTAGTAAATCTTTGTATGAAATTGCACTCAGATTATGACGAAGATAACAGAGATTACAATCTTGTAACTCAAGTTCTCATACCAAGTCTAATGGAGCCGCTTGCTAAGTTATTGGGCAATGCTGGGTATACAGAAGAAGAAATTGACAAGATTTACACTGATTATTTTCAAAACACCACTAAAGTTTACGATATTGAAAATATGGAATTTGGTAGTCCTGAAGAGCTTGGGATTTTTGATGCTTCTCAAGCCGTTATTCAGGCATTAGAAAATAGTGTATCTATTGCAAGTGTTATGGGTAATCTTGGTGGTATTATTGCCAGCCCACGAGATAACCAGTTAGAATTACAAGCGTGGAAAGAAGAGCAAGATTTTAGACGAGCTGTTGATCATGCTGATGAATATATAAACGAAGCTAACATAAGGGCTTAATAATAAAAAATGGATGAATTAGAAAAGCTTAAAGCAGACCTAATCCTAAAACCACTTAATAGTGCTCAGGAATTACAGGATTGGATGTACACTTATTTGGATATAAAATTTCCAATGGGTGTCGTTTACCCCGGTTCTACGCACGGCCCTATAGATGCTATGTGGCGTATTTATAATCTTATGAAAACTGGTGGAAGTAGAGATGTTCCACAAGTTTGTATGTTAGCATCAAGGGACTCTTATAAGACTCTATCAGCTGCTGCTATTGAAGTTTTGTGTATGATTCATTTTGAAATCTCTGTTGCTCACGGTGCGGCAATTAAATCGCAATCAGAAAAAGCAATTCAATATGTCAACTCTTTTTTTAGAAAAGTAGGTCCATATTTAGAAGAAAACAATTGGAAAAAGATTTCAGATAGTAAAGCTAAGATTGAATGGCTTACCGACAAAGGCGATGCTATTTATCTTAGAATTGTTGTTGCTACGGTCGCTGGAATGAATTGTATTTCCCCATATGCTTTTGTAGACACTGATAGGGGAGTTTTATTAGCTAAAGATGTACTTGTTGAGGATGTTATAAAAACTTACGATTATATTCAAGAAAAACAAGTATTTAATCCTATCAAAAAAATTGGCTATACTATAAAAGAAGCTAGAAAAATAATATTGAGTAATGGAGCAGAGCTTATATTGTCTGATGACCATCAGGTTTTTACTCAAAGAGGTTGGATTACTGCCGACCAATTAAGGGTAGGATATAAATTGCATACGGAAGAAAAAACTAAGGGTACAAATTGTAAACAAGAAGTTTTTTCTTTGGATATAGATAAAAGACTTGATCAGATGGTATTAGGTCAATTGTTGGGTGATGCTTCTTTGAATTTTTTACCTAGCGGTTCTGTTAGGTTTCAAGTAAGCCACACAAAAGATCAATTAGAATACCTAAATGATACAAAAAATATTTTTGAAATTAATGGAATACATTGTAACATTTGTGAAGATAAAAATAATCAATTTAAATTAACTACTCAATGTCATGACTTTTTTAAAAACATTAGTAGTATAACTCACATTAATGGCAAAAAAATATTAACAAAAGAATGGATTAAATTGTTGACTCCAGAATCTTTTTCTTATTTAATAATGGATGATGGTACGGTAAATTCTAAGAAAATTGGAGTTCACAAAAGTCAAGGTATTAAAATATCTACTTTTAATTTTTCTAAAGAAGAAAATATGATGTTAGTTGATAAATTTAAAGAATATGGTTTTGAGGCTTCTTTGTGGAAAAAAGACAAATATACAGGTGTAAAATTATCAAAAAATTCATCAAGAGAATTGTCAACAGTTATAAGACCTTATTTTTCAAACTGTTTAAAGTACAAATTATTGCCTCCTTTAGAGCATTCTCAATTTACAAGAGAAATAGATACCGGAAATATTGTGTTAAAAACAGAACCTTCATCCGGTTTTACATGGAGCAATAGTTCTTTGTCCAATTTAAAATACGGCAGAAATTTAAGAAAATCGATTAAAAATAATTTAAATACAACTATTGAAAAAATAGAACTAATAGGAAAACAAGAACTTATAGATATACAAGTCGATACAAACAATGAGCATCAAAAAAGCTTTTATGCTAATGGTGTTTTGGTACATAATTCTGAGCATGTACCTATGCTTTTTATGGATGAGATTGACGTTGTTCAAGACCCAAGAGCGTTGGAAGAAGCTAAAATGATTCCTTCAGTTTATAAAAATTATTTTCCATTAACTGTGTATTTATCTACTAGAAAGTATGCAGGGGGGTTAATGGAAAAAACTCTCAAAGATACAGAGCGATCTGGCGGTGAAGTTTTACGTTGGAATATTATTGATGTTACAGAAAGGCTTACAAATGTAGAAGCTAGAACTAACGAAGAAAAGGTATTAAGATATATTTCACGAGAGCTTCCTTTGCAAAATTTATCGCCAGAAGAATTTGCCGAGATAAATGAAGAGTCAAGAGATAAGTATAAAGCAATTGAAGCTTATGCTGGGATTGCAGAACATCCCATGCTTTCTGTTATGCATAATTGGTTGGTAGATAGACCTCAAGGTGATTTTGGAAATCTTTACAAGCCAATATTTGCTGTTCACAATAACTTTAAACAGACCTCTCCAGAAATGGGCGAAGCACAATTGTTGTGCAACAAACCTAGTTCATCAGGACTTGTTTATCCTAGATTCTGCTCGGTTCAAAATGCCATTGGTATTGACGAAGCTTGGGAGTATTTGTCAGGTGACAAGATTGAGAACAAAACACTAGATGAATTAGTTCAGTACATGCATAATCTTGGTATTGAATTTTATGGTGCTGCCGATTGGGGTGATACAGATGAAACTGCAATAGGAGTGTTTGTAAAAATAGCTGGTGGAAAGGCATGGCTAATTGATATGACAGCAGCTCCAGGCATGGAAATACCTGAAATTAAAGAAAAACTTAAAGAATTAACGGAAATATATAAAGTTCAAAAATGGTTTTGTGATTCCAACTATCCAGCATATATAAAGATGCTTAGAAAAACAGACACAGTATATGGCAAGATTCCAGCTATTGGCGTTAAGAAAGGGCCTGACTCTGTAATCGATGGAATTACTGCTGTTAAAGCTAAGATTGTAGATGCTAATAATAATAGACATTTTAAAGTATTGAAAACACGTAATAACGAGCGTGTATTTGATTCTTTTGAAACTTATAAATTAAAACTTGATGGGAAGGGAAACCCTATTGATGGCAAGCCTGAGCATGGGAAAGATGGAGTAGCTGATATCATGGATATGATACGGTATTTTCATCACAGCATGTTTGGACGTGGTTCTAAGGTATTGTTTTCATACGATTTAGAGAATATTAAAGGCAACCCAAGAACCCTGCAAAATAAAATTAATGACTTAACAGGTAATAAAACAGTTAACACTTTGAAATCAGGCAAGAAAAAAGGAATTGTCTGGGATATATAGTGTTAATCTTTAAATTACAAGTACTTTAGAGGTAATATAATGTCGAAAATGAATTTATTAGTAGATTTAAAGATTTTTGAGGATCAAAAATTAAATGCATCTAGCAATAGTTCTCTAAAAAATATATCTTGGCAAGGCTTCAATATACAAGAGCAGTTTACAAGAGAAGCGGTTATAAAAGCTAAAACTATGAAAACTTTGTTTTCTGAATTAAATGCAAATTTTACTTTAGAATCAGACATGACGGCACAAAACCCAATTTCTACACCTATCCCTAGTCAAGAATCGATATCAATAACGACAGAAGATGATAGGCAAAGTATAACAATACCTAGAAGAATAATACCCAAAAGCTTAATATTATCAATAAACAGAGTTTTAGCTTTTTCAGATACTGATTTTGAAATAGAAGTAAAAGAAACTGAAACAGTAATAACATGGATAAATTCTTTTGCTATAGATGGAGAACAAGAAGTTGAAATTGGAGATACTATTAATGTATTTTATAATTACACAGAATTTATCTCGGCACAAGAGTTAAATTCAGATTTATATTTTGAAAGAGCTACAGAAGATTATAGGCTTTTGTATTTAGAAGCCAGTGGCAGATGTAAGGTTGTAGTAAATAATATAGTAGAGGGCGATATTTATCCGGTAATTGTAAATGGGGTAAAAAATCCAGCATATTTTTTAAAAAGTACAAAAGTAGAAGATATAAAAATAATTAATGAAAATGATGAAGATGTTCAAGTTTTTGTGATGATAGCAAGATAGGATAGTTTATGTCTGACGACAACAAAAAAAATGGACCATGGAATTTAAACAAGGTTGAAAAATCAGCTTCAAAAGAAGTTAAAAGACCTATTGTAAGTATGGCCAATGAAATTAATGGAGAGCTAATGAAGTCCTACATGGACAATCCTGACAAAGCTTCTCAAAGTATTTCAGACCTAATTGGCTTGACTAGCGGTTCTGCAAAAAGAAGTAAAAAAACAACAGTTCCAAGAATGGCTTTTACAGAAGACCCTGTTGTTAAAGATAACTATTTTGGTCTTTTTAAAAACAAGAAAAAGCTATTACCTGATTGGACTATTAAAAAAATAAGACAAGAAGACCATTTGATTGCTTCTATCCTACGTGCTAGAGGTAATACGATGTCAATGTTCGGTCGTATTAGAAGAGATCGTTTTGATATCGGTATTGAGTGTAATTTAAAACAAGAATTTGATGAAGTAATTACGCCAGAACAAAGAATCAAAATTCAAGAAAGAATTAGCAAAACACTTGATACTTTAATTAAGTGTGGGAGTAACGAAGGTGTTGCAACTGAAGAAAGAATGCTTTTGTCAGAATATTTATATATATCATCACAAAACGGCCTTTCATTTGGTAGGTTTGCTACAGAAATTATTTATGACGAAGATGATCTAGGGCAAAAAATATTTCATAGATTTAGACCAGTTGATGCTGGTACTATTATGAAAGCTGTAAAAAAAGGTGAGTATGCTGATGATGTGAGACAGTCATCTATAAAACTTTTAGAGCAACAGACAGGTTCAAAAATTGACCCGGACTCTGCGTTGGCTGGCAGTTACTCATGGATTCAGGTTGTAGAAGGAATTCCAAGACAGGCGTTTAGTCAAGACGAGATGCTTGTGTGCAATCTTTTTCCGTCCAGTGATATTGAGCACAATGGATATCCTGTAACACCGCTTGATACAATCATGCAATCTGTTACTACGCATATCTCAATTGAAACATACAATAGGCTTTATTTTGCAAACGGTAGAGCTACTAAAGGTATGATAGTAATTAAGTCTGATGAAATCGATCAAGCTACAATTGAAGGTATTAAACAGCAATTTAATGCATCAATTAATAGCGTAGGCAACTCATTCAGAACACCTATTTTTGGTGTAAGCTCTGAAGATAATGTTCAATGGATGCCAATGAATCAGCAAAAGAAAGACGGTGAATTTCAATTTCTTTATGATTCTGTTGCAAGAAACATACTGTCTGCATTTGGTATGTCTCCAGACGAACTTCCTGGCTATGGGCATCTTTCAAAAGGTACTAACCAACAATCACTGTCTGAAGCTAATAACGAATACAAATTAACTGCTGCTCGTGATACAGGTATTAGACCGCTTATTTTAAGGTTTGAAGATTTTATTAACGAAAAACTTTTTCCTTTAGTTGACCCTGAGCTTGCTCAAATTTGTAGAATTAGCTTATCAGGCCTTGACTCTGATACTAGACAAGATGAAGCACTAAGGTTACAGCAAGACATGCCTATTCACATGAATATGGATGAAGTTCTTGATTATGTTGACAAACAGCCTGTTGGAAATCATCTTGCTGGTAATGTAGATTTTAATGAAAGATATCAAGTAATTGTAGATAAATACTTAGAAACATCACATTACATAGGTCACAAGATTGATCCAGCTTACATGGTTGATCCAGTGCTAAAATATAGAAGAGATGGCTTTTGGTTTCAACAACTAGAAATGCTAGGGCAAACTAGTCCAGATGCTCTTCAGGCTTATTTTACATCAAGACCTGATGCTATTGAAATTTTAAAAATGTTATCAGAAGATATGTTAGATGAAGATATTGATTAGGAGTAAATATGTCTAAAGTAAATTGGAGACAAAAGTATTACGAGTTACGTTCAAAATATATGAATGCAATTGATGTTGCTTTTAGACTTGGCGTACAAGAAGGGCAAAAAAATCAAAAAATTATGGATATGGAAATGCAACTTCAACAAATGCAAGAAGCTGCTGCTATGGGTATGCAGGGCGGTGAGCCGGGCATGGAAGGTGGTGGAGAATTGCCACCAGAAGAAGGGCAGCCAGGAATGGAAGCTCCACCAGAAGAGATGCAAGCTGCTCCAGAAGAGGGTGGTGCTAACGAGCTTGATGCTAGTATTGATGAGCTTGAGCAGTATGTTAAAAGCGAAGAAGAAAAGAAAAATTACGCTAACCTACTGAAATCTTTTCATCAAAATAAAAAACAAGAAAAAAAAGAATCAAAAGATAGCAGAATAAAAAAAGTAAATTCAATTCTAAAAAAGTGGGATGAAGAAGGTTCAGAGCTTGAGGGTGATGGCGAAGCAACTGGAGAATATTAAAACAATTTTTTTATTGCATATTCCATAAGGTGTGGTATCATATATTTATGAGTGACTACAGCTATCAAATTCACACAGCAAATAAAGTTTTTAAGAATACCCTTAAAATGTTTACTAAAGCAGCCGTTCTTGCTGCTGCACCAGGTTCCGGTAAGACCACGATATCACATATTGTGATCTCAAGATATATTGAAAAATATCCTGATGCACGTGTGGTAGTACTTACTCACGGACAGAATATCCTTAAAAATCAATACATTGAAAGTTTACAAGAGCCTCATGTTAATATTAACTTTACATTTGGTGAGTTTGATTCTGGTGCTCAAGTACTTGTTGGATTACCTCATTCTATAAAAAAACTTCCTTTAGAAAAAATTGATTTGCTTGTAGTTGATGAGTGCCATGAGTATTACCTAAAACCTATGGTTCAAAAAATTATAAAAATACTTAAGCCTAAGCATCAAGTTTTGCTAACAGGATCGCCATCTCAATTTAATTTGTTAAAAAAACAAGGAGAAAAATATGCAATTACTTACATCTGCGGAAACGATCTTATGGGTAACGATGTTTTCTCTTCTGTTACAATGGATGTTGTACCTGTTGAGTACAAGAAAAACATCAAGAAGACTTTATATTCGATGCTCAACCATGCCAAAAAGAAAGGTCAAAATTTATCTAAAATAATGATTGCAGTAAATACTGTTAACGAAGCAAATAATGTTGCATATTATTTACAAAAGTCTGGGCGTAAAGTTGCATTGTCAACTCACAAAAATGACAAAAACAATACAATGGTCAAAGACTTTAAAGATGGAAAGTATGATACCCTAGTAGTTGTTATGCGTGGTATTTTAGGTTTTAGTGATAATAACATTACAGGATTGTTTGATCTTAGATGTAGTCCTGATGTTGATATATCTAATCAGTTATTTGCTAGGGTTTTAAGAAAGCATCCAGATAATATCAAAAAGTTTTATTACAGGTGTGGAGATAAAAGTACAAGAGATTTTAACAATCAAGTTATTATGTTACACAAAATAAAAGCTATGATGCGTAAAGATATATTTGTAAATTACAATGGTCATAATATGACTGTGGAGGTGGCATAATGTTTCATTATTACAATCAAGAACCTAGAATTCATTTTATTTGTAACAAGATGACAAAAGCAAATACAAAAAAATGCGAAGCTTTAATAAAAGAATTTTGCCAACTGCACGATATTCGACTTTTAGATATTATTGTTGATATGAGAAAAACTAGAAATAGATACGAATCACCAGGTTTATTTGGTGGTTTTAACGATATGTACAATAAGACGTTAGGACAAATGTATTTTAACCCATATAATTTTGTTGAATTTGTAAACCCTAGAAGTCCAATGAATATCGCACACTTAGCATGTCACGAACTTGTACATGTAAAACAAATCCAATCTAGACAAATGTGGGTATCATTTGGTGGTAACTATTTAGTATATAAAGGTGTAAAACATAGACGAGCACCTTTTAAGGTAGACTTATTTAATAAAATCAGAGAAAAGTCTGGCAAATTGGCTGAAGAATATCACTACACAGCATTGCCGTGGGAAAAAGATGCTTACGAGTTAGCAGAAAAGTTTATGGGTAGACCGCTTTGGAAGTCTTATGCTTAAACTAAAATAAGCTCAATGTGCGGCCCATCAAAGAAAGAATGTTCTTTGATATTGCCATCGCCATCCCAATCAACCCCAAGGCGAAGTTTATGAGTAATTTCACCAGCTTCATATAGGACATCGGCAAGGCCTTTTAAATACCCTTGTAAAAAGACAAATCTTTCACGGTCATTCCAATCAATTGGCCACAGAGCACAATCAACAGCATGAGAATATCCATCGTCTTGTTTTAGATGTTTAGAATTCATAGTCTTTGACATGCCAGTACGTACAAGTTCTTCCTGACGTTCTAAGCTGCGAACACCCTCTAAGATAGTTATATCGTAATATTTTATAGCTTTGTTTAGTAATTTTTGAATATCAGGGTGACAGGTGGCCAATTTAGCTGCTGATTTGGAGCTATACTTGTAAGTTTTCATTTTTTCTATACCCTTTTTTTAGTTTGTTTTTTTCAATAGCCTCTTTGTCTAGTAGAAAAAAATGAGGTTTTATCAGCATACTGGGTAATTCAAATTGTATGTCTAAAAAAATATCATCTAAGATGCCATGTAAGCCTCGTGCTCCCAAGCCTTTTTGTTCAGCCTTTTCTGCTATAAAATTAATAGCATCATCTGATACTACCAGTTCGCAGTTTTCACTTTTAAACCAGTTTTTAAAATCTACCAAAATAGAATCTTTTGAATGCAACAATATTTGTTTATAGTCTTCCTTGTTTAATTTTTCCAGCTTACTTACCGAAGAAAATCTACCTAAAAATTCTGGCATCATACCAAATTCTATTAGTGATTTTGTATCAAAATTTTCCAAACCTTCAAAAGCTCCAGAGCATATAAACAAAATATTTTTAGTATCAAACTTACTGTCACACTCGCCATTTTTTGATTTTTTAGAAGCGTAAGATACCTCAAACCCTTCTATTAATTTAAGCAAAGATTGTTGCACACCAGCACCATTGACATCTGAATCTTTATTATTTTTTCTAACCTTGTCAATTTCATCTATGTAAACTATTGATTTTTCAGCTTTTTTTTGATTATCTTCACAAATAAATATTAAATCTGTAACAATTTCTTCAACACTTCTACCTTCATATCCAGCAGAGGTAAAACTAGTAGCGTCTACAGTTAAAAAAGGAGTGTCTATTATTTTAGATAATTTTGAAACCATGTAGGTTTTTCCACACCCAGTAGGCCCAATAAAAAGTAAATTATTTTTTTTACATTTTTGACCTTTTATTCTTTTTAAATGATTATAAGCAGCCACGCTTAACTTTTTTTTAGCATCATCTTGTCCAATAACATACTTATCCAATTCTTTCTTAATCTGTTTGGGCTTTTTTATCATTTTTTTACTTTTTGTGTGATACTATATAGTTATATGATAAAGATTAAAACAGTATCACCAACAAAAACCTTAATAGAAGAATGCGACTCAAGTACGCTAAATCTCTTGTGTAAAGAGTTGACGTATAGCGATACCTCTGTAGCTTTTAATTTAAAAAAACTCAAAGAAAACAAGTGGTTACAGCTAAATTACCCTGATACATTTAGAAAAAGAAAGCAAGAACTTGAAAAAAAATTATCAACTTGTATGTTAAAATATGATCATCAAGAGAATAGTCATTTTTTTCATCCGGGTTCTATTCCCTATTTACAAGGGTTTAGCTTTGAAGAGCTTGAAAAAATAAACTATCCTGAGTCTCGCAAGATAGCCTGGAGGAAACCACTTTCATTTGAGTTGTATCCGTACCAAAAGCAATCAGTTGAAAAATTGATAGAGGCAAAACATGGGTGTGTAGAGTTATGTACAGGGTGTCACGCAAAAGGTCAAAAAATATTAATGTATGACGGCTCCTTAAAAAAAGTGGAAAATGTTGTTGTTGGAGATTTGTTAATGGGGTCAGATTCAAAACCTCGTAAGGTACTAAAACTACACAGGGGTAAAGAAAAAATGGCAAAAATAATTCCAGTTAAGGGCGAGTCTTTTGTTGTAAATATGGGGCATATTTTGTCATTACAAAGAACAAACAATCGATCACAATACAGAGTTGAAGATAAAAAAAGAAGAAAAGATTTTAAGGGAACAAACCCAATTGTAAACATTTCTGTTAAAGACTATTTAAAACAAACGAAGTCGTTTAAACACAGATACAAACTATATAGAACAGGTGTTGTTTTTGAAGAAAAATTAACCGCAATTGACCCATATATATTAGGATTATGGCTTGGAGATGGAAACTCAGATGGGCCATCACTGACCACGATGGATAAGGAGCTAAAAAAAGAATGGGTTAAATACGCAAAACAATTAGGGTTAAATATAAGAGAAGAGGAAATATCGGAAAAAAATCTAGCAAAAACACTTTACATGTACAGTCCATTAAGAGGTAAGGGTTTTAATGTGTTAAGAAATAATCTAAAACATTACAGCTTAATACTTAACAAACATATTCCAGAAGATTTTAAAGTAAATTCCGAAGAAAAAAGACTAAAAATACTAGCAGGATTAATTGATTCAGATGGTTATTTAGGTAACAACTATTATGAAATTACCCAAAAAAATAAAAATCTATCCGATGATATACTTTTTGTAGCTAGGTCTTTGGGTTTTGCCGCATATCAGAAAGAAGAAAAAAAGAAAAGTCAAAATGGAACTGAGGGTGTTTATTACAGAGTTACTATATCTGGAGATATAGATAGAATACCAGTTTTACTAGAAAGAAAAAAGGCTAAAAAAAGAAAACAAATAAAAAGTGTATTAAGAACTGGTTTTAAAGTAGAGGAACTTCCAGAAGATGAGTATTTTGGTTTTGAAGTAGATAGCGATAATTTGTACGTAATGGATGACTTTACTGTAACTCATAATTCAGGTAAAACAGCTATTATATTGACACTCGCTCGTGAACTTGGATTAAATACTGTCATTGTAACACCAAGTAAATCTATTTTTTTAGAGATGCTCAAAAAGTTTGAATACCACTTCGGCAAAACCCATGTCGGTGCTTACGGAGCTGGTAAGAAAAAGATTGGAAAAAAGTTTACAGTGTGCGTATCAAAATCTTTGACAATGCTTAAGGAAGGTACGCCTGAATATGATTTTTTTGCAAATGCAGATGTTATCATTAGTGACGAGAGCCATCTAAATGCTGCAAATACCCTTGAAGCCACTTTTCATGGAGTACTTAAAAATGTTCCTTATAGATTTTTTCTTTCAGGCACTCAGGTTAGAGGGGATGGTAAGGATAAACTTTTAGAGGCCATCATTGGCAAGAAAGTTCATGAGCTGTCAACTAAAGAAGCGGTTGATGGTGGGTATATTTGTCCTGTTAAATTTTTTGTGTTTGAAACTATAAGTAAGGATTCAAAAAAATACAAAGACCCACTAAAAGCCAAAAGAAAACAATTCTTGTACAATTCAAACATTGCTGATATTACAGCTAAAATTGCTAATGGTGCTTGGAAATACTCTCAAGAATCAACTTTAATTTTAGTGGAAGAGTTAGAGCAAATCAAAATGTTAACTGACAGATTGGATGTTCCATATGAATACGTTCACTCTGCATCAAAAGCAGATGCTACTAAATTTGGCCTTCAAACTAAAAAGGTCGATGAAACTGTTGAGGCTTTTAATCGTGGAGTAGTAAAGGTTTTAATTGGTACAAGCTGTATTGCAACGGGAACAAATATTTATTGTACGCACAATACAGTAAATTGGGTAGGCGGTAGTTCTGAAGTAAGAACCAAACAAGGTGCTGTAGGAAGAAGTGTAAGAATTTTAGAAAATAGTGAGTATGCAGACTTACACAAGCCAAAACCTTTTTCTAAAATTTATGATTTTAAAATAACTAACGTGCCTCTTATGGAGTCTCACTTAAACAAAAGAATAAAAATGTACAAAGAAACAGATAAAAATATAAAATATATTAAGGTAAATTAATGGCAAGAAAAAAAGTTAACGATCCAGTTTTTTATAACTTGGCCAACGGCATTGCCAAGATATTGAAAGATAATAATAATGGTAAAAAACTTACTAGAAAAGAATTTACTGCACAACAAAAAGCTCAAGTTGAACGCATGATGGAGCTAGAAAAAAACTTTAAAAAAAATATAAACTCCTACAAACAAAGCGATAAGATATATCAAAAATTTTTAATGTATATTAAAATTGAACGTGGAAATATTTTAACAGCTAGGCCTTTTTTTAGAGAGGATTCTAAAACATTTGGTACATATATATCGCCAGCTTTTAAAAAAGATGATGTTCAAAGAATTAAAGATTTTAATATAAATTACAAGTTTATGAAATTTGTAATTGAAAATTGGAGAGGTAATCTACCAGCTAAAGCTTTAAAAAATTGGAATGAACATCAATATATAAGGCAAAAAATAATTGAAAATAGTATGCCGCTTGCTATCAATGAGGCTATGAAATTTTATAAAGCCGTACCTAAAAGCCATCTTACATTAATGGATATGATTAACGCTTCAATGTCAGGCTTGTGTATTGGGGTAGACAAATGGGTAGGGCCTTTTAGGACTGTATTTAGAAGTGTTTGTATTGGTCGTATGAAAAGTAACATTATGGAATTGTACAATCAAACTTCACTCCACTATTATCCATCAGATAAAAAAATTATATACAAAGCTAACTTGTTAAAAAGTCGTGAAAAAATTGAAGATTCAGAAGTATTATTAGATGCAATCAATGGTTATTTAAAAGATAATGATGATAAAAGACAGCTAGAAATGTATGAGCTTGAAAATTTATTAAATGGTTCGGATATGAAAAGTGTTGAAACAGAAATTGATGAAGAAGGTTTTTCAGTATATGATACTTATTTTGAAGAAGAAAACATAGTGGAATCAACTATAGAAAAAGCAGATTTGTTAAAAAACGTATTAGTTCAATGTAAAAATTTAAAAATAATAGAAAGAAAAATTATTAAACTTAAAGGAGTAGACTTATGAGTACTTATTCATTAAATGGAAATTTAGTTTTGACACCGTTTAGAAAAGCTAAAGAATTAAAAGCAACACAGGCAGCTACAGGTTTTGCTATGGCCGCCCAAAAAATTGGCGTAGAATCATTAGAACTTTTACTTGACACGGTAGTTGATTTGGGTAATAATAAAACTAGAGTGATTGAAAAAGGCTCTAAAATTTTTTTTAAAGAAGAAACATTGCATGTACACAAATGGCCACGAGCTATTATGGAGTCAGATATGTTTCCAGATGGCTTTGTTGTTGGGCATATGAAAGATGTTTTGTTTATCGAGGAAAATAATAAATAAATATAAAAAAAGGGTTGAAATAAATGCCAAATAAACACACTTTAAAGTATGTCAAAAATACTATAGAAAAAGAAGGGTATAAATTACTTTCTAATGAATACGAAGGTCAACTACAAAAATTAGATATAGAATGTGATAAGGGACATGTTTTTCCGATGTCTTTTAAGGTTTTTAAAAGAGGTCATAGGTGTTCTTATTGTGCAGGAAAAAGACAATATAACATAGAAGAAGTCAGGGGTTTTTTTGAAGAAAAAGGTTACAAACTACTATCTACAAAATACAATGGCAATAAAGGAAAATTAAAAGTTTTAGGCCCAGACAACAAAGAATATGAAACTACACTGTTTTCTTTTAAAGTAAATGGAATAATACCTCATTTAAAAAATAAAATATACAAAAACGAAGAATATTGTAGAGAAATATTTGAGGACATCACTGGAAAAAAATTTCCAAAAGAAAGACCTGACTGGCTTGTAAATGATAAGACAGGAAAAAAATTAGAATTAGATGGCTATTGTGAAGAGTTAAAGTTAGCTTTTGAATACGATGGAAAACAACATTTTCAAAATACTGATTTTTTTAAAGAAGATTTTTTTACAATAAATAATAGAGATGAAATAAAAAACGACATTTGTAAAAAGAATGGCATAAAATTAATTAGAATACCATTTTATATAAAAGACAAAAAAAGCTATATAGAAAACAAAATAAAATTTAATAAATATTTATACGTAGGTGATCCACATTCACAAATAAATAACCTAAAAGATTGTGAAAAATTAATAGATTTTATAATAAAAATAGCAAAAGAAAATAACGTATCCACAATAGTTTTTTTAGGAGATTTGTTTCATACCCACGGTGTAATTAGAATAGAAATATTTGATTTTTGGAAAAAAACTTTTAAAAAAATACAAAAACAATACGACATAATAGCCTTAGTAGGAAATCACGATATGATTTTAGGACAATCAAAAAATGCTGGTTTAAATTCTGTATCTCTTTTAGATGAGCAATACAAGTATAATATAAACATTATTGACGTACCTACAGAAATAGATAATATAGGCTATATGCCATACTATGAAGATTACAAAAGTTTTTTAGAGGATTGTGAATATCTTTACGAACAAGGTGCTACAAATTGTCTTATTGCTCACCAGACGTTTACTGGTGCTCAATATGAAAATGGATTTTTTAGTGAGGAAGGAATTGACCCTGCGTTAGTTCCGCAACAAGAAATTATATCAGGGCATATCCACAAAAGCCAACAAGTAGGAAAATGTTTCTACCCAGGAACGCCTAAATGGGATACCATGTCCGATGCCAACCAACCCAAAGGTCTTTATATAATTACCCATGCTGAGGATGGAACAACTAGAGAAAAACAGTTTTTTTCTACAGATCACGTTGTAACGCCTATTAAAACTTACGAAGTCAAAGAGGGTGAAGAATTACCAGAACTTAACCCAGAAGCTCGTAACTATGTAATATTAGAAGGCAAATCTGCTTGGATTAGTAAAATTAAAAAAGACTTGTCAAAATTAGCTAATATTAAAGTCAAACCAACAGATCGTATTACAAAAGTAAATAAAGATAACTCAATAACACTTGAAAAATATCTTGAGACAGAGTTCCAGCCAATTGAGGGTGTTAAAAAAGAAAGTATAAAAGAGTTTTTGAGGGAAGTATGAAGAAAGAAGCAGTATCAGGTATATTGGAAGACATGAGAAAAATTACCATGCTAACTGGTGAAATCTCTAGTGTTCACGAAGAAAGCCTTCAAAAATGGCCGTATATTATTTTTGACAATGTGCAAAATGTTGAAATTAAATATGATCTTACCAAAGAATATACTCAAGAAACTGGCGAAGGCTATGTTATATATAGATTAGAAATACCGCCTGAACATGTTCCAAAAGAAGAAGAGTTTGTTAAGTTATGTAAAATACTAACTAGCTGGGTTAGAGACATGCTTTGGGATGATATTAAAGTAGATATCTCAACTAGTATAAGAGGATATACAGATTCTAGTAAGGGAAATAAGAATGGACTTGAGTAAAATTGATAATGACTTTACAGATGATGAAGTTGAAAAAATAAATACGTTTGTATCTAACGGATGCGTTGGCCTTGAAACTCTTGTAAAAGATGAATATAAAGTCAACAATCTTTTTGCTCTCTATATGAGTGGAAAAACTTACATTGAAATTAGCAAAATATCACGTGTAAAAAAAGATTTAGTTTTGTACATGGCAGCTAAAATGAAATGGTACGAAAAACGCATGGAGTATCTTGATGATATTCAAAAAAATATTACTAAAAAAGTAACGGAAACACGAGTTGAAAGTCTTAATTTTATTTCATCTTTAATTAATATGCACCACAAATACTACGGTGATGCAATTAATCAATATTTAAGAACGGGAGATCGTGATATTATTGACGGTCTTGATTTAAAACAACTTACACAATATTTTAAAAGTATAGAAATGCTTGAAAAAATTCTTAATCCTTCAAATATAAACCGTAGCGGTGGCAGTAACACAACAGTCAACATTAACGCAGCAGGGGGTGTAGTCGAACAAGTCGATGATAAAACTATCGAAATTACACCAGGAAATGCTGGCGATGCACTAAGAGCCTTAGCAAAATTAAAAGATGAAGAAAAAAACGATAAATAAAAGTTTTTTGTTTGACTTGAAAGAGTCATGTGATATTATATATGTAACGAAAGCTTCCAAAGGAGTTTATTATGAGGCTATTACTTATTCTGGCACTTTTTTTCACGGCCAGCCTAACCATGGCAAAAGAAATCAAACTAACTAAAGACAACGTACTTGTGCTTGACAAGCCGTTTACAGCTAAATCTGTAACACAGCTTATCCAAGAGGCAAGGCAAAAAGACGCAGACCTTAAAAACGGTTATCCTATGTATTTGTTCTTAAATACACCAGGCGGTTCAATTCAAGCTGGTCTTGAACTTATTGAAGCATTAAAAGGCTTGAACAGGCCAATTCATACTATAACGCTTTTTTCAGCGTCTATGGGATTCCAACTTGTTCAACATCTTGGCGATAGATATATATTAAACTATGGTAGGCTTATGAGTCACAAAGCACGTGGTAGTCTTGGTGGCGAGTTTGGTGGTGGACCATCTCAGCTAGACTCTAGGTATGGTCTATGGTTAAGAACTATTGATTTAATGGACAAACAAACCGTTAAAAGAACTAATGGTGCTAAGACTCTTACTCAATATCGTTCAGACTATGATAATGAGCTTTGGTTAAACGGAGCAGAAGCTGTTGAAAATGGTTATGCTGATGAAATCGTAACCGTAAGATGCGACAAAGGGCTTGACGAAGCAACTAGAAAAAGTAAAGTACAATTCTTTGGTATGGTAATTGATTTAACTATGAGTGGATGTCCAATTATCACATATCCAATTAGCGTAACTGCAAATATTAGAACTAACAATGGTTTTATGGGTGTAGATGAGTTTCTTAACAAGGGCGGCAAATTTGGTAAGGAATGTCTTAAAAAAGATGTACCACCAAGAATCAGCAGTTATAGTGGTGAAGTTGTAGACAAAGGAAGAAAAGCCGAGCTTTGTGCTATGGACGAATCTTTGACTTTTGAAAGCATTGAGGCTCAAAAACAAAAAAGTCAAGAACAAGCTATTCAAAAACAAAAAATTGTTTATATGACATTTTTAACTAGTGGCCAATATTAATGCCAAGAATCAGTTACAAATGTACATGCGGTTATGAGAAGAAGAAATTCTTCTCAACCGCTTTAAAAATTACTAACAATATAAAGTGTGAAGAATGTGGGGAAGAAATGAAACGAACTTTATCAGGCCCTACACAAAGAAGTAAAATGGTAATTGATAATGGCGTACAAGCTAAAGCTACCGAACTTGATAGAGAGATTGTAGAGATTATTGAAGATAGAGAACAAGCTGATCTAAAAAAACGTGGAGATTCTGTGTTGGAGAATTTAAAATGAGTGAAAAAACTTACTTATTAGAATTAACCTATGAAAACACAGGCCTTAATTACAAAGGCCTTGTTAGTCAAAGAGTTATAGATAAAATAAGAAAGAAACAATTTGTTGAATTTAATCTGCTTTTAGGTTATGATGAAGTAGATGAAGAAGACGTAGCCACATACGCAAGGCTATATTATCATCCATCAGAAAAGATGATGGTAAATTTTACAGAAGTAAATGGAGAATAATGTTAAAATTAAAACGGTATTCATTTTCAGGCATAGGTAGGTTTGTTGAAAAGCAAACTATTGATCTTGAAAGTCGAGATCATCTTATTCAAATCGATGGTGAAAATACAAACACAGGAGGCTCTAGTGGAGCAGGAAAATCAACAACAGTGGAAGCACTCGCTTTTCTCCTTGGAATATCGGATATCCCTTCAACCCAATTGCAGAGTAGGATTACTAAGTCTCCTATCTGGGTTCAGGGTGAATTTGAGGGAGGGATTACCATTACTCGCTCCAAAAAAGATGGGCTAACTATTCAAACGCCCGAAGAAACTGTATCAGGCAATAGCAAATTAGCAGAAGAAAAATTAGATCAAATTATCGGGGTTAATCGAAAACTCCTTAAAACAATGTGTTATAAGCGTCAAAAACAGGGTGGGTTCTTCTTAAATCTTACACCCAAAGAATCGCATGGATTCCTTATCGACTGTCTTGATCTTACAGAGTATCAAAATAAAATTAACAAAATGAATGATGTACTAAAAGATAAATACAAGCCAAAAAAAATTGAGCTTGAAAGTTCTGTGTTTGAACTACAAAAGACAGTTGAGCAATTTGAAGATCACTTAAAACAAAAAGAAAAACCTGTAAAGCCTGAGATCGTTGATATCGACAAGATCAAGCTTGAAATGGATGTGCTTAAACAAAAACTTCAAAGTGAAGAACTTAAATATACAGAAATGGTTACGAGTATTGGCCCTAAACCACAAGAGCCAGAAAGTCCTAAATTTGAAAAAGAAGGAACTTTACAACTTAAAAAATCTGACATTGAAATTTTAAAAACTAGAATTGAGGAAAATGAAAAAAATCACAAAGAATCTATTGATCAAGCCAACTTTGCTGTAAGAAAAATTCAAGACAATATCACCAAAGCTAATAGTTATAAAGAACTTCTTATTGATGAGGTAAATAGACATAACGCACTATTGGAGCAAATTGAACATGTTGAAGAGGAAAAATGTCCCACTTGTATGAGAGAGTGGAAACAAGATAGTGGTGATAAGCTACAAGAGCTAAAAGATAAATCTGGTATGCATCAAGAAAAGATCGCTGGTTATAGAAGTGAGATTGAGCGAATACCACACTTAATGGTAATGGAAGAGAAAGCTATTGAAATCCTTGAGGATAGACAACTTAAGCAAATTAACATTGATGAAAAACAAGCACTTGTAATGCTTGAAGAAGACGTTAGAAAACTTCAAAATGAAAAAGACAATGTTAAAAGCGTGGCTAAACAAAAATACCTTGAAGAATTTAATAAATGGAATCAGCAACAGCAGTTTGTTGAAAATGAATTTAAAAACGAAAAATTCAGAATTAAAGAAAAACTTGCTGAACTTCAGTATGAAATTGATACGGCAGAACTTAAACAGAAAAACTATGAAGATGCTTTAAAAGCTTACGAGACAGATGTTGAAAATATTAACATTAAAATTGAAGCATTTAAAACTAAATTAGAAAACAACACAGAAGAACTTGAAAAGATTGAAAAGAATATTGTATTATCAGAAGAGTCAATTAGGCTTATTAGAAACTACACTCTCCAGAAATTCCAAGATACCCTTGATTATATCGGTGCTAGAGCTACTGAGATTATCAATATGATTCCTAACATGGCCAATGCTGTAATTTATTTTGAAGGGGCTAAAGAGACTAAAACTGGTAAGATTAAAAACGAAGTAAATGCCGTAATAAACCTTGAGGGCGATTTGGCCGTATCTATTAAGACACTATCTGGTGGAGAGCGCACAGCAGCTGATTTAGCTGTAGACTTGGCTGTAGGCGAAATGATTGAAAACTATACTCGTAAGGGTGTTAATTTTTCAGTTATTGATGAAGGTTTTGACGGGCTTGATTCTGTTTCTAAAATTCAATGTTTAGAAATACTTAAGAATATTAGTACGGATAAAAAAATATTAATGGTAGATCATTCTTCTGAGGTTAAAGAGATGGTGTGTGATATTATAAAAGTAAGGCGAGTAAACGAAGAGAGTTTTGTAGTATGACTAGTAAAGATTTAGAACAGCAGTTAAATTCAGATATTATAAGATTCCTTGAAAATATAAGAAATCAAACAGAAAATGATAAAGTAAAAACGCTTAGACAGTTATTTGATAAATATATTCATCTAAATAAGGCTGAGTATTTAATGGACAACCATGATTTAAATGCAATCATTGGGTCTGCTAAACATAATTTTTCTAACAATAATATGAAGATTTTTTTAGGAGAAAGAAAGGTTCCAGTGACGCAGGGTAATTTACCTAATCTTTGTGTTATTGAGGCTACCATAGGGCATTTAAATAAAATAGGTTGTTTAAAAAGATTAGCTAAATTTGATAAAAGAGAAGATAAACTTTAAGGAGATTGGTTATGTCTAAAAAAAGTTTGAAAGAAAAAGTTGAAGAAAAGTTTCCACAATTTGCTAATATGATTAAAGACATGAGAGCACAAAAAGAACTTGAAGATAGTCTTGTCATTTACATGCGTGAAAAACAAGGCCTTGTTATGGCCAAAGAACGTGACGAAGAATTAACAAAATTAAAAATAAAAAAAGCAGAACTTTCAAAAGCATACAACCAAACAATTTCGGCTATTAAAAAAATGAAGCATTGCATATATAAGTTTGGATATAAATTTGAAGGTGAGCTTAGAGAGCAGTTTGAAAAAAATTTAATTGAATATGAGAGACAGCTTGCTTCTGTAGAGTTTCAAAAACAAGAAGATGAAGAATTAAATGCAATATCTGACTTGATTAAACAAATAAACGAAGACTATAATCCTACCATACAAGTTTTAGATATGAAATGTAAATATATTTCGTTTTATATAAAAGAAAAATTTGGAACTGAGGATATTAGAGTAGAGCTGTAATGCCACGCAGAAAAAATAAACCCAAAAGATCGCTGGAAAATGTGCATGAAGAGTATGATGAAAATGGGCGTTGGAATCAAGAGAGAAATAGGGTAAAAGGTGCTTTAAGACAATCTTTTAGAATGTCTCCGCAAATGTGGGAGACATTGCAACGTGCTAGGCATGAATTACCGCCAGCACTAAAAAAGGATGGTACACCAGGGAAAAGATTTCAAGTAAGGTATACGTGCGCTATTTGTGGTGGTATGTTTATGCAAAAATATGTTCAAGTTGATCATATCGATCCAGTTGTTCCCTTGTATAAGGTTGAAGCTGATATGACCTATGATGAAATGGCAGAGCGTATTTTTTGTGGCAAAGATAATTTACAAGTTGTTTGTAGTACACCTTTAAAAAAGAATGATGGAAAACCAAGTTGTCACAAAATAAAAAGTGATAAAGAAAATTTTATTAGAAAGAATATCGATTACTCAGAATACAAAGCTGGTGATTGGGATTTGGATGATAAGATTGAAGAGCTAAAAGAAAAATACCAAGAGCACTTGGAAGAAAAAGAAGAAAAGCGATTAGCTAAAGAAAGACGCAAAACTGAACGTGAAGCCAAAAGAAAAAAACAACAAGAGGTTTAAATGGGACAGATTACATATAAATTTGAAGTATCTGGAGTGATGTGTGGAAATGACAAGTACAAAATAAAAGAATGCATAGACAGGTGTGTAGGGTATGTAATGGTACAGTTGCCTTTTGATACAGAATTAATCAGTATTGAGGAATTAGGCGTTTATAATCTTTCTATCCCTTATGTTGCTACCTTTGAACATCCAGGTTTTGTAGATGGTGCGGAAATTAAAGATACCACACAATGGAAGCGTGACATTTGTATTGATAAACAAGAAGAAAAAATTTATGCTGTAGATGTTAATGATAATTTTAATTGGGATGATTTCTTAAATAAAGAATATAAAGATGAAAAATGATCAAGAAATATTAGACAAGGTAAACAAACTTAGAAGAGACTATCAAGTAGAGTTAGAAGATAGTGAAAAAGAAACTATGTCTTTTCTTGATGAGATTAACGATCTTATTAGAAAAATTTTTAGTGATTCTTCTTTGTCAGTTTATACAGTATTTAGCCAAGAAAACCTTGACAAGTGGAAACAATCACGGCTAAAAAGGTGGATTTATAATACAGTTTTTGGAAACATTAGCAAGTTATTTTATTTTTTACTATTGGTTACTATCACAGGCTTTCTTGTAAGTGAAGCTTTAGAGTTTTATTCTATTGATGGTTCTATTAATACTAAGACTTATGTAAAAGCAATTCTAACAGAAGTATGTTTTATATTTTTATCTGGATATCGTTCTGATACAAAAATACAAACAGCAGCAGTTGGAGTTTTACGAACAAGTATTTTTTGTTTAATGCTATTTGTTATTACATCAAAAACTTTTATTGATAGTAGTAAAACTACAAGTAATACAAATGTAATCGCTCAACAAATTATATTGTTAGAAGAGCAAATAAAACAAAAACAAAAAGACATGGATTACTATCTTAAAAAAGATTGGCCACGGAATTATTCTGCAACAAGATTAGAAAAAGAAAAGTTGACAACAAAATTAATTGAGCTTAAAGAAAAACAAGCGGCTGGTGCTACAAAAGAAGTTTCTGATTTAATAAGATACAAAGCGTATGGTAAAGCATTTTTTCGTGTTTTACTTTTGTTTATATCAATATTAATTACCCGTAGAATTTTTTACTTCTGATTTCAAAAACAATATGATATTATGGTTGTAAGTTAAAGTTGCAAGGAGTGATATGCCGTTAACAAAACCCAGAGAAGTCTACAAACCTTTTGAGTACAATCGTGCTTACGAATACTTTGAAAAACAACAAAACGCACACTGGCTACCATCAGAAGTAGCTATGTCAAAAGATATTAGTGATTGGAAAGGTAAACTAACCAATTCAGAAAGACTTGTGATAGGTCAGATATTGAAATCATTTACGCAAACAGAAATAAATGTTAATGAATATTGGAGCACAAGAATTTCTAAATGGTTTCCAAAGCCTGAAATAGCTATGATGGCATCAGCTTTTGGCGCAATGGAAAGTATTCATATTGTAGGATATTCATATCTTAATGATAGTTTGGGTTTAGATGATTATTCAGCATTTTTACAAGACGAAACTGCTGTTGCAAAATTAGACGCACTAAAACAAGTTAAAGGCAAAAGCAAAAGAGATATAGCTAGATCACTGGCTATATTTAGTGGATTTACTGAAGGTGTAAATTTATTTAGTTCCTTTGCAATACTTATGAATTTTTCACGTTTTAATTTGTTAGAAGGCGTTGAAACAATAGTTAGCTGGTCAGTGCGTGATGAATCCTTACATTCAGAAGCTGGTTGCTGGTTGTTCAGAACTTTTATTGAAGAAAATCCTGACATATGGGATGATGAACTTAAAAAAGAAATATACAATGCAGCAAGACTATCGGTAAAGCTAGAGGATGATTTTATTGAAAACGCATTTAGCTTAGGCGAAATTAGAGGCCTTAATCCTAGTGATCTTAAAAATTTTATTAGAATGAGGGCTAATGCTAAACTACATGATTTAGGACTTAAAACTAACTGGAAAAATATTGACCAGGAAAGTCTCAAAAAAATGGCATGGTTTGATGAGCTTAGTGGTGGAACTAAGTTGACAGATTTTTTTAGTAGTCGTGTTACCGATTATGCTAAGTGTCAATTTACAATAGATAATTTATTTGAGGAAGAATAATGAGTAAAGAAAAAAGACCTTGGCCCAAAGAATATATTAAAGGTAAATGTTTAAAGTGTAAAAAAGAGGTTATATGTAATATCCCCTTTATTGCTGGGAATGTGAGTGGATACAAATCAGAAGAACACGAGGATTGTGGTAGAGAGTATATACATTACAATATTTGTTTTACCGATTCAGAAATGAAAGAAATAGGATTTAAAGGGTAGAAAATGTCATTACAAAAAGAATTAGAAGAGCTTCAATTAAAAGGTGAAGAATATTTTACACAAATGTCTTTTCGAGATAATATAGAAAAATGTTTTTTTATATATAACGGACTAGATAGGTTAAATCAAAAATTACCTCACAATAAAGATAACGTAGTACCTTGTTGTAGTGAATGCAACTATATGAAAAGAGATATGTCAAAAGATGTTTTTGTTGATAAAATTAAGGAGATACACGAGTGGATTACGAAAAAGAGTTAAATGAATTGAAAAAGAAAGGGGAGGCACCGGAGTGGTACACGAAAGCAGGGTATATAACAATTTCAAGAGGTTACAGACTTAAAGGCGAAACGCCTCGTAAAATGTACGAGCGTGTAGCCAAAAGTGCAGCTAAGTACTTGAAAGATCGTAACTTTCATATGTCTTATCATCATTTATCTGGCATGTTTTTTCAGGCCATGTGGAACAATTGGTTATGCCCTGCAAGCCCTGTACTGTCTAATCTAGGCCTTGATAGGGGGTTACCTATATCTTGTTATGGAAATGACGTAGGAGACTCTATACAGAGTATTATGGGGTGCGCTACAGAGCTTGCCTTACTAACCAAAGGTGGTGGTGGAGTAGGTATAAACTTACAAAGAGTTCGCCCAAGAGGTTCTTTAATTAAAAATGGTGAGAATGGTAGTTCAGAAGGTATCATTCCTTTTATGAAAATATACGACTCAACGGTTATCGGTATATCTCAAGGCTCTACTAGGCGTGGAGCAGCATCTGCTAATCTAAACATTGAACATGGTGATTGGCATGAGTTTGTAAGAATGAGAAGGCCAGAAGGCGATGTAAATCGTCAGTGTCAAAACTTACACCACTGTACTGTTATTGATAATAATTTTATGGAAAAAGTATTAGACGGTGACTACAAAGCTAGAGCTAAATGGGCTGAACTTATGAAATCTCGTATGGAAACAGGTGAGCCTTACATTATGTATAAAGATAATGTAAATAACAACAATCCAGAAGCTTACAAAAAAAACGATCTTAAAATTGACATGACAAATATTTGTAGTGAGATCACGCTTTATACAGACGATGATCATAGTTTTATTTGTTGCTTGGCTTCGTTAAATTTATCACGATGGGACGAATGGAGAAATACCAACATTAGAGGGTATTCGATACCAGCAGTAGCTACGTTGTTTTTAAACGCTGTATTAGACGAGTTTATTGATAAAGGCTCTCAAATATCTGGATTAGAAAAAGTTGTTAGACATGCCAAAAAAGGTCGTGCCATCGGTATTGGTGTATTAGGTTGGCATACACTTTTACAATCTAAAAATATGGCATTTGAAGGATTTCAAACAATGATGTTAAATGCTGAAATATTTAAGTATATAAACAAAGAAGCTGTAAAACAATCTAAGTCAATGGCTTATGAATTTGGGGAACCTGAATGGTGTGAGGGCACAGGAATGTTTAACTCACATCTTACAGCTATTGCTCCAACACGATCTAACTCTATAATATCAGGTGATGTTTCGGCAGGAATTGAGCCTATAATTGCCAATGCTTATGTAGACAAAACAGCCAAGGGAACTTTTATTAGAAAAAATCCACATCTTATGATATTATTAGATAAGCATGGAAAGAATGATGAAAAAATTTGGAAAGACATTGCTAGAAAACACGGATCAGTTCAACATCTGGCCTTCTTATCTGATGAAGAAAAAAACATATTTAAAACAGCTTATGAGATTAATCAAATGAGTATTGTACAACAAGCGGCTCAAAGACAAAAGTTTATATGTCAATCTCAAAGTTTGAACTTGTTTTTTCCAGTAGATGTAAAGCCTAGCTATTTTAATAGTGTACACATTGAGGCTTGGAAAAATGGAGTAAAAACACTTTATTACTGTAGATCAAAAGCTGGTATTCAAGCTGATGTAGCCAGTAGAGATGATGGATGTGCATCCTGCGAAGGATAGTGTGTGATATTATATTAATAAACATGGGGTAATATATGAGTAATGATTTAGAAATGGGAATGTGGGATAGAGAATATCCAAGCGAACAAGAGCTACGTGACAAACAGGAAGCTATTGAAAATAATATTAGTTACGATTATGACGAAGAGTTCTACGAAGACTTTATTGAAGAGTATGACGATGATGAAGAAGAAATCGATACTGTTAATGAAGCCCATGTTAGATTGGAACAGGGTAGACTTTACAATATGCTTATAAATCATAATTTATTTGAAGGCGTTGATGCTGATCCTACAGCAATTGCAAACGTGCAAAAACAACTTAAAGATTTTATTCTTGAAAAACTAGAAGAAATGCTCGGTATGAGAGCTAAAAAAGAAGCACAACCAGTAACAATACAGTCCGACTTTAGTAAGCTTGAAATTCAGGTACTAAAGAAAGTTGCTAGTAAAATGTCTAAGGGTATGACAGATAGCACTTCCAATTCAGAGCCTGTTAAAAATGAATTGAATACAGTAAAAAAACAAGAACCGACTAAAAGGTTGAATTCATTGGGTGGTCAGAAAAAACAAGCAACAAAAAATGTAAAAAAACAGACAAAAAAAATAAAGAAAAAAAGACCTGTACAACAAATAAGCAAACCGGATGTTGATATTCAAAAATCTGACAATGAAGAAATTGGATTTATGGATAGGTTTAAGGGTAAAAGTTTAGAAGAGGCAAATGAGATTGTTGCACAAAGACATAGAAGGCCTGTTCCTAAAACAAACATAAATCAAGACGCAGTAAATAGCTACTATTCACAAAAGGTAGCAATGCAAGATACAAAAATGAGTGACTTTGGAAGAATAATGAAAATGGCTGCTTTGCAAAAAGCACAACAAAAGGGGTAATAAATGAGTGAATCAAAAAAAGTTAAGGCAAGTGAAAGACTATCGGCAATTGAATCGGCACTAGTTCCTACACAAAGAAGAGTTGGAGAGCTTGAGATGATTGTTTTCAATTTGTCAAGAGAAAATGATATCTTAAAAGATGCATTACAATTATTGCATGAAAAACTAGAGTCAGTAATTGCATTGTCAAATGAAGGTAAATCGCTTTCAAACAATAACATCAATGAAAAAGTTGTAATGTTAAAAGAGCAAGCCTTAAAAGATAGAGTTGACGATTTGGTAAATGCAAAACAAATTACAGCAGCTGAAGAAGTTACAGATAATTCTTTAGTTGTAGCTCGTGAGCTTAATAAAAATGGTACCGTTGAAAATCCTAGAATTCAATTTTTAACTTCAAGACTAGTTGAAGAGCTACAAAACAAATTTATAGGTAAAAAAGTTGGAGAATTAATCAAAGGCGAAGAAGACAAGCTTGATCTTGAAATAATGGAAATTTATAATGTTACCATTAATGAGCTTGGGGCAGAGCAAGCAGAACAAACTGTTGAAGATGAGCAAGTTGAAGAACAAGAATTGGTAACAGCAAACGCTGATATTCAAGAAGAGCAAGTCGCTCAAGAAGAGTAGGGGATTTGTATGAAATTTACAGATGAACAAATAGCTTTTATATTACATCAAAAACAAATAAGTAAACGTGCGTTTGATGAAATAGCTGGCAAATTTGCTAAAAAGTTTGGGGTTGAATTGGATGAGTTAGAAATAAAACAAGCTTATCACAAGTACAAAAACTCTTTTGATAGTGATGATTATCATATTAAAAAGTTAAAAGATATTGCTAGAACAAAAAAATCTAACTCTTATACTTCAAAAGAGAATAGAACAATACTTCAAGCGTGGAATGATTGGGACGACATATTAGATTCCGTAAAGTCTGCCGCTAAAGAAATAAACAAAATAAAAATAGCAAGCGGTAAAAAAGCCAAAAAAAGCAAAAGAAAGAAGGGTATGACAAAAGAGTTGCTGTTGTCAGATATTCATTTTGGCAAGTTAACGGGTAGTTTTAATTTAGAAATATTAAAAGAAAGACTAGACGAAGTTGTTCATGCTACTATAAGTGAAATTGAAAGAGATAGTAAAGAATATAATATTGATGAAATAGTCGTGGCTTTTTTAGGCGATATTATAGAAAACTATTCTATGCATGTTTTGGAATCTGCTAAAGGATGTGAGTTTGGAAATGCAAAACAAATTCATGAAGCTTTAAAAACTTTGTTTTCAAAAGTAATTGTTCCGATTAATAAACTAGGTATTCCTATGAGAGTTGTAGGTGTAACTGGTAATCACGATAGAGATGGAACACAAAGAACTATGCATGATCCAGGTGAAGAAAATTTTACATACGTTATATATAACGCCATAAAAGATTTTGCAGAAGTAGCTGGTTTAAAAAACATTGAGTTTGTAATACCTAAAGAGCCTTGGGCTATTATAGATATTTATGGAAACAATGTTTTGTATGAACACTATGATAATTGCAAAAGTCCTGATAGAAAAGCCTTAGAAGCTCACATGACAAAACGTGCTCATCAATTAGACACTTTGATTGATTACATGAGGGGCGGTCACTTTCATGAGCCTACAAGCTTTAAAAACGGAAGGATACAAATAAACGGATGTTTAACTGGAAATGATAGTTTTGCTTCTGTTTTAGGGTTTAATGGAGAGGCATCGCAAACGCTTAATAGTTTTGTAAATTCTCAAAATAGACGCTATAAAATGTATCGAAGTTTTAATATACTGCTCGAATAGGCTAGTAATTCTAATTATTTAGTTAATATTCTTTAGAAGTAATCTTTAAACTATAAACTCTACACAAGGAGAGTTCGTGGCAAAGAATAACCGAAAGTTGAAAATGGTATATCCAGAAGATCGTGAAGGAAGAATAAAAGATGCAAATAAAAAACTTAAATCGGATTTAAAGAGAGAAAAAAACAAAGTTAAAAAATTAGAACAAGACTTGGCAAGTTTACAAAGAGCCTTTGATAAAAGTTGCCAGTATATTAATGAAAAATTGTCGAATGAAAAAGTAGAAGACATTATAGAATTGGTAGATAGTTTTAAATATAAAGAAACCGAAAGAGGTAGAAAAAAACAAGAAATGGAACAAAACAAGAATATTATATTAAAAAAATGTCCTGAATGTGATACTATCAAAGGTGAAGGTTATGCAGTAATGAACTTTACAAAAAGTAAAGTTTTAAGTTGTAAGTGTGGCTTTAGAAGAAGGATTGACGAGGGTGAAGGAAACGAGGGAAGTTAAACAGTTAAGAAGTAAAATTTTAGGAATGGAGCTGGAACTTTGTATGATCTCCAAGGACCTTGAACGGTTTAAAAACGAACTTGAATATAATAAAATAATGTTAAAAAAAATAGAAGAGAATATAGATTTTTTACATAACACAAAAGCCGCTGTTTCTTTAAATGAATTTAAAAAAATAAAACAGCAAAAAAAATTAGTTGAAACTAGAGTAAAATATTACAGGCAAAAAGTTCAGCCACTTGAGCAAATGCTAATAAGAAAAGAAATGTTTCACAAAGAAGAAATGGAAAGATTTGAAAGGGCTTATAGATTACAATTTGAAAATAATGTATTGGAGTTTCCACATGAAAAACGAAAAAAAGCATAAAATATTAAATGACGAAGATTTTATAGATTACCCAAAATTCAAAAATAGTCTATCCAAACTTATAGAAAAATATCCTGAAGGCGTTGAAATTCATACAATTGCCAAAGTTCTTAATATGACTGAGGAAGAGGTTGAAGAAACTTATCAGTCAGCAATTCAAAAATTAAAAAATAATCTTGGCGTTTAGCTAAAAAATAAATTAAACATTTTATCTCTTTTGGCGACCTTTTACTTGAGGTCGCTTTCTTTATATGATACTATATAAACAAGGGGGCATCCATACACAAATGCGTAAAACGTATGGTAGCATGGGGCATTCGGTTTAGCGACTAATAATGTACAACCTAAGCCCCCACCATTTTTTATAGGGGTATTATGCAATTAAAAATAGGAAATTATGCCAGTTATCTAAGTGTTAAAGAATTTAAAGAAAAAATGAAGCCACTTACAACCAAAGATATGGGTAATGGTATTTGTATAGACTTTGATAAGGACGGCCAGATTATAGGAATAGAAATATTAACAGAAGTAAAACCAGTTTATTACGATGATTACGAGGTGAAATAATGGCACATTACTTAGGCTTTGACCTAGAAACAGGAGGCTTTGATATGGTTAACCACACCATTAACGAAGCTTATTTTGCAATCTGGGATAAAGATTGGAATTTATTAGAAGACCTACATTTGTATTTAAAAAATGATGAGGGTAAAATACACGGAACCAAAGAAGCTTTTAAAGTTACCGATATAAATCCCGAAGAACATCTTGACAATCCAGACACAATAACGTATACAGAAGGTCGTGAAAAGCTTATAGCAATGCTTAATCGCCACAAAATTCCTAGAAAACAAAAACACTACAGATTCCTTGGGCAAAACATTGTAGCTTTTGATATTCCTTTTATGAAAATCCAAGGTTTTCTTACAGAAAGTCAAATGAAAAAATGTGGAATCAATCATAACTCATTAGATACTACAGGAATAGTTACGTGGCTTAAAGAGCTAGATATGTTGCCAGGAAATGTTGGTAGCATTAGTAGTCTTATCGAATACTTTGGGCTACCTAAGGGTACTGCCCACCGAGCCAAGGATGATGTTCATATGCAAAAAGAAATATACATTAGATTGTGTGATATTATGAAGAAAGCAAGTCAAGCAAACCTAATGAGTGTAGGTCAAGATAATGATCTATTAAAAATTGTGGAGTTGTAATGCAAGAATTATGCGGCAGATATACAAATGATACAACAGATTTAGGATGTGAAATACTTAGAGTTTTTCATATTTACGAAAATGGCGATGCAAAAGTAAGATATGCATTGTATTATAAAAAAGACTTTTCCGTTATTGAAATTAAAACTGCAAAATTAAAAAAATATTTTTTTGACATAAATACAAAGGTGTCGTAATATGGATAGTAAAGAAATAAATATTCTGCATATAGTTCAGGATATATTTGATGATATAGAAAAATTAGAAAAAGAAGCGAGTGGTATGACAGATTATTTACTATTAAAAGTTGATCAAAAAGATTGGCACGGTGTTGCTGATGCAGCAATGGATATAAGAGAAATAGAAGCTAAATTACATTCTTTAAACAAGCAAGCAAGGATTTTATCTAGTATATAATGCGTAATTTTATATCACCAAATACACATTTATCTAGTTTCTTTACTGGTTCTACAGTAGAATCTATGATTAAAAAAGCAAAAGAGCTAGATACAGGATATTGTGTTTGTACCGACAACGGTTATTTAACCAATATCATGAAAGGCTATAGTAAGGCTAAACAGGAAGGTCTTAAATTTATTGCTGGCTGTGAGCTTTATTTTGTCGATAAAGAATGTGACATTATTAAAGGTACAAAAGCTGAACAAATCAAATACTATACAATTACTGTTCATGCCAAAACACAAAATGCTTACCAATTTCTTGTCAAAAAAATATCAGAAAAAAATAGAGACACAATCCAAATATTGGATCAAGAATATCCTACTTTTAACTGGAATGATCTAAAAGATTTTTCAACAAAAGAATTTACGGTATCTTTAGGTGGGCCACAGGATATCGTAACTAAAAACTTACTTGTTAACGAGCCTGTTGTCGGTGCAAAAATTTGTAAAAAACTCCATGAAATGTTTGGCAAAAATTTATACGGTTCTATCTTGCCAATGGAGTTAAATAAAAAATGGGTAACTTCTAGTATATTTACATTTGTCAATGGTGAAACGGCAACGCTTGATTCTTCGCTTATGGCAGAAACTAGCTACGCTAAAACATTTAGGGTATCACTAGAAGAAGTGGCTGAAAAACATGGCAAGCACAAATCTATCAAAAGAATATATGTAAATGGAATAGGGTATAATGTAAACAAAGATATTGTATCTGCCTGTAATCATAAAGATTTTAAAGATATTGATACCGACATATTTAAAAAGTACAATGATTTTATGATCATGCTGTCTAAAAAGTACGGGTTTTTATTGCTTATAAATGACTATTCATATTTTGCAAACAAAGACGATAAATTAGTTCAAGATTTAAAGCTTGGTGATGACTGTAGAATGTATACTAAACTATATATGAGATCAAATAACGATGTAAATGTGTACTTTAGTAAGCATTACCATGTAGATTTTATACAAACACTAACAGAAAATAGCTACAAGTGGGCTAGTAATTTTGATGATTTTAAACTTGAATACGACTATCAACTTGTAAAAGAGCACGACAATAATTTAAAAGCTACAATGGATTTAATTAAAAGTATCGGCAGATTTGACGAAAAAAATCCTGAGCATGTAAAAAGACTGAGACATGAAATAGAAGTCATTCATAATAATGGCAAGCTTGATTTGCTGCCATATTTTTTTCCAATTAGTAAAGTTTTAAATTATTATACTGATCAAGGACGTGTTGTAGGTCCTGCAAGGGGTTCTGCTGGCGGTTCTTTTCTCATGTATTGTATGGGTATAACACAGGTAGACCCTATTAAATACGGTCTATATTTTTCAAGATTCCTAACATTAGGACGTATTCTTAAGGGTACTTTACCCGATGTTGACGTTGATTTGCCTGACAGAGATTTGCTTATAGGGTCTGATGGGTTCTTTGAAAACAATTACAAAGACAGATGGGCACAGTTATCTACCCGTACTCTTATGAAACTTAAGTCAGCTATTAGAGATGTTAATAGGTTTAAATATGGATCGGTCGAGGATGAAATAGAAAAACTTGCCAAATCAATTGAGGCTACTCCGCAAGGTATATCAGATCAAGATTTTGTGTTTGGATATGAAGATAGTGATGGAAATCATATTCCAGGGTTGTTAGAAAAAGATTACAAGTTATTAAAATACACAAAAGAAAGACCTGACGAATGGGAAATTGTCAAGCGCACTCTGGGTATATCAAGACAAAATGGGCGACATGCGTGTTTTGCATCTGGTACTTTAGTGGACAGCAATGGTAAAGTTGATTTTATAGATTTAGCCCCAGAATTTGCTGATAATAAACCTATTAAAACATGGTATTCTGGAGTAAAAGATACTGTAGTTGTATCTATGAATAATGGAGTGTCAATTCAATGTACACCAGATCATAGGTTTATGGTTGGAGATAAAGAAATTGAAGCTAAGGATTTAAAAGGCGAAACTGTATCTTATAAACCATTTATTAACACTTCTGAAGATGGGGAAGTAGAAAGTGATATGGCTTTTGCTTTGGGGTGGTTTTTAAATGATGGGGCATATATAAAATCGGATAAAGATAGGTTTGAGTTTTATTTTACTCCAAAAAAAGATGATGCAGCAAAGAAAAGAATATTTAGTTGGTTAAATAAAAAAGGTTATAAAATAACATCTGATAAAAAAAGAAAAGATAAATATAAAACCTACAACCTTCCAGTAGAGTTTAAAATTAACCAAAAAACACATAGTAAAAGACTGCCTCGTGTTTTTTGGGAGTGGAACCTGAAGTGTCAAAGAGATTTTATGTGCGGTTTATTTAGTGCTAATGGATATTGTTTATCAACAAGACCTACTGTTGCAATTAAATTAACTTCTAAGTTATTAATTTCAGACATTGCAATTTGGTTAAATTCTCACGATATTAATACGAGTTGTTCTTATTCTAAACCCAAAGAAACCGAACACTACAATGGAGTTTATACAAGTAAATCCACAGCAACACTTTCAATACCGCATGTTACAAACAAAATTGCTTTTGAAAATTTAGTAGGTTTTTATCAAGATTATAAGTCTAAAAGACTAAGACAAATAATAGAAGATGCTAAATGGACAATATATAAACCAAATAAGATAAAATGTCTGTACATAGAAGATTATGGAAAATCTCCTGTATGGGATTTTAACGAACCCTTAGAAAATGTTGGATATATAAATGGAATTCTAGTTCATAATTGTGGATTTGTGTTGTCAGAAAAAGCTTTGACTGAGACTATTCCTTTAATGAAAGTTGGTGACAATGAAAACGTAACTCAATATGAGCCATCAGAAGTTGAGGCGGCTGGTCTAAACAAGTACGATTTTCTAGTTGTTAAGTGTCTTAATGATATTGAATTGGCATTAAAATATATTAACCACCGACAAGATTCGGATAAAAAATTAGAATCAGGATATTTTAATCATAAAGGTGGATATTGTTATATATGGGATTTACCCGAAGAGCCTGAAGTATTTCAAATGCTTGGCGAAGGCAAGACTGAAACCGTATTTCAATTAAATACTACATCGGTTACACCATTCGTAATGGAAATGAAGCCCAAAACAATCGAAGAATGTGCGGTTGTTACATCGCTTGTAAGACCAGGGCCATTAGACTTTGTTGATGAAAAGACAGGTCGTAATATGGCCGAAGAATATATCGAACGTGTACACGGTCGAAGTAAGGGTGAGATTGAAATCCTTAATAGACTTTTACCTGAGACTCAGGGTGTTTTTGTCTATCAAGAACAGGTTACAAAGCTTACCAAGGAAATGACAGGGTGGGACGACGAGAAAGCCGAAGATGTTCGTATTGCCGTTGGTAAGAAAAAACTAAGAATGATTCAAGAGCTTAAACCTCAATTTATTGAAGCTTCTGTTAACAATGGTATTGTTGATGAAAAAACAGCGACAGAAGTTTGGGGAATGATTGAGACATTTGGTAGATATGGTTTTAACAAATCACACGCTGTTGCCTATGCCATGATTGCATATGCTTGTGCATATTTAAAACATCACTATCCATTAGAATGGTGGGCAGCTGTACTGTCAAATGCAGAAGAGAAAGAAATCACAGAAGTATTATGGCCACATGTTAGGGGTATTTTATCGCCACCAGATATCAACTTGTCAAAAGAAGAGATGGTGATTGATTATAATTCTGGCACTATTAGAAGTAAACTATCGGTATTAAAAGGGCTTGGAGAGAAAGTAGCTAATAAGATTACAAATGGTAGACCTTATAAGGATATACAAGATTTTGTAGATAAAAAAGCTGTAGGCCATTCTTTAACACTTAAACTAATACATGTAGGTGTTTTAGATAGTCTTTTTAAACCTGACTCTAACTTGATGGAAAAAATGCAAGAGTTTGAAAACGCTGTAGAAGTTTATAAATATAAAGATAAAATTATGAAAAAGTCTGAAAATGAAGTTTATTGGGATCAACCCATTGATAAATTTATTCAGGCTGCAAAAGAGCATCCTAAAACTTCACGCTGTAAACATGTCATTAAAGAAGGCAAGATTGATGAGAAATATATTTTTATGAATCGAGTCAAAGATTTTATATTAAAAAAATCGATATTCCCAACAATGCCAATACAGCTGACGGATATCATCAAAAAAAATTGTAAAACTGTAAAAATTATAAACACTAGCGTTTCAAGCTTTGCTATTAGTAGTTATGGCAAAGAAACAAGACTGATTAATGGCAAGGCCTATCAAAATATTAAAAATATTGAATATCAACCTGACAGCGATAAAATCATAGAATTCTGTGTGGCAGCGTATGTTGTTGAATCTAAAGAGTTTTCTTATAAAAATGGTGAGAAAAAAGCTCTTAAATTAATTGTTGATGTTGATGGATATTTAGATGAGTTGGTAGTATGGCCTGATTATGAAACGGGTGTTTTGAAATATCCAGATAACTTGAGTAAAAATTCTGTAGTATTTTTGTTTATGCGTAGAAGAATGAACAAAGAAAATTATCACACAAATATTGAAGATTTAATAGTAGAAGATATTGTTTAAAAAAATGTGTGATATTATATTTTTAATAGGAGGTAACATTGTTAGATTTAAAAACAAAGTTAGAATCTAAACAAATATCTAAAGATTGTTTTTTGATAACATATATTACATATGATGAGCAAAATTATGTTTTAGAAATAAATTATAAATCGGGTAGGTTTGTTTCCGAAAAACAATTTCCAAACAGCTATAATGGAATTGTAAACATGGAAGAAGAAATAAATTTATACAAAAATGAAGAAGATGTTAGAAAATATTTTGATATTATATGATTTTATAAAGTTTATATTTAGAGAATTAAGCCATATTTTACTGGCCCTTTTGTTGACCAGTACTATTGTTTGCTTTTTTATTTTAGCTGTGTATGGTATTATAGTTGTACAAAAATTTATATAGGAGTATTTAATGTTAGAACAAATTTTAGATGAAATTAACAAACAAAAACAAATTGCAGAAACTGATCTTAGCCAAGTAAGTCCTAGAGCTTATCCTTATAAAAAAGGACAAGTAGATTCTGCCAAGAACAAACTTGAAGGCCTTTACATTGATTATAAAAACGAAATTTTAAACAGAGCTGTTTTTATACTGGTAACTGGTAGTGAGTCTGAATCATTTGGAAATATTGCCAAACAAGACTTTGGGTGCTTTTCAATCTCTGGTGAAACTCTTGCAAAAGAAATTGTAAATGATATCCATCCACAGCTTTACAAGGGTAAAACTGTTAACGCTTCTATATTTGATGTCGTAGATAATGTGCTTGAAAAGAAAATGAAAGCGTTAGATGTCTTGTCTTATAACTCCTTAATGTTCAATTCTAAATACCAAAGGGTTGTAAAAAATGAAGATGAGATGGTTTTAGTAGTTAGAGATGCTCTCAATGATATTGTTGGTGGAGAGGTAGTAGCTCTTGATGCACTAGAAAGAACAGCTCAAGAAGCTGTAAATAAAAATTATAGATCAAAAATTGTACCTATTTTGATTTATTCAGAGGATTTTTCCTTGATTCAAACATTATCACGTGATATTATAAAGATCAATCCTAGAATTGTCAGGGTTATAGCTGGCGATTCTGATTTAGAGGATTTTAATACAATTGCAAATTTAACAGATGTTGACTCAGAAGGAGTTGGCGAAGCCTTGAAGAAAATAGCCGCAAACGCTTAAAGGAGAATGGCATGAAACTAGGAAAACCAAAGTACGAACAAAGCAGTAAGAACTATTTTGCATTTAGAAAAGATCAGAATACGTTCATTTTAAGAATTCTACCACCAATGGGTGAGCTTGCTGACGCAGGAAAGTGGTCTGTTTATCACAAAGTTGAGTTTGGATACAAGACTTCTGATAACAGATTAAAACCATTTCTATCACCTAGAGTTGTTAATTACCAAGGTATGGTAGAGGTTGAGTCTGAAGCTCACAAAAGAAGAGAAGGTCTAAAAAATCAGGCTGATCAAGCAAAAGATTCTGGAGATACTGCTACTGAGCAAAGATGCAGAGAACTTCTTAGACAATACAATCAAGACGCTAAACACTACATGAACGCAGTTGATTTGCAAGGTAATGTAGGTCTATTTAAAATTGGTCACAGAGGATACCAAGCTCTTAAGGCTGAAATTGATAGGCTTAGAAGTGAAGGTGTAGACCCTATTGGTGTTGAAAACGGAAGATATCTTGTATTTAATAGGTCAGGAAAGGGTAGGGATACTCTTTACACTGTTACAGAATATAAGCAAAAACAAGAAATTGATGGCCCTACAGGTAGAATTGTTGTAGACGCACCTTTCCCTCACAGCTTAACAGATTCTATTCTGTCTAAGCTTGAGACTGATGCATTTGAGCTTAATAAAGTTTACCCTTCTGTAACTGCTGAAGAAGAGTACAGAATTGTACACGAAGGCCCATCTGCTGTTGATGAGATTCTTGGAAACTCTAAAAAAACTAGCCAAGCTTCAAGCACAGAAACTCAACAAGAGTTAGGACTTGTTTCTCAGTCTACAGAAGCTACTACACAAGCAACTGAGCAAATTGTTAGTACTAATACTGCTGATACGACTATCAGTACAAACACTAGTGAGACTACAACTCAACAAGTTGTTGCACAAGCAACTCAAGAGCAGCCAGCCGCTAATGGTGGTGATTTATCTCAGATGAGTGATGAAGACTTTTTCAAAGCGGTAGAAAGCGGTAACATCTAATGAGTGAACAAAATAATGGGACAACTATGGTTGTCCCTGCTTTTAGACATTGTCCAGAGCTTAGACTACAAATGTCAGGTTGGGAAGTAGCTATGAAGCGTTTTCCAGAAGCCAAAACACTTGTAGCATCTAACTACCTTGATCTTGAATTTACTTTTCAAGAAGCTTGGAGAGAATCAAAAAGAAATGCAATCCAGGTTGGTGATGCTCTAAAGAAAGCTAGACAAAATGTAGAAGAAATTAAATCAGACATTATTTTTGAAGAAATACCAAAGCTTATGGAAACTATGCCTAAAGGTATAACAGGTAATGCTCAATTCAGAAATGCTGTTATTGCAAGAAATGAAGACTACAAAAAAGCACAAGAGCATGTTGAAAAACTTGAAGCAATGTTAGAGCATTTTGAATCACATATGAAGATAATGGAAAACACTTCCAGGTTTCTAAAGAAGCAAATGGATTACTTTAGAACAAATGGAATCACTACGAGGTAATATTATGACTGAATTTTTAGTAAAATATTTGTACGGTAATAATACTCATTATAGTTACAAAACATTTGATACGTCAGAAAAAGCTATTGATTATATGTTGGAATTAAAAACTAAAGATACTAAAAAAATCAAACTATACCAAACACAAGAGGTAGAGGTTGAGTATAAAGTAGAAATAAAAGGGTTAAAATCCCAAATTAAAGAGTCTGCTTTAAACAAAATTCTAAAAGAATATAATGAGGAATCAAAATGAACGCAAAAAAAGCAAGAAAAATCAGAAAACAACTTGGAATGACAAAAGAAAATCTTAGACAAGCTGAGTACGGTGCTTTAAAAACTGTAAAAAAAGTTGTTTATTTCAGAGATGGTTTTGGACAGCTTTTGCCTCCCAAAGAAGTTGTGAGACAGGTTGTTGTAAACAAAAGTAAGTATTTTTATAGAAAAGTAAAGAAACAGCTTAAAAAAGGATTCTAAAATGGCAGAGAACAAATGGTTAAAACAATTAAGGAAAAGCGATGCAGCTGTAGATAATAACTATGATGCTTTTGCTCCAGAAAATTGTACATACACACCTAGTCCGTATGTGAATTGGATTTTTGCAAATAAGTCCCATGGTATTCCAAAAGGTTCTGGTGTTTTACTTTTTTCTGAGCCTAAAGCTGGTAAGTCACTGTTATCACAAGCTATTGCAGGGCAACTGCATGAGGATGATGGTGAAGGTATTGTGTTATATTTTTCTACAGAAATGAAGGGTAAATATCAAAAAGGTTTTTTTGGAAATGTTGACCCTAACAGAATTGTTACATATGACACGTCTGACCCTAGAGATGTTTTTGATTATCTAGCTGACGAAGTGCAACCAATGGTACAAGATGGTATGCCATTAAAAATGGTTATTATAGATTCTCTTACGGCAATCGGTGGTATTAAAGCTGAAGGTCGATCAGTAGGAGATCACTTGATTGGCGATAAAGCTTTGACAATTACTAGAGGTCTTGATAGAATAATTCCGTTTTTTAAAAAACATGGGATTACATATATTACGGTAGCTCAAGTACGTATGAATATTGGTGAAATGTACGGGCCTGATGTCAAAGCAGCTGTGCCAAAAGCGTGTGAGCATAATCACGAATATTTCTTATCAGTAAAAAAAGCAGGGTCAGCAGACGATAAAAAAGATATTTCTGGACAATCATTTGAAGGAGAAATCAAAGATGCCAGAGGTAAAAAGGCTGTAACAGGACATAAAATTTACGTTAAAATGGAACAAAATTCTGTGGGACAAGCTGGTAGAACGGCTAAAGTTACACTAGATTATAAAAAAGGTTTTATTAATCAGCACGAGGAAATCTTTGAGCTTGGCGTAAATACTGGTATAATTGAAAGACCTAATAACGTAACTTACGTTTATGAAGGTGAAAATTATAAAGGTAAAAAAGCTATGGCACAAGCTATTGCTGACGACCTTGAAATGGGACAAAGAATTTTAGATCAAGTAAAAATGCTAGATGCATAGATGCCTTCTGATCCGGTGGGCTAGGAAAGTCTCTAAGCTGTTGAGTGGAGAGGCCAAAAGAGGATGTGGGTTTAGACTCTTTTATTTTGCGGAGGAAATATGTCAGAAAAAAAATACCTTCGGGATTTACCCGATTCAGATGTCGTAGACAATATGAAAATAGATTCTCAAGATTATTTTGAGCTTGTATACATGAGACATCGTTATTTCAGAAATTCTACAAATCCAACGCCAGAAAGACTTGCTCAATTTGAAGAGATGCTGTGTAATATTTCAGATAAGTTTTTTATCAGAAATTATCAGCTATTTAATGAAGTAGGCTTTGAAATGGAAGACCTTAGAAACATTGCAAGAGTACATACCGTGTCTTTTATTTCCATGAGTGGTCTTGCTGAAAATCCTGATTTGATGGAAAAGTTTATACTAAAACACAAAAAACAATACGGCCAAGATAGTGAGCCTGATAAAATGGATGTGTTCAGACAGGAATGTTATAATCTAAGTAGATTTTTAAATCAAAGAATGCAAGAAGTTGCCAGATTCTCAAAAGGTAAAAATAAAAATATAAGAGGTACAATAAATAAACAATTGTTTTTTATAGGCAATGCAAAAAACAATCCTTCAGATGTTGACCTTGCTAGATATCCAGAAGTATACGGATATAAAAGGATTAGTAAAAAAAGATATAAGGAAATACTAAAAGAAAACGACATAAAAAATAACAAGACAAGATTTTTATACAAAGATAACCAAATGGTTAGAGCTGTTTATCTTACTGGAAATCATTTGACAGCTCAGGATATCAAAGACTTAGGACTTGATCCTAGAGATAATGTGTATTATGGAAACCCCGAAACAAATTTAATAATAATGGAAAACGAAAATATTATTAATGTTTTAAAAAAATAATGTGATATTATATAATTATGAGCGATTCTAACAAAGAACATTTTGTTTCAAAAGAAAAATTCAAAGAAGCTTTGAAAAGTGAGTACGAAGAAAGCTTAGAACTTCAAAGAATTGACGAAGAAAACAAAAGAATGTATTCTGAAATTCGTCATAAAGAATTAAAAATAAGAAAAACTAAAATAGATGAGGCTACAGAATTACAAGAAACAATCGAAGAAGAAAATTTATTAGATAGAGGTTTTGATATCAATGAATCTTACAAAGATTTAGAAGATCGTAAAAATGCTCTCACTTTTATTGATGAAAAAATGTCTAAAAACTTTATTTGCGCTCCCGGTAGTTTGATGGTAGTATGCTCTCAAACAAATAATGGTAAATCCACTCTTACAGCAAAAATAGCCGAAACATTAATAAATGAAGATAAAAGAATTTTAATTTTATCTAACGAAGAAAAAGAAACAGATATTAGAGCTAGAATTTCTTGTCTAAGACAAACAGTTTCTTTTGGTGATTACAAAACAAACAAATGCACAAAAGAAGAAATCCAAAAAGTTACAAATGACATAATGCACCTTTCTAATAATAAAAAGTTAATTGTAATATCTCCTAAAAATTCAAAGGACGCATACAGGGTAACAACTGTAAAAGGTGTAATGTCTACTTTGAATAGTGCAAAAGGTAAATTTGATGCTGTTATTATTGATTACTATACCAATATAAATAGAAATCAAGAAGTAAAACAAGATGCTTGGACTGTTAATAATGAGCTTGCTACGGAATTAAATATTTTTAAAGACTCATCACCTTTTCCAATTATATTATTTGCACAATGTAAGGGTGTTAAATCTGATAAAAAAATAGAAAACAAAGGCCAGATTGATTATGCTTCTTCTCAGCCGCAGTATAGATGGATAGGTGGCCAAAGTATTCTTATGTATGCTACTGATATTATTGAGTTAACAAGAGATTTTGACAATAGTTGCTCATGGCTTTACGGTCATAAAATACGTTTTAGTCACGAAAATTTTCAACCATTACAATACTTAGCTTTTGATAAAAAAATGCAAAGGTACATAGACCCTAGTGCTGAGTGGGATGCTAAAGTTACAGCAGAAAGGGCAAAAAGAAAAACTCAAGATGATATTAAAAAATATGGCTTGGATAAAATTGGGAAAGACTAATGAATTATACAGTAGAAAGTGCTAGGAAAGAATTGTTTGAATTATTACACAGAGTTCCTGAGTTAAGAGATTACCAACAAACTCTATCTGAAGCTATGGATAAAGTTGAAAACACAGACAGGCTTAGAGTTTTAAGTGTATTTTTACAATACAATCTTGCAGATTTAAAATTTGAATTATTAGAATTACAAAGGTTATTAGGTGAAGGAAGTAACTAAGCAGTTTTTAAATTTATTTTTTGATCCGGGGGAACAAATTTGTTTCTCTTCAAATCCATATGCCTATCCTAGTGAACCTCAAGAAAATATTGACGAAGAAAAAACTGTATTGGTTGCAATGAATCCAATTACAGGTCAAAGGTGTGATCAAAACGTAACAACATATAGAACTTTTATGATTGAATGTGATGACATATCAATTGCTCAACAATGGGATTATGTAAAAAGTATGAATTTTCCATTCTCATACTGTTGTCATTCTGGTTCAAAGTCTTTACACTTTGCCTTGGTATTAGATCGTGAAGTTCCTGGCGAACAAATTTATAGATTTACATATCAATGGATTTTAAACATAATGACTCAAGCCGATCAAAAAACAAAAAATCCAAGTAGGTCTGTAAGGTTTCCGGGGGTTATCAGGCCTGAAACTGGAAAAGAACAAAAGATTGTTCATATGGGCAAAAGAATAAGTTTAGATGAACTACATGATTGGCTAAACAAACATCCTGCTAAAGCTCCAAAACCACTTGTTAAAAAGCATAGAAACCACACGGGAATACCTAAAATATCTGGTATCAAAAGATGGGCTAAAGATATTCTAGAAGAGGGTGTGCATAATATGGAAGGCTCTAGGAATCAAATGTGGATGTCAATTGGATGTGAGCTTGCATTAAATGGATTTGGATTGGATAATACAATACACGTATTAGAGGGTTATTTTGAAGAACAATCAGATTTTAAAGAAAGAGAATGGTTAACAGCTGTTAAATCAGGATGGAATTATGCTGACAAAATATCTGTGTGAGGTAAAAAATGAGTGATGAAACTTATCACAAATTTAAAAAAGATGATGTCGATCAGTTTATGGACAATGACATATATCTTCCTACTAGAACTATCTATATGGGTAGTACTTATTACGATACTTATGAAGGAGAATCAGGGGTTGATTTTAGCATGGCTGAACAAGTCATTAAAACCCTTCACATTTTAGATAATCAAGATGCAGAATCTAGAAAAGGAAACAAGCCTATAACTATCATAATGAATAATCCGGGCGGTGAAGTTTATCACGGCCTTGCAATATATGATGCTATTAGAAACTGTAAAAACCACATTACCATAAAAGTTTATGGTCATGCTATGAGTATGGGGTCTTGGGTTTTACAAGCAGCTGATTCTAGAGTTATGAGTGAAAACTCTAGAATTATGATTCATTACGGATACGATGGGGCAAATGCTCACTCAAAAACAGTTTTAAAATCAGCGTTAGAAAGCGAAAAAATTAACGAGCTTATGGAAGATGTTTTTCTTGAAAAGCTTGAAAATGTAAAAATAACTCAAGAAGAATATTTAAATTTAATAGGTAAATATAAGCAAGCTTTAAAATTACACTCAGGATCAAAAAGAAAATTAATAGAAATTAATAGAGAAAAACTAGAGTGTATGCTTAATTTTGATACGTTTATTGATGCTGAAATGGCGTTGAAATTAAATCTAATTGACAAAATAGAAAAACCAAAAGGGAGTTAAAAATGGAAAATTTTATTAATTTTTTAACAAGCATGACGTTGGAAGATTTACTAATTGCTTTTGGGGTTTCATTTCTGGTTGTAACTGTTGTCAATGGGGTTTTAAGGGGGATTGGCTCTGTCAAAAAAATAAAAAAAGAAATGAAAGAATTAGAAAAAAATAAATGTAAAGATACTCATAACTGGTTTGATATGGATGTTATGGGAAATAAAACTGTTGTATGTCGTGATTGTTATTGGAGTCCAAAACATGAAGGGTACGTAAAAAAAATATTTGTTGATGCAGAATTAAAACGCATAGAATTTGAAAAAAAATTAAAAGCATACGAAGAAAAGACTTTGCAAAGTATATGTCAAGAGTATAATATCGATGAAAATGATATGGATAAAATTTATGAAAAATTACTTAGTATTAAAAAGGATTTTACAATTAAACAACTTGAAGAGTCTTTAAAAGACATATTAGGAGAAGATAGTGATAGAGTATGATTTCAGTTGGGGTGAACCGTATTGCGTTAGAGAAGCTTTAAAACATTATTATAAAAGAAGGGTTGCAAAACCTATAGATATAGATTCTATAATGTACTCTCCAGACCCAGGCAATCCAAAACTGATAGATTATACCAGACAATTTGTTGAGCAATGCACTGGAGTAAAATATAATTATATTATAATAACTCACGGAACAACGAGTGCAATCAATATTGCCCTGAGAGTTTTTGCTAAGGAAGGAAGAGATGTGTGTTATACGCACAAATATTACTTCCCTTATTATCCCGGTATAATAGAGAAAAACAATTATGAACATAAAACAGGACTTTACAGGCAACACAAACAGCAGCTTAAACATCCTAATACGGTCGGTATTGTGGATAGCCCATCTAATCCTGCTGGTGATTTACTTCTTTATTCTGATGTTGGCAACAATATTATCTGGGATAGCGTATACCATAATACTGTGTATGTTAACGATATACCAGTTAAGCCAGACCACAGAGTAAATTGCGGATCATACAGTAAAGTTTTTGGACTTACGGGCGCAAGAATTGGGTGGATAGCTACAAATAACAAACAAGATTACGATAATTTTTTAGCTGAAAGTGTGTACGAAAATTGTACAATGCCCTTTCTTAGTCAAGACTTAATAATAGACGTGTTTGACAATACAGATTTGGATAACTTTTTAAGATCAGCAAAATATAGGGTAAATAATAATAGAGAAATGTTTGATAGAATTTGTTATTTATTTGATGGACAGGCCGTTCCTAATAATGGCATGTTTTATTCTGCATGGGCTACGCCTTATGTGTGCAGATTGTTAGACAAACTAAATGTTAAAAGTGTAGAAATAGATAAACAAAATAAAAACAAGTACTTACGTTTTAATTTAGCACAGACTAATGATTTGACAAAAAAAGCTATTCGTTATATAATTAAAGAGGATAGAATTTGATTGGAGGATAAATGAAAATTTTATTAATCTTAATTACATTAACAAGTTGTGCATTGCCATCGCCAGCATCTAGAAGTAATAAAAATAAAACCTTATTATATCAAGAAAAATTAAAAAAATGTACTATAGAGTTGATCGGTAAGCACGGTGTTGAGGCAGAAAAATCTGTAAAAGTTTGTAAAGACATTTACAAGGCAAAATAATGAATGATTTTAATAAAGGTATAGAGTACGCTTTTGATTATATAGAAAAACATATGTATGGATATGTTGTAAACGGACAGTTTAAATCTGCTGTTTTAAAGGAAGAGCTAAAAAATCTTAGAAAAAAAATACCTATAAAATGTGATTTTTGTCCAAAACCATGTGAGCAACCGCATTGCTGTACAATAATAAGGAGTAAGTGTAAAAATGAAAGCAACAATTGAGTTTGATTTAGACGATCCAAGCGATAAAAAAGCACATCGTAGATGTACAAATGCTACTAATGCTTATATTGCATTTCATGATATTGACAATTTACTTAGAAATATTATAAAATATGATTCCGACATTAAACCTGGTAGTAAAATATGCCTTCCTGAAGGCTATCACGTAATTAGCAAAGAAGAATCTGCTGTATTACATCAGTTTGCAATGAATATTAGATTCAGTATTGGAAAAATTCTTGAAGAAAATCAAGTAGATATGGATGATCTTGAATGAGAATTTTAAAAGAAATAACTAGAAGACTTGTAATATTTTATGTGATATTAATAGGGTGCCTATCTTTAAGTAGAGCATTAGAAAAATATTTAACAATTGAAGAAGGTGTTCCAAAATACATTACTGGACATATAAATATGTTTTCTTTTTTGTTCTTGCTAATATGGATTACAGGACATTTAAAGTTTGAACCCATAAGGTAAATATGTACACTTACAAATTAGACATTACAAATATTTATGACGGTGACACTCTAAATGGAGTTGTTGATTTAGGCTTTAATATTCGCATGGATATTAAGGTAAGATTAGCCAGAATTAATACGCCAGAAATTAGAACAAGAGATGCTGAAGAAAAAAAGCGTGGATATGAGGCGAGAGATTTTCTGAGAAAAACCATAAATGAGCATATAGAAGAAGGCTATAATATATTGATTGAGACAAAAGAAAAAGGAAAGTATGGCCGCTGGGTTGGAGAAATAATTATACATGATGGGATAGCAAGCATAATGAATATAAACGATCTTCTTGTAATGGAAGGTCATGCAGAGTATAAGGAGTATTAATGCACAAACCAGACAGATGGGTGATTGTAAAAGTTCCAGGTGGGGCTAAGGTTTTAGGAAGCTGGTCAGGAGGTTATCTTGATGGCGACTCTTGGAGACTTTCTTCAGGGCTTGAAAGAATCGAAGAAGATGGAGACTACTATCTAATGCACAACTACTCAGGTTCTATTTACAAATGCCATAAAGAAATGGAAGGTATGAACATGGTAGCTTTGAGTATCTTTAATCAACTGAAAGGAATGGATGAAAGTGTTGAGCAGATTAGTGTAGAGGAATTTAATGAAGAAAAGAAGTGAAATGGTAAAACTAATGGTAGAAGCTGGTGATTCAGAATTTGTACTTACCTTAGAGCAAATTGCTGATAGAATGTTAACTTCTTGTGAAGAAGTGGGGATGCTACCTCCTTTTGATAGAAATATAGAAGAAAGTAAGGTTGGATATGGGGCTGCTTATTTATCGGACGAAGAAGTTAGATTAAGATACATAAAACATTTTTGTCGATGGAAGCCAGAGGATGAGTAGAATGTTACTAAAATTACACGCTTGGATATACAGAAAATTTGGCATTTTTACAAAATATGCAAGAAAGAAAGAGAAGGAATATATGGAAAGTTTAGGAGATGTTTCTGATGTTGAAAAAAATATATTTATAGGATGTTGGCAAGCTAAAAACGGATTTTATAAAACATCTAAACAGTTGAAAATAAAATTAAAAAAGAAGGCAAAGATTCATGAAAATAAATTTGATTAAAGATGGACTAGAAAGAATGATGGAGTTAGACAAGTGTGATTATGGTGTTTGTATGGATGCTCAAAATGCAATTAATGATCTAGAACATATTATAAGAGAGACTTTGTGGATGGCTAGAAGATATGCTGATGGTAGATTTACGTATGCTCCTGAAACAGTTAATAAATGTATAGATTTAGCCCTTGAACTTGGCATTGATCTATCTGGTCCACCTGAAGAAATGTATGCAAAAGATGGTATGTTTGGGAATTGGAACCCTTCACTTGGAGAGTTTGAAAATGAATAGATTTATAATTAGACCGGAAGATTGGAAAAATCATAAATATCAATTTTTTAAAAAAGAACAATTAACACTTGCTATTTTACAAGATAAGGGTGCGCCCGTAAAAGGCACATTTCTTTTAAAAGCAGATACAGACGGTTATATATGGGAAAGGGAGAGTGACAAAAGAGATAATTGTGAGATTTTTTATGTCAAAAATAAATTTAATTAAAAAAATATTAAATGATATAATTTTGTTTTTTTATTTTTTTACAATATTAACAGTACAAACTTCAGTAAGTGTATATAAATCATTAAGGAGCTTTTATGGAAAGAAAAACATTTGAAGAGTGGATGGACGGCTCTGAGGATAGATATACTCCAGAACAAGTTGATATGTTTAAAGCTTGCTGGGAGCATACGGTTAATACCAGAAAATTAACTGAAAAACTTGGCGATAGACTTGAAACAGAACGATGGTATATTGATTGGATTAATTCTGTAGCGTGGGAGTTGGGTAAATGAGTCGCACAACACATGTTTTGTATTTAATTATTATACTGTCATTATATGGAATGGTTAGTAAGTATCAAGATAAATATAATGAATGTAAAAAAAAGTATTATAAAACTTACGACGATCTTTTAAGTTTAAAATTGAAAGATAACAAAGCTATGAAAGGATGGTCTTTGTGTTTATCTGAAAAAGCTGATGAGACACATTTAAAAACAGTTTGTGATAACCAACTCTATGATCTTAGAGATTGGCTTAGAAAATGTAAGTGCAAATGCACAGGATTTGGAGTGAAATAATGAACGAAAACGAAATACCAGACGCAGAAGCTTGGAGATCGTTACAAACAGAATGCCCTCATTGTGGTCAAGTACAAGACATTGAGGAATCGGATTTAGGGGAAATTGTTCCCTGTTATATGTGTGAAAAACCCTTTATACCCGTGGAATAGTATGACTGTAAAAGAATTTATTGAATATTTAGAAGAGTTTGAGCAAAATAAAGAGATTGTTTTCTTTGAAATATCTGATTTATATGATATGCTGTTAGTAGGCATTGATTCTGACAGTAAGAATGTCTACGTAAATGTCAAGAATATGATCAGGGGAGAACCAAAGGAGCCTTTGCAATGAACTATCCAGTACCTATGCCAACACCTAGAGAAAACGCTAAATTTATGGATAATGTGCGTTTAAATAAGTTTATAAGCGAGTTTCAGCAAATGATTGCTGTAGCTATGGGATTTCACGGTGCAACACCAGATCAACTTCCTAAACGTCTAAACGGCAACCCTTTTGGTACTAAGGGGCATTTTAATCATCCGTGTACTATATGGGTAAGAAAAAACAGGTCAAATTTCTTACATATGTGTAGAAGTACGCTAGAGTTTTTAAACGAACATTATAGGCGTGGTGGCAAGGGTCATGCTAACGCTCGAAACAATATTAAACTTGCAATGGCTTTTGCCAAAAACATCCCTGCTGGAGCTAGAACAGAATTTCCTAACTGTGCAGCACACGATAGTTTAGGACTTAATTACAAACACGTCAAAGATGTACATGCTGCTTACCAGGCCTACATTAATGATCGCTGGGATATGGACGCTAGAGAGCCAAGGTGGACTTATGCTTAGTTTACAAACGCTCACATTGATTGTTTCTTTATGTCAGATTAGTGCGTTGGAAGACAACAAAAGTAAATGGACAGAACTTAAGAATGTAGAAAAATATCAATTAGAATGTAGAGTCTGGTACATGGATTGTATTAAAAAAGAAATAGCAAATGATCGTATAGAAAAATGTATGAGAAAGAGGTTAAAATGATTGAAATATTACAAGTAATTATCCTGGCCTGTCAGGTCGGTAACGGATTTAAAGTTATCAAACAGGTTGATAAGTATCAAAAAAAATGTCAAAAACAGCTGATTGAGTGTGTTGAAAAAACAAAATATTCAATGTATGGGGTTGAGATCGGAAAAAGGTGGAGTCCAGATAGACTTTCCGAGTGTATAAAGGATAAAGAGTAATGATAGACAGATACACATCGATAGATGATTTGTCATGGTATTTTGTCTGTTATAATGACGGAGAATCTATATGCTCTATTGAGATGGCTTTTGATGAAGATGTATTTGTACCATCGCTGGTTAAGAAGCAAATTCAAAACACAAATAATTTAAAATATTGTTGTCTGGTAAATTGGAAAAAAATTACATCACAACAAATTAGCACTGAGTCAAAAGTTAATTTTGAAAAATACTTAAAGGATCGAGTATGATAGATTTGATAAATAAAAAAATAATTGAAGCTAAAAAAAATAAAGATAAATTTACAGCAAATGTTTTTGTTTTATTAAAATCTGAATTTTTAAACAATGAAAAATCTAAAAATAAAATTGACGAAACAGAACTAATAAAAAAATATGCAAAAAAACTAAGTAAAACATTAAAAATGTATGAAAATACAGACAAGTACGAAGACTTGGAAAAAGAATATAATTTAATTAAGGAGCTTTTACCAAAGCAGCTGTCTGAAGAAGAGACTAGAAAATACGTAAAAGAATATTTAAAACAAAATCCTTCTAGTGAGGTAGGTAAAACGATAGGTTCTATCAAGAAAAAACTAGACAATGTAGACGGAGCTATCCTAGCTAAAGTTGTTAAAGAGGTAATTCAGGAGAATAGCTAATGAGCTACCAAGATAAAGATACTTATTGGCATGATAGAAAATGCATCAACGGAAAACCTCGAAGTAATAATCGAAATATTTATACAGCTTATTCAAAATACTTAACAGAAAAATCCGATCATATAACCGATTCTAAACGAAAATTAGCTTTTGAAAAATGTGTCAAAAGTTATAGTCCATTAAAAATAAACAGATTGCCAGACAAAGAAGAGCCGCCTATGTCAAAAGACGAAGTTATAGGGATGATTTCTTTGGGGTATTTGGGGATTGAAGATTTAGAAAAATCACACTGGAACTTTTGTAATTTTGACGATTATCAACCTGAAAAATTATCCGTAATAAATGTATTAAAAGCTTTAATAAAGTTATTTCAAATAAGAAAAGAACACAGAAATTATTTCTGGCAAAATAGAATAAAAGAAGTTTATTGCTTGACTTTTTTACTACCTTTATGGGATATTTTTTATGTCAAAAAAATTAACAATAAAAAAGTAAGTAAATTAGAAACTGTTGCCTTTTATTTAAATGCACTTATGGTAATATATAAAGGCAATAAAAGCAGCAGAATGCTACTGTGGCTACAACTAAAAGATATGAATCATTTTTTATCTAAAGTAGTGCCAGAGAAAAAATGGATAAATAATTACTTTGAAGAAGGACATCCATTTAGATAGAACTAAGCACTAGGCTCTCTGTTTATTTTTATAAACATATTACATGCTACATTTTTAGGTCTTGTTTCATCTCCACCAGAGGGATTTATAGTAGGTGTACCACGACCTTGAAGGTCTACATCCAAGTATCTATCTGCTCCAGAAGAGCCTCCACCTTTGTCGTATCTAAAAATATCAGACGTAGTATGTGCGTGACTTTTAAACTCATCAGCCTGACTACTACCTAATGTTCTTGTGGCAAAATCAGGGTCAACACCTTCCGTTGTATCTAAACCTCTTAAAAACTGCCCTCTAGCATCAGGAATATTGTGAGAAGTAACCGCATCACCTTCTTTTAAAATAGCATAATCACTACCTATAACATCTCTACCATCACATAAAACCCATGTGTCGTCATGTTCAGCCTGGAATTCTGCCTCTGTAAGAAACGATTGTTTTACATCGCCAATCTTCCAAGTACCACCTGTTTCAATATTGTTAACTCTTGGAGTCAAAGGATTTGTTGCCATTATTATTCTCCTATAATTTAATTATATAATTTACTGTTACGTTTTTAGGGCGAGTTTCATTATCGTTTGTTTTAGCTGGGTTTGGAGATGTTGAAGATGCAGAGTCAAAAAGTAAAGTTCTACCACCTGTTCCAGCTTGAGTTGAAACCCTATTACCTACAGTCCCACCTTGGTTGAAAACCCCTTGGAAAATACCACCAGAACCGATACTATAAGGTATTGTGGCTTCAGGATAAGTCTGACCTGTAATCCTTTGCATGGCATCTTCTGTATAAACACCTACATCTAAATCTCCATCGGGATTTCCCTTGCCATCTATCGCATTTCTGCCGTAATCTTTGCCTCTTAAAAACTGCCCTCTCATATCTGGAAGATTAAATGTGGTAGAACCGTCACCAACTCCCCACAACTCACCAATTGCAGTAAACAATTCTGCATAATCAGTTCTACTGACAGGATCACCGTTGCATATTGCCCAGCCAGCAGGAGCTGTTGCACCAGCAAACGGTAAAACTGTACCAGCTGGTACATAGGTAAATTGATCTGCTTTAGTTCCTCGTGATAAACTTCCCATTATTATTCCTTAAAAATTGGTTACATAACATCTACTTTGTAACGTAAATCTTATATTTTCTATATCATCATTTATAGTTTCTGTTTTGGTGACTTTATGTTGAAATCTTGCTGGAAATATAATTGCCATTCCAGGTTTATATTCATAAGTAATTGTTTCAAAATTATCACCTATAATCCTTTCATTTTCACCTAAACCGCACCTATTACTCAATACAAAATCTCCACCTTTAAATCCTTCAATATTTGATAACATTATATTGGCAGTTGTTACGCCTAAATCTCTATGCCAATTATAAAAATCTCCATCTCTAAACCCAGCAATAACAGCTTGATCAAAATCTGTTTCATTCATATAAGAAAAAATTGAATCAGAACCTGCGCTGTCATAAAAATCTCTAAGTTCTTTGCTCCAAAGCTTTTTTCCAATTATTTCTCTTAATATATAAGATTCATTCTTTTTTTCCATGTAATAGTAATAAGGGTCTATATTTAAACATTTTTTTATATTATGATTAACATGACTACCATTAATCTCATCAAACCAATAGCCATCATGAAAATAATCTTGTAAATTTTTTAATTCTTCTAAACATAAAGCCATTTCTTCTTTTGAAAGAAAATCTTCTACAACTAAATGTTTGACAGGTTTTTCAACTATTTTAAGCTTCATATTTTGTTACATCCACTCTTGCTACTTCTTCCCAATCTAATTCATCAATCACAAAATCAATATATACCCTTGGTATCCGGGGAAAATCTTCAGGTATTTCGTCATTATAATCAGCTGGGTCTATATTGCAATGCAAATACTTTTCCCAAGTTTTACATTGATTATTTGTATAATTACTTTTGGCAATTTTTATTTGTTCAATTTGCTCACTTGTATAGTTAGCTTGCAATTCATCATATTCCATTGTAGGCCAACCAAACCAATCTTGTCTAATTTTATCTTTATAAACGCTCTGCATAAAGATAATCTCATCTTTATTTTCTGACACTTCAAAGTTTGTATAATTTAAAGATAAAAAATCAAAATTATTGTGATTTACAACATAACAATCAACAGTTATATTGTATGTAGCTTCTATATTTAGCTTAAAACTAGGCATATCCCTAACTTTATCCCAATACCTAATTTTTTTCTCTGTAACCGTAAATACTTTCATTAACTTGACCTAAAAACATTAGTTTCTAAAAAATAACTACCAGAATTACCAGATTGCCCACCTTGCGAAGATAATCCAATTTCACCACCAGATGCACTACTATCTGCACCTCTAGGCCCAGCAGCACCACCGGAACCGCCTCCAAAACTTCGTGATGGTTCAAAAGAAAGGGCTTGTACATATAAATGACCGCCTGAGCCTCCGGCTCCACCACCGCCACCGCCTCCGGCTCCACCTTCGCCAGCGACTATATTACCACCAGCTCCTCCTGCAAAGCCATTAGAACCTGATACGTTTACTATACCTGTACCTGTTATATCAAAAGAGCACATTAAATAAAGCATTTTACCATGGAGGCCTTTGTTTCCTCCACCACCGCCTCCACGTCCTCGATCACCACCTTGACCACCACCACCGCCACCACCGGAACCGCCTCCTTCTCCACCTCTAGCTGACCCATTAATTGGATCACCAGCATTGCCACTGTGACCATTTCCTTGCGTGAAGTTTCCTGATCCTCCAGGGTTATTGAATGTCCCAATTAAAAATGCGCTACCATCGTAAAGACCAGTTCCACCAGCACCGTTATTTGTACCACCTCTAGCTCGTGATGAACTACGTGAGGCACCGCCCCCACCGCCTCCACCATAACCATTTGCAGCAGCACCACCTAAAGCTTTACCAGAGTCAGCTTCGGAGTTTCCTCCACCACCTCTACCACCTTGGCGTTGGCTAATAGAATAAGAATAAGCTATTCCAGATATGAAACTTCCTGTTCTAGAATATCCATTATTTTCAACACCTCTACAATTTAGTGTTCCACTAATATTAAAGCTTTTTCTAGCCAATATTTGTGTCATATTAAGCGATGAGTTATCAATATTTACCGTACCGCCAGCTCTTATGTCAATATTTTCATATTGATATATTTGCCCACCTGTTAATGTAACCGTTTGTCCATTGTCTACAATCAAATCACCATCAGCACCTGTTGCATAAGGTGGAATAGCGATTCCTTTAATAAAACTAAGAGGCTTTTGTCTAGGCATATTAGTTATCCATTTCCTTTACTTCAGTAATATATATTTTGCCATTACTACGTATTAATGTAAATACCGTTTCTGTTAACGCAGATATAACACCGTCAAATTGTTCCTGTTTAAAAATCCCAGCAGGAAAGTTCATAGTATGAGTAGATACGTCATTGTTTCTAACTATTATTATTATAGTTCTACCATCTGTTACATTTGAAAATGTAAAAGTTTCATCTACAGTTGTGTCTAAATAGAAAGTATCACCTCTACTCCAATCTATGTCAGGATTGGGAGATGAAAGTTGTACATTTTGGTTAAGTAATAATGTTTTTGGCATATTTTATTTCCTTTATATTAAGCTAAAAGTTAACCCTTTTGTTTTTTTCCATTTTCCATTAATGACTTTTCTAATAGAGTTTTTATTTAAATTTAACTTTCTACAAGCGTCATTTATAGATTCAAACTTTTCACCTGTTTCTAAACATATTATTGGTTTCATTTTGTTTTTCTTGGCTTTTATCAGTTTTTCTCTGTGACCTTCAGAAACTGGGCCATACTTTCTACCTTTTAAAGAGTTGGATATTTTTTTCTTTTGTTCTTCAGGCATTTTATATCCTAAGTGAGATTCTCTCATTTTTTTTAAACTTTCTTCAGAATGTTTTTTACCGTACATAGGGTGGTTTTTCCCTTTTTGATTCCTAAACATTTTTAAAGTTTTTTCTGGAACTTTTTTGTTTTTACCTTTTATAGATAGTTTTTTTTTAGTTTCTTCGGAATGTTTTAAACCCAACATACCAGGCCCACCGTCTACTTTATTTGTAAGATTACATCCAATTTCTTTATAGTTTAAAATGTAATATTGCTCTCTTTTGTATAAATTTTCTTTCGAGCAAGATTCTAGTACTTTTATTTCTGGCTTCAAATTTAAAGAAATAAGTTTGCGTATCCAATTATAAACATGATAATGTTTTTTATTTTTATTATTGTATGAACTTGGCATCAAATGTTTTTTAGGTCTAACAAGTCCGTTAGTGCTCATTCCTACATATCTTATTTCATTATTTCTAGGATCAATCAAAGCGTATACAATATATTTCCCATGTTTATAATTTTTCATTTTTAAGCCTTTTTATTAATATACTTTTATTTCTTACCTATAGCAAACCAATTTAAATTTAAAGATGTTGAAGCATCCTCTGCATCCAAGCCTATAGAACTCCAAACTCTAAAAGAGCTATTTGAACTATTACCATTATCTATTTGAAACGCTGTTGTATAAGTGGTAAGATCGTTTCTAACAGCAGTAGCCGTTACATTATATAGTGTACTAAAGGGTATATTGAAAGATATATCTGCTCCAGATTTCCAAGTTGTACCTGGCAAAACAATATTTCCCCATTGTAACAATATACCGCCTGGTAATTCAACATATCCATTTGAGCTTTCTTGTTTGAAGGGATTGTTTATTGTATTTATGTCATTTTCATTCTGCAATACTTTATTACCAAATTGAGTTAAATCAACATTATTCGGCCCACTTCTAAAGTTAGTCTCTGGCACACCAGCTAATGCTGCAACAGTTGGAACAATTGCATCTAACTGTCCAGCTAAATGCTCAATCTGTTGAAATGTACTAACATTAGCATTGTCAACAACGCCACCAGTCGTAGCAATTAAAATAGGCTCATCCCAAGTCGCAGCTTCAAAAAATCTAATAATACTAGATTTACCGTTTTCATCTTCGTTCAAGTAATAATAGTTACCAGTAGTTCCTGACGAGTCGTTATTGTCAGACCTAAACAGTTGGACACCATTTCTGAATACGATAATTTCTTCGTTTAATACATCAAAAGCATATCCCATGTTAAAATCAGTTTCGGTATCTTGTAATTCACCTTGAATTCTAATTGTTTGTAAATCAACAATTAAGTTTCCAGTGATCATTAAATCAGCAACTTCAACCTCAAACGCTTCATTTGCAAGAGATTCAATATTTAAAAATTCAATTGCATTAGCTCTTACAATATATTCAGATTTTTGAATTAAACCACGAGCTGACGATGTAACTGTGATATTATCTTTAAGTAATTGTAATTGTGCTGCAAGAAGAGTTTGAGCGTTTGGGTTTACAAGTCCAGCTTGTGGCCAATCAGTAGGTTGGACAAGGGAATTAAAAGGGATAATCGTTTCCCCAGCACTTGCAAACTGATGTCCAAATACAAGATTTTTAAAACCCGTGTGAGGTTGATTTTGATCACTCGTATTCTTTTTCTTGTAGGACTTTGAATTTTTACCTTGTACCATTATTCATCCTTATATCGCTATATCATCTATTTTAATAAATATGTTTACTGTTATATTTCTTGGGTTTGTTTCAGCAGAGCCAGTATTTTCAATATATTGGTTAAACCAACCTTCATTACCTACTGTCTGTTCACCTGTAATACCCGATGCTGGAAAATTTAAAGGGTCATTGTAACTTGCTCCTGTAGAAGTTTTACCCCAAACCCTGTGTGAGTGACTACCTAATCTATCAGACTGTTCTTGCCCTAATGCTAAATCACCATCGGGATTTCCGTTACCATCTATTGCATGTCTGCCGTGATCTTTACCACGTAAAAATTGTCCTCTTAAATCTGGAACACTTGCCCCAATTAATGTGGCATATTTACTACCAGCAGCACTTCTACCGTCAGCCAATACCCAACCAGCACCATTTTCAGCAATAAATTGTTCTTCGGTTAGCATTGATTGAATAATATCTCCCACTCTACCTTGGTCTTTTACAGAAGACCCTGTTACTTCAGCACTATCATCTGTACTAAAAGCACCAATCTTTCTATACGCTTCAAACCCTGTTGGAGCAGAGCTTGATAATGAGTATTTAAGACTAACCACCCCAGCTACAACAACAGCGTATACATAATATATAGTATCGTTTGCTACTGAGCCAGTATCAATATCAGTTGCCAAATCTAGTGTTAAGGCAGAAGAAACACTATAAGCTTGCCCTCCAATTCTTAAAACAGACCCAGCGGCCCACTCCAGAGTTGTCTGGCTAGTTTTTGTCAAATCTTTAATATCTTCTGTGCCAAAAAATTGTGCCATTATTCTTTTCCTCTGCTATCTATATAACCTATAATATCAAGTCTAACTGTCCCATTTTGAGCTGAATATTGTATTCTTATGTGGCTATTTACACAAGGTATAACAGCTAGAGATACAGATGAGTGCATAGCAACACTAAAGTCACCAGCCTGATGAGAATGAGCACTATATCCTTCTGTTAAAATCCTTCCTCCAGCAGCATTTCCAACATAGCTAGGTTCGGCTAAATCTTGAAATGGAGCACCTAAATTAACAACATTTGTTACTGCACTTGTTGCTTGTCTAACAATTGGAACAATCATTGCCATACAACTTATTTCTGTAGGCAATGCATTTAATGGACGATCTGCCTCTGCTGTTGTTATACTTAGTTCTTGAACCCAACATGGTGTATAATGAAAAGAATCCCCTACTTGTTTGTAGTCTCTTATGTTAGCACTACCATCCAGCCAAATACCACCAATTCTTCTAAAAAAAGTATAACCAGCTGGCATAATCGGTGCTGTTGCACTAGTTGAAATTAAAATGTCAGTTACACCTGATGTTGGGTTTTTAATAACAAAAATATGTTTAAATGTATTCGCAGCAACAGAAGACCCGTCATTGCAACCACCAAGTTCTCCTTCCGAAAAAGCTATATCGGTTTGTTTTCTTATAAGAGTTTGTATCTCCATGATTTCACTGGCAGTAGAATCTATGCAAGAACCAATGTTTATTCTGATCTCACGGTTTCCAGTTCTTTCTGTAATCAAACCAGACAAATAACCCTTAGAAGCATCGTTAACACTAGTCTTGATGTCATTTGCAATTTGATCTGTATCAATACTGTTTACTAAAGTTCTTGCCATATTAGTTTACCTCGTAGATGTCAAATCCGACACCACCATTTTTAATTACTACCTCATACAATGTACCATCATCACTTCTTAAGTGAAAACCACGCCCAGCAACACTAAAATCCAATTGAGGGTCTAATGAACCTAAATGTTGTGCTGCTAACACCAATTGATTTCTATCACTATTATCGAAACTTCCACCTTGAATCTGTAAGAATTCTAATGTTACAGTTTCAGGTTTGTTAAATGTATTTGGTGGAAATTCTACATTACCATCTGCATTAATAATCCATGCACCATATCTATAAGCTTGTCCAGTTCCTATTTCATAAACCGTCATAAGTCTTACATCAGGGATAAATGACAATGTAAATTCATTTAGGTTATCAACATCACCAACAAATTGTGAAACATGTCTTAAAATTGAACCATCAACTGGTGTAATTTTTGTATCATTTTTATAGAAGATACCGAAACCTTCAGACACAACTTCGTCAGCACTTGATGTAATTCTAACTCTTAAATCTAATTGTAAACCTTGTAAGGTGTAAACAATTCCAGTTCCATCGTCACTAATAGAAATTTTATTAGCACCAGCATTTAAATTATAATCAGTTTTATATACACTGTCCGTTTTGAAGATTACGTGATAATCACCAGCTGGAAGCGTAAAATTCATTCCAAAATCAACATTCTGAGAACCAACAGACAAACCATCAATGCTAATAAAGCTACTTTGAGCTACTTTATCAAGAGGGTCTGTTGATGGGAGTCCACCACCATTATCTTTAACAACTACAGCATAGATATAACCAGTAGCCGCTGCTGTCTTTGTGATTTCGGCAACTATATTTTTAACAGTTGTAGTTTCGGCTAAAGTAAATTGTCTTGACAATTCATTTAAATCTGTAAAATCTGTAACACTAGTTATAGCCGCACCTACAGTTTGTGTGAAACTATTTGATGATTCATCAGTAAACGTATGAGAACCTTGGTAAGTGTCTGATTGACCAATTCTTGTCATAGAAACGGTTTGCCAGTTATTACCACCATCTCGTGATACTTCATAAGTGGCACCAGTATCAATAGATTCTAAATTCCAATAATGAATTAATTCAACTTTATCTAATCCAATTTCTTCAGATAAAAATTCATCATCAAGCATTTGAATAGATTGGAAAATGTTTCCTGTTAATGGGAAATCATAATTTGAGTTAACAACACTATACTCAGCTGTTGTATTAACGTCATCAGTTAAATCTTCTTCAACAGAAGAAAAGATAACTGGAGTCATGTATTCATATAGACCGTATGTGTTAAGTCTATTTTTTAATCTTTCTAATAATTCGTTGGCATCACCAGTTCCACCAGAACCGCCACCGCCAGTTCCAAGTTGAGAAATTGATGCCTCAGTAAGAGCTACGATTCCACCACCACTTTCTTGTACTGTAACTTGTCCAAGTTTTGTACCTTGAGCAAATGGAGCTTTTGGAGCATCTGCTTTTACAGCATTTGAACCAGCACCTGGAAGTACAATAAGTTGAGCAGCAATTGTATTGTCAACATTTACTTCAGAAGGAATTAAAGTTACTGAGTAGTTTAAATATTCACTTGCAGGAATTACTTCAGGAGTAAAATCAATACCAAGCGAAGTGAATCCATCAGCTTTAAAAATTTCACCTGTTACAAAGTCAATTTCAGCACCTTCAAAATCAAGAACAAGATTTTTAATTTCTTGAATTAATGTTGTGCCACTATTTAAAATTCTATTTGCACCAGTAATAATAACTCTATTTCCATTTACTGGATGTGGTTTGATTCTAAGCTGGCCAAGAAGTCTGTTTAAAGTTGTAAGAGCTTCACCAACGCTATCATCAAACTCAGATAGTCCACCATCTTTTTCAACGCCATCCATATTGATTGCACTAGCTGGGTGATCTGGGTCTTCAAGACCAGAAAGCGATCCGTGATCGTTAGGAGCAACTTGGGCAAATTGAGTGTCTTCAACAGCTCTTAAGTCTCTAACATCAACTAATGCAGCTTTTGGAGCGTTAGTAAATGCAGATGATGATTGAAAAATACATCTATATAATAGTTTAAATTCTACACTTGGAAGTGCTCCAAAATTTAAAGACTGTGGAGTATCCAATTCTTGTGCTGTAGAAAGTGAGCTGTGCTCTGCTTGACCAAGAATAGCAATAACTGGCTCGTCTTGATTGTTTGTGGCATAAATCCACATTGAAACATAATATCCTTCTTGAACATCTTCTTGTGTCCACGGTCCAGCAGGATTGTTGTATTGTATCCTAGCAGCACCTTGTTTTACAGGGAATTGTGTTGCTGTATCTTTACGCCAATCACCATTTGTATCGTTTCTATAATAAATAGGTATTTCAGCAATTGGGTCTAATATTTGTTGGAATATTTCTGATGGAGCAGCATTGTGCTCAATATTCATGACAATATCTTCATCTCTTAATGTCATATCGTTAAGAGATATTTGAGCATCATCGTCAGTATCACCAGAACCATCTATGCCACCAGCTAATACAATATCAGCTGTTGGAACTTGAGAGCCATCACCAGCAGTTAATGTTAAAGTATTTGTTGGATTAGCCGTATTCCAATCTAGAATTAATTGATCGATATCTTTAATACTGTCAGCAACTAATGTAACATTTCCAGCTAAACCTGTATTGTCAGCATCAATAATTACATCAGTAGTCATGCCAGCTACTTGACCATCAAACTGTGCGGCTGCTGGCTCTTCATATGGTGTAAAGCCAATATCACCACCACGAGTAAGTACTGTACCATTTAGATTGTGTAAGTATTCGTGAGTAGCAGCGTCCATTTTTATTCCGTGACGCTCATCACCTAATAAGATGTTTACTTGATTTACTTTGTCCCAATAAACCGTAGCACACCAAGCATTTTCTGTAATCAATGTTAGATCAAAAGTATTATCAAAAGTTAAAACACCGTCATCAAAATAAAAGAAGAAAATTCCTTCATCATCAGGAGATTGAATGCTTTGTTCTGTTTCAAATCTATAAGGTTTACCTTTTATAAAAATATCAAAGTATGTTTGAGGTGCTTTCGGTCTGATTTTAAAAGTTCTAGTCAGATTATCAAATTCCATTTCAGAATCAACTCTGTTTGGAAAACCTGTAGGCTCTTTTGTAGCTTCTTTAACTTCTAATGGCTTCCATTCGTTAGCAACTCTTTTCCATACAGTTCTAAAATAAATTGTACCATTTTCAACTCTAATTAAATCACCATCAGAAGGGTTTTGCTCACCTTTAAATGCGTGGATTTTTTCAAACGCAACAGCACTACCTACACCAGATACTTTATATAGGCCTTCAATTGCAGAATTTGTAAAGAAAACATAATCACCATTTATAAGAACTTGTCCATCTACTGTTGCAGAAGGGCCTGTTGGAAGTGCTGTTGAAACAATATCAATAACTCTAACTCTAGGAATTACATCATCTCTATGCTCAAGACGTTTCATACCTAGCGTTAAATTTTCACTATTAATTAAGTGAATATTTGTAATTGGACTTCCAGTAGCATCTGTATAGTTTGGTGCATTGTCAGATTCATTAGCTGCACCGATATAGTTAAGAATTGATTGAGAAGTGTTATCAGAAACTTCTCTTTCTTCACCTTGCTCTAGCTCTTTACCACCAAGCATTCTAACATAAACTTGTGGAGAACCACCATCGTCAGCTCTAAAGAATAGCCAGAACACATCTTCAACAAATGGCACAGAACCTCTGTCTGCAACATAAATGTGTCTGTCAGTTGAGGGAGCAGGAGATGTTTCGTAAACACCAAAAGCATATTGAGCATCATAACCATTTGGTCCTGATGATAATTCTTGATAAGGTTCTGTTAAAGTTACTTGGGACAATGAATCGACAGATTGAATTTCATAATAATACTCATCGCCTTTAGAAGCGTCTTTAATAAAGTCACCAGCTTCTAAATCTTCAGTCCAATTAACTGCACCAACAGATTCAACAATTGCTCCACCGTTTGTAAACACAAGGTTTGGAATAATGTTTTCACCTCTAACAAGTTTTACATAAGCAACTTGATTGTCAGTTAGTGTAACATGCCCAGTATCTTCGTTGGCATTAATTTTATATCTTAATCTACCACCAATAAAATTTAAATAAACATCAGAACTCCAGTTAATTCTACCAGGAGCAGATGTCAATACAATATCGGCTTCTGGGACTTGAGAACCGTCACCAGAAATTAAATATACAGGTTGATCTTCGTTTGCAACATTCCATTCGCTAATTAATGTGTCAATATCTTTAATACTGTCAGCAACTAATGTTACTGACGTACTAATAGCTTTTAAACTAACATCAGTAGTCATGCCAGTTACTTGGCCGTTAAAGAAAGCAATTCCGTGTGAAATACTACCCTTACCAGTAAATGCTGTACTGCCTAAATCTTGTCTATTTCTATAAATTGAACCAGCTTCACTTTCTGAATACCAATATGGTGTACCCTTAAGAAGTTTTAATTCTGACATTAAAGCGTCAAAAAATTCTTTCATATTTTTTATGACTTTATCACCGCCATAAAAAGGATCAGAAGTAGAAGATGTTGAAGTATAGAAAGTTTCCGTTCTAGTTTCACTCCAATCATATGTGTAAAATGGATTTGGCTCAGTATTTCCAGCAGTTCCTAATCTATATAACAATGGTCTTCTGTCTGTAATTGCAATTACATTGTTTGAAGAGTCTGTTTGGACAACCGCAACAGGAAGCACATTTGAACCAAACGAAGATGTCGAAATTACAATTTTATAATCTTGAATGATAGCAAGAGGTACAGTTTTTGTAATCTCAATATTTGTTGTTGGATTCCAGAAATATACTTGGTCAGCGGTTGTATCGTCTACACCTCTGACAAACTCAATACCTACGTAGTTATCAGTATTTGGAGTAAATGAGCCTTGAACTCTTTCATTTGTAGTTGAACTTAAAATTTCAGCAGGAGTGCCTGTAGGGATTGTATAGAACGTACCAGATTCATTAGAAGCTCCATGAAGAAATGCTGAATCTTCTACTAATAACTGCAAACCACTTGCAGAAGAGCCAATAGACCCTGGCATGTTGATTTTAAGCCCTCTTACAACGTAGCTTTTATCTTCGCCAATAACTAAACCGCTGATTAACTGGTCGAAATCATGAGAAATAGCCGATTCTATCGATTTTAAATGTGGAACATCAACACGTTGCTGACCAAGAAGGTTGGCACGACGACGAACGGCCATAGTTACTCCCTTATTTCCCAAACAAAACCACCACAGGTTTTTCTTTTTCCATGGCAGCAATTGTATATATTACTAGTGTATTTTATGTGTGTATTATCTTTCATAACTTCATTTATATTAGCATATTTATTTAAAAAAACACCTTCTTTAGAATACTTTAAAAATATATTTTTTGTATACTTACTGTTTTTTAGTGTTTTTTTATAAGAATATCTAAACCCTTTTAGTGTTTCTTTTTTACCAGAACAAACTGATAATATAGATTTCAAATCTGTTTTGTTTAATAAATTTCTATCAACTTTTTCAATAAACTCACCCAACAATGAAAATTTATATATATCTTTTCTGTTTTTATTGCCATTTTTTGCTATGTTATATTTTTCTTCTAAGTTTTCTTTTTCAAAAGACCACACCCAGTTTTTGTGGCTTTTATTTACCAAACTGTTTTTACAACATTTTCTAACAGCTTGGTTTGTAAAACCATCTTTTTCAACATGATCCACAGCTTCGTATTCCCTGATTTCTTTAGTTTTTATACACATTCCATATGCCTTTTTATATTCTTTAGGTCTAGCTTTAACATTTTTGTTTTTATATTTATTATATTTTTCAAATATAGTATCGTAATTTGACTTATAAACCCACACTCTGTTTTTATAGGTCAAAGCTCTTCCTACACAAGCGTTACTAATAGCTTTAGGATTTAAACCATCTTTTTCGACATCTTTTATTCTGTCGTAAATCTTCAATTCACCTGTTTTTAAACATTTAGAAACAACAGAGACTTCATTTGACCTAGATATTTTCTCTTTAGCTTCTTTTGTATGTCTAAAAGAATTACCACCTTCTTGTAAATTATACCCATTTTTATTGCTAAGTAAATTGTATTTTTTTATATACTCAACTTCGGCTTTGTTCATTTCTTGTAAAGTATTGAAATCTTGTATTTTTTTAAAAACAAAATTTTCTTCTCCATATTTATTCCAAGCATTTTGTAATTTAATATTACCGTGCCTATTACCCTTTAATTCCCTTTTGTGTTCACGCCAACGTCTTTTTATGTCATTTGTTATTCCGACATATTGTTTTTTATTAATTTTGTTTTCTATTTTATACAAGTACATTCTAACCTATTAAAAGTATATATTGTTATAATCTAATCTATCTACAATAATATAATATCACATACTTTAAAGATTTAGTCTGCGGCCTTTTTATTGTTTTTTTATATCACTGTGATATTATGTAGTTAGATGACAACTTTTTTGGAGGTAAAAATGTCAGAAAAATACAAATCAAGAAAGAATGAGCCTGTATATTCAAGTACTTACGACAATGGTGGATGGCCAGCTAGGGATTCTCTGCCTACAAAAGACCCAATTGGGGATGTTGAGGATGAATACGTAGAGGGCTATAAAAAGTGGAAAAAAGATATGGAAGCTTACGAAGCCAGTATGAAGTCTCATCTTTTAAATCCTGAAGGTAAAATAAACATAGAAGGGTTGAATGTTAAAACAAAACCTAAATGTAATTGTGGTACTTATGCTGTTTATGGTAAAGTACCAGTAGATGCTCACAGAAGCTATTGTGATCTATTTAAGGCGGCAAAAAATGACGCATGAACAATTGCTTGGTGTTTTGGCAATCATTACTACAGGTCTTAGTATTACAGCGGCAATCCTTATAATAACAATATCTTGTCAAGTTTTTATAAGCATACCATATTACAAAAATACCAGGGACAATGATAAAATAGAGAAATTATTATTAGAAGCAGCTTCTTTTTATTCATTAGAATTGGATATAAAAAATGATCCTATTGTAAATATTACTTTTAAATTTCCCAAAATGTATACTTTTTACTATGGATTTGCTGGTAAAAATAAAAAAGAAGAAAATACTTATGAAATAATTATTATGATGAATCATAATAAATACGAACTAATCTCAACACTAGCCCATGAAATGATTCATGTAAAACAAATGGCAAATGGAGAATTGGAAGTGGATCAAAAAACAGGAAAAAAATACTGGAAAGGAATTGATCATACACATACGTATTATGATAATCAACCTTGGGAAATAGAAGCATTTAAAAATGAAAATAGATTAGCTAATAATTTCATGAGATATAAAGGCATGACATTTGGACCTCTATTATTAAAAATTAGCAATTATTGGCTATCTATCTAGTGGTTGTTGTGGTTGAAGGCCTGTAAAACTAAAACTAGTAGTCATTATACCTTTTGCTGAAACATCTACTTTTTCGTTGGTTATTCTGGCATGTGGTATAAATATAATATCTTCACCTGTTCTTCTGTCAAAAAGTCTAATAGAGATATATGGTGCAAATATTGAGTCTCTAATTCCAGGTCTAATATTTTGACCTTGTAAACCATTTGAATTGGCTAACCTTAATCCTGAAACAGTTCCTTGAATTGATATTCTTGTAATTTTAATTTCTTGTGGAAATACCGAGTCAATACCATATATAGGTTCTTCGCCATAGTCAATTGTATAGCTAACCTGTCTTACTTCATTATAAACAGAACCGTTTATGTAAAGTTTTATATGTGCTCCAGCAATGGTTCTTTGACTTGCCATTATAAATCCTCTTCAGTTCCCCAGATGTAATATTTTTCTGAGTTTTCTTGATCGCCAGCTTTACCAAGTCCAATATCACTTGGATAAAGAATGTAAATTATTACAACAATACCTGTAGCTGTAATTTGATTAATAAGGTCTTCAGCATAAATTCTACCAGCTACAGAATCAGTTAGATAAAATGGATAATCAGTTCCATCTTTGTCGGGATTTGCTGGAGAGTTTTGTGCTATCAACGCAACATCAGTTCCAATTGGGTGTTTATTCTTAAATTTATAAGAAGGATTAATTCTCAACGCTTGAACCGAAGGTCGTGAAATATACGGCACAGGTCCTTCTTCATGAGAAGTTCCAAGTCCAATAATTATACTTCCTTGAGCATCAGGAAAATCAGACGAATCATCAACAAAAAGTATTGAGTCACTACTTACATCTAATTCTTCTGTAGTTAATGCTGATTGCTCGCCTATTACATATCCTTTTTCAGTATCGTATGTGTAAGGCCCTTCTTGTCCTTCATTGCTTGATCCTGACTCATATATATGAGCAGCTCCAGCTCTATTACGCCTAACAATTTTTGTTGTTGCTGGCATAAATACTTCTAAAGTTCTTGGGGATGTTTGAAAAGCACCAGCAAATCTTTCTTTCGATATTAATGTTCTAATTTTTGGATTGTAAAAAAGAATTGCATCTTCAGTACCTTGAGTTACAATTTCAGATATACCATTCGGATTTACATATTCTATATAGGCATTTCCTATAGTACCACCTTGAGCTTCAACAATAGTAAAAGTTCCTTGGTTAGCCAGATCAAACGATGATCCGTAAACAGTTGTATAGTCACTAATTTTAACAACCCCTAGAGATGGGTCTGCACCACCTGTCCATGTAGCCCTAATTATCCCACCAGCTTGTTGTGTAAGAGTCCACTGTGTAGAGGCATCGCCCGATGTAGGTCTGATTTCATCAAATTTAAGAGCGTTTTGAGCTTTACCACCCAATACTCTAACACTGGATGAAGGCCCATCGGTAGAAGATATAAGTACAACCCTTAAATCTTCACCATCTAATTGTGTAAAAGCAGCCCCATTTGCTCCAAGTTTTCTCAAGGATTTAGTGATTGCATCAGCTACTTCTTGAGCTGTTGCACTACTTATGTTTGAAAACTGACTTTCTGTAAAAGATATTTCAACAGAATCTTGCCCATCAAAAGAGATAATTAAATTGTCACCTTCTTCTAAAGTAAAATGCTCTACTTCTTGAGAAGCTGAAGTTGCTCTAGTAAAAATTTCACCATAAAGAATTCTTAATAATTGGTGTACCAAATCTCTAACTTGTTTTCTATTGGTTATTTCAATACCAATATCTCTAAAAACTTCATCAGAAAGACCTACCTCAGCAGGACGAACAACACCTTTATCACCGAGTCTTGAATCAAGATATTGATCTTTTGCAGATACAATATATAAAGAATCATTAACAGCTTCAACATTGTTTATTAAGTGAGTTGGACCGCTTGAAACGGAACGCAAAATAGCATCCGTATTTTTACCACGGACAACTTTGTTTAAGTACGATCTAAGTTTTTTGTATTCGTCTTCTTTATTAGCCATCAGTCAATCTTCGACACTAAAATGTCAGCAATAGCGTCTAACACAAGTGCCTTTTCTCCAGCATTAATTCTAATTACATCATTTTGCGCATCATATTGTGGCGAACTAATTGCAACAGCTTGCACCCCAACAATCGCATCTACATTACTAACAATATTTGAAATTGGTATTGGTTGGCCAACAGGGTTTGAACCAATTAGTGCTGCAATAGAGTTTCTAACTTCTGTAACAATTGTGCTAAATGGAACGCCAGTTTTAACACGTACATCAATGGAAACTTCAACCCTTCTAACAAGTGGAGCTTTAATAAAAATTTCTGCACCAGCAGCTGCAACCCCAGGATATGTGGTATTATCTCTAGGCTCTCCATAAACAATTCTATTTGCTTCAGCAATTAATCCTGTATGGAATTTGTAGCTATCAACACCTCTTACAATTTCCGTTGGTAGTTCTAATTTACCCATAGCACTCATTGATACGCCAGCGATTTCACCAATCTTATCAAATTGATTAAATGTTGTAAAAACAACATTTTTAGCATTTAAATTTGATGGGTTTGTAGCAATAAGTTCAATTTGTTTATAGCCAACATAAGGTGTTGACTCTTCAACATATAATTTGTTAAAGTTAAAATCTAACAATGTTTTATCAACACTTTCCATGCCACCAGTGACAACAATTTCTTTGTCACTTAATATCTCATTTACAGTATATCTTCCAACATTGTTTTCACCTAAGAAAGCATCTGAAATTACAAATACATCACCTTCAACAATCCCATCATAGTCTTTAAATTGAATAGCTTCTCTGTGAATTTCTATATCAGCAGCAGCTACCAACCCTGATTCACTTACGCCAGCAACATTTAGATAGTCTACAAAGTTTCTTCTGCCTACCTGTAGTACTTCAACAAAAAATTGTCCATCAATATTTCCGTTTGAACCAGCAGTACATGGCCCGGCTAATTCATTTGTAACAATAACATCGTCACCATCAACTTCAGCAGAAAAATCTGCATCATAAGGTGTATTATTTAATACAGCTGCTTTTTTAACCGCTACCTCGTTTGCATCATCTGTGTCTAAAACTGGAATCTCAATCAAAGTCTTCCCTGGAAGTGTTGGAGCACCACCAGCACCATCTACATTATACCAAAAGGCATATTCGGTAGCATCATCAGTACTATTTAAAAATCCGTACTGCCCAGAAGTGATGTCGATACCTCTTGATTGAGTGTAACGTGTAATTTGTTGTAATTTTTCTCCAGAATCTGCAACATAAAAATCACCTTGATTATTTACATCAAAAGCAGCACCTAATGTAATAATATCACCAGGTCTTAAATCTTCAAAGGAAGGTTCAACTCCAGCTCCTGCCCAATATAGTTTTGTAAGACCGTCAATTTTTTCTACATTAAAATTTGTTGATATATCAGCCCCAATATCAATTAATTGGTCTGCCATTGTAATTTCTTCTTCAATAGAGTTTTGATTGTCAATATAAAAAGAATCTTTAAATTTTCTTATTAATCTATAGATACCTTGGTTAAGAGTACTAAAATCACTTCCAATAATTACAGAATCTCCTTCTTGAATTTCTGTACTTACTGAAAAATCTCCTGATACAGAACCTTTTACTTCTTCGGTAACTGTAATTTCATTACTATCATTTTCAATATAAGTAACAACAGCTCCAGTAGAAACATCTGAGCCAAAAATTGTTGGAGTAAAATCATAAGCAACTTCTAAACTATTACCATTATCTGTTGCACTAAAAATTGGACTAATAGGTAATGCAGCAGTAATTGCAAGAGCAGCTTTGTTTGCAATATCAGCAGCTACATCAGCAAGTAATACATCAACTTTAATAGCCGTCCCAGTTCCACCCGGATTTGATTGTATATTTGCACCGTCAGTTACATCAAACCAAACATAAGCTGAACTTTCTGCTAATTGAATTGATTTTGAAGCATATCCATCGGTAATTTCTGTTGGAACAATTCCACTATTTATATCGGAACTATTGCTAATTGCACCAACTTCATAATTAAGAGTTAAAATCTCATCAACATTGGATGCACTTTTTAATCCTAATATTCCAGCCGCAGCTGTGTCGATAGCTGTTGCTGCTTTTCCGGCAATTGAAATTGCATCGTCAGCAGCTAAAATATCAACTTGAATTCCTGTTCCAAGATTACCAGAATCAGATTGAGTAGCGACCCCATCAGTTACATTAAACCACACATAACCGTAGTTACCACCTAGCTGAATTGATTTTGAATTAACGCCATCTTGAGTAACACTATATGCAACTCCAGCTGATACATCACTACCGTTGGTAATGTCTCCACCTGAATAGTTTACAGTTAAAATACCAAGTGCATCTGAAACTGATAAAATACCAGCTATCGGCAATGCAGCAGTAATTGCAAGGGAAGTTCTGTTTGCTAACACATTATCGTCATCAGCCACAAGAACATCGACTTGAATTCCAGTACCATTTCCACCTGGGTCTGCTTGTACATTTGACCCATCAGTTACATTGTACCACACATACGCATAGTCTCCAGCAAGTTGAAATGATCGTGCCTCAAGCCCTTGTTGGGTAATAGTTAAAACTACTCCACCACCATCAGCATCATCACCATCTGTAATATCCCCACTATCATATACTATAGTTAAGACATCGGCAGGAGCTGAAGAAGATGAAATACCAGAAGCTAAAGTTATATCAACACCATCCTGTACTTTGGTGTAAATAGCACCTGTATCGACATCACTACCATCTGTAATGTTTGCAGCATCATAAGTTACTTCTAATATATCAATGCTAGATAATACAGTATCAATCCCTGCGATTGCTGCTAGAGTGATTGCAGCTTCTGCTTTTGATGCTAACTGTAGATCATTATCAGCGGTTAAAATATCGACTTGAATTCCTGCCCCAGTTCCACCTGGGTCTGCTTGTACGTTTACACCATCAGTTACATTAAACCAAACGTAAGCTAAACTTCCACCTAATTGCAAACTTTTACCAGTTAGAGTGTCAAAACTAGCACCTGTTAAAGTGTCAAAATCCCATTGTTCAATTTGTTTAACACCATTAATTGCTAAATCAATGGCATCATCTGCTTTGGTAGCAAGAGTGTCGTCATTATCAGAAGATAAAACATCAACTTGAATTGCAAGCCCTGTACCTCCTGGGTCTGACTGTGCATTTAAACCATCTGTTACATTAAACCATAGATAAGCATAACTACCTGATAATTGTAATTTTTTTGTCGGTAATATATCAAAGCTAGAACCAACTAAACCATCAAAGCTCCACTCTTCTACTTGTTGAGTAGCATTCATTGTGGAACCACTTAAACTTTGGAATGTAAAATCATACTCTTCAATTTGATTTGTTTGGTCTAAGTTAGCACTTGTAACAGCAGTAAAATCTAATTCTTCTACTTGAGATATATCGTCTAGTTCTGAGCCTGAAATTCCAGAAAAATCATATCGTTCAAATTCATTAATGGCAACATCTAAAGTATTAGTTTCTACAACTAAACTACTAACATCAGTATTGGAATTAACTCCTGCAAATTCAATTGTAAACCCAACTGAAAAATCACCTGAAACATTTACATCAGTTATATTTGAAAGAAGTTCTAGTTCTGTTTCTATATCACCAGCTACAGCATTATAAGGAATTGAACCTGTAATCTCTCCATCAAAATTTAAAGTAAAATCACCTGTAGATGGAACAGCATCAAATGTCAATGATTGAATTTCATTAACATTACCACTACTAATAACGGCATTTGGATTTCTAACTCTTAAAGTTTTTCCATCTTCAGAAGTTCCTAATACTTTAAATGTACCATTGTTTCCATCTTGAGAAAAACCTGTTATATCAACAATATCTCCAATTGCAACTTCTTCAAAAGAGATGCTACCTTCTAAAACATTGTAGTCAGTAACTCCCGTTTGGCCGTTTGCAGATACCGATACATTTTTTGGATCAACATCATTTAAATTTACAGTTTTTGAAAAGTATGGCTCTGTACCATTACCGTCCCAAGAAAAACAAGTAAATTGACCTTGTTTTTCAACTTTAAAAGTTCTACCACGAGTTCTTGTGTAGTATCTGTTTCTTCCAAAAAGTCTTTGGCCAACATTTTTATTAAATACTTCTATTTTTGAATTACCTAATGTCGGACTGTTGCCAGAAATTTTAACGGAATTAAGAGCATTTATTGCAGTTGTTTTTTTCTGTCTTTCAGAAGCAAAAACTTTTACCCACTGATCTGAATGAAAACCTCCAGCAGTTGCAGATAAAATACTAGTTAAAGTTTTTTCATTATCTTGATTGCCTAAACCACTTGCACTACCTTCAATAGCTGCATTCGCTGAACCAGCATTACCGCCAGCTATTTGTACTGCTCCATCATTGCCAAGAGTGTCTGTTGATAATTGCACACTTGTATTTCTTTCAACAGATTTAATTTGACCTAAAGTTGTAAATCCTGTTACAGCTAGTACATTTAAAAACTCAGTAACTTGAATAGAAGTCTGAGGTATTATTTTTATTTCTTCACTTTTGTTAAAAGCATAAGCGTTAACCGTATTTGTATCAAAGTTTGGAAGTTCCAAAGGTGTTTTAAATATAAACTGAGGGTTAACAATTGAAGCGTTTATATCACTAGATAAAATATAATTTTTACCGTCTTTAAATCTAACATATTCATATGCAAAATCAACATCTTCACCTGTTGAGCTTGTTATTAATCCGCTACCATCAAGTGCAGTTGTTCCATCTTGAACAATTTCTGCTGTAATATAATCTGTAACATTGGCATTTACATAATCTACAATTTCTTGGGCAGTTGTATCAGTTGATTCAAAGAAAGAAATTGTATTTGTTTCTAAAGTAGCAACATTTGACTGTGTTTCAGCTGCATCGGTAGCTCTTTTAACTGTAAAAGTTGTTGCTGTAGCACTGTCTACTCTGTAAGCACCTTGATTGGCTGTAGAAAATTCTCCAGTAGTAATAATAGAAACATAATCCCCACTATTAACACTTCCTAACCCCGGATCACTTCCTACGCCCGTCCACGCATATGTAACCAAATCTACACTTGGATTTAATGGAGATATACTAACATTCCACTCTGTCGTTCCTGTTATAGTTGTAGTTCTTGAAGGCCCAGAGTTTAAGAATACTTTAATATTTACTAATTCACCTACACTCGTAATATGTTGAACGGTTTGATTTGGAGTTGTAGGATAAAAATATCCAACACCAACTTTTTCACCTGACCTACCCCACTCTGATGCTCTATATAAAATAGCATCATCATTGACAGCAGAAGAAGGGTCAATAACATTTTTTGCTTGCATTAAAACTTTATAATTATCAAATTTAAAATCAGTACCAAAAAATTCTACAAACTCAACATCTCCACCTTCTTGATCGTAAGCTCTAAAGTTATTAGGATTGACTGTTAGTGTAGTATTTGTAACAGCCGTTCTGTATAACGGCATATTAAATGTTTTACCAGTTGGGTCGTCATCCAAAACGGCAACTAATGTATCATCATGTCCAAAGTCATATGGATTTACAACGTGGAATCTATCGTCAACTCTACCTCTTTTGTAAAGATAGCTATTTTCAATACTAATAGTTGTTCCTACATATTTTTCAATTTCAACACACTCTTTTGATTGCACATCATTAGCAATCCCATAAGGCTGCCCTAAACAAATCCATCCAGCTGGATCAAGACCAAGAGCAGTAAGGTCTTCATCAGCATCTATAGTTAAAATATAACTATCAATTGGGTCTGCATAAGCATCGGTTGTTATTTTTCCGTGAACAAAAGCAGGAAATTGTCTATCAGAAAAATTTGTTTCATAAAATGCAATTTGAGAATTTATACTTTGTGAAAAAGCATTTTTTACAAGATTCAACGCTTTTGCTGCGTCATTAAAATCGGCAATAAAAAAAGAGCCATTATTAGATTCTGTTTTAGTTCTAAAAACAAATATTTCGTCACTTTCAACAGTAGCTGTTGCATTTTCCAATTGATCATCAATAATAACTGCAATATCATTGATATTGTAAACGCCAGCATCTACCTTGATTTTTTGCGGTGTATATTCAGTTCTAACTACAGTAAAACCTTCTGTAAAAAAGATAGGCCCTTCAGCAACAGCAGCAGTTTCTTCATCAACAGTTACTCTTAAATCTAATGTTGTAGAAGTTTTTGCATTTACACGAGCTTCTAATCTATTTGTAGCAGAAAGATCGGGCGACCAGACAATTACGTAATCCCCAACTTGTACATTATCAAAAGCATTTGGAGATGTACTTTCATATCTTACTATACCACCACCTGGTTTTAGTACACTAATAAATGTATCAGATGTAACCCCAACTTCAACAGCTTCTACACTAGGATCATCAACCACAAACCATACATACCCTGTATCTGAAAGTGTAGTTTGTCCACCAAGAATTGGTTTACTTTGAATTTCAGCTCTAGTAAATTCTGAACCTAGATTTAAAGAATCACCTTTTGTTAAAGGTTGATTAAGTTTAATTTGTGCTGTATTTCTTGATAATTCAAAGTCAGCCTCATTACCTTGAGATGTAAGCCCCAAATCACTTGAAAACATACCCTTATCAACAAGGTCAGATGCCGGATCGATTACGATAGCAGCTCTATTTTTTGGTCCTAAGTTAGACGTTAATTTTAATTGCTCACCATTAACTTCAGCAGTTACACCTGTAATCTTATTGTTGATTACATTTGCCCACGATTCAAGAGAATTTTGAGGACTAACAGTTGCGTAGTTTCCTTCGGCAATAAAATCTTCATTTTTAAATGTATAAGTTACAGACTCTGTTCCATCAACAGAAATTATGAGAGTATCATTGTTTGTAATACTTGTAGACCAAGTAAATTGATTTTTAGTGACAACAAATGCTGATCTTCCGTTTTTATTTAAAAGCTCTCTATTTTTGTAAAGCAAAACAGTAGCGATTTCATTTGAAGGAAATCCTAGTTTTGGAGCAGCATCGACACCAATTGATGGGGCTGTTATTTTTAAAAATTCATTGTCTTCAGCTTTTGCTCTGATAATAACTTTAGTTCCACTTTCAGAAGTTGTAGCTTCAAATGTTAAGTCAGGATTGTCATTTATACTTGATACAACCTCAAAAGCTGTAGCAGCACCTTCAGCTCTAAATGATCCTTCAGGAAATATATGCTCAGAAATAATACCGCCAACTAAAACAGATAATTTATCTAAACTTCTAATGTCATAAGGAGCACTTATTGATGATTCAAGAAAAGCTTTGGCAATAGACGTTTGCCTTCCACCAGTTTGTAATTGAAAATTTTGTTCACCACCAATAGCAGAGTCAACTACAAATTCAAGCCCTACACCTTCGGTTTTTTCTTCGTATCCTTGGCCGTTATCAATAATTAAAATTGTTTGCTCAGGATTGGTAGTATCAATTTCATTTGAAGTTACTCTGGCATTTTCATCAGAAGCTTGTGCCCCAAGTACGGCATTTTTTACCGCAAGAGCTGTACCAAGACCTCTTGATAGTCTTTCTTTCTTAATTCTATCTCTATAATCATTGTCAGATTCTTCATCAGAACCAGTTGTAAAAGGTGTAACATTTATTACAGCCGCACCCGGAAATGGTGTAGATGAAAATTCAGTAATAGCACCAGCAGGAGCGTTTGCTAAAGACCCAGGCTCTTGAGCTGTAACTTTTACATTATTATTTACATTTTCACCATCAAGTAAAAGTGCATTAGAAGATACGTTATAATTTATAGCAGGAGTTGCGCCAGCACCAGGAGATGAAACTACTGTGTTGATTGGTATATTTCTAGTCCCACCCTGTCCAAGAATTACTGACTCAGAAATGTTATGAAATTTAGTTGTTGGAGAGTCAAGAGTTATTTCCCAAAAAGCACCTACTTGAGCAGTAGCACTAAAATTAATTGGACCCTCAATATTTGGAGTTCCCCTACCAATGTATAGCTTGCCTGAAGTTGGCCAGTTAGAAGCATCTGAAACTTTGATAACAGACGTTCCAATGTTTGGGGAAGGAGCACCAGAGTATATTTTTGTTGATATTTTTTCAAAACTTGTATCGGTAACTTTTACTGTACCACTAGAAACTTGAGCTGTATTTCTATAAACACGCTCTTCCCTACCTATTCTGTTTAGTGCTTCTCCTGTAGCTCTTTCTACAGAAAAATCTCTAAGTATTTGAAATATATCGCCTGATGTACGTGCAACCGATCTAGCAACAACATCAAAAAACTGGGTAATAACAGAACCAGTATTAAGATCGTTGATACCTGTAAGCCCTACATATTCTGTGAGCATTTCTGAAAGTATTTGTTCTCTTGATTTCGGTGTAGGTAGACCAGCCATATATTTCCTCTTAAATCCTCTTTAAATATATAATATCATACAATTTAAAGATTCAGAGTGAAGGCAAAAATAACTGTAAGGATAAACTAAAAACTCATTTATCCTTACAACTTATGTAAGTTGTTGTAATTACACTGTAAAGTCAATAGGAAAGATACCTCTTCCATTAGCTAATCTAGCTTGAATTGTAATAGATAAGTCCGACCCTAAAAGATTGACTTCAATTTTATCTACAGCCTCAAATCTAGAATCTTGCAATACCATATCTCTTAAATCGCCCAATACTGTTTCAATATTGATTTCTGTAACATTTACCCCAGGAACTAGTCCAAGGCCAAAGTTTTCATCTGCAAGTAGGCTTCCTTTTTGAGTTGCCACTTTCATTTTTAAAGCTTGTACTAGATTATTTAAACCATTTGCTAAAGCAGCTTCACCAAATGAATTTAAAACAACATCTCCATTATCATCCAACAACCAATCTACTTTTGAAAGGCCTGTTAAATCATCGCCTTGCAAAAATGGAATATCAAATGTTCTAGGCTCTTCATCGACAGCTTGATCAGATGGTATATATATTTGATTTTGACTATTTACAGTTCCCGGTAAGAAAGCTTTAATTTTAGCGTTGTCATTTGTTGTTAAGTTGTTCAAATTACTCAAGCCATCTACTGCAATCAAATAGTTATCGTCCGTAATTCTTTCTATTGCTGTAATTTTCCTTGTAAACATTGGTATTGTATTACTTGATATTTGTATTTTTTGCCCTATAAATAAATTTTGATTATCTCCAATATTGAACTGTCTACCATCTCCATTGGATAATAATTCATAGAAAAATCCATCTTCATCTATATATGGTGATCTTAAATTGTTTAAAGTAATGATTTCGTTATACCTATCAGGATCACCAAGGTATCTTGCTGATATTTCCTCTATAGTAAGACCAAAGGGTACTGGTGCTAAATACTTTGCAGTTGCAGAAGAGTCAAATTCAATGCCAGATTCTTCAGCTAAACCACCAACATATTCTAAAGAACTTTGCGTCCTAACATCATCAAACTCTCTAGTTGCCACAAGCATATTCATATTTAAAACTGCATCTTCAAGAGTTTTTATTAATTCAAACTCTTCAATTGTCATTGGTGTGGCACGTTTTCTAGGTGTTGGCCTACCAAAAACTTCCGAGAAAAAATCATCTCCAGCACCAAAGTTATTAGTAAGGTCTAATATTAGGCCCTGAGTTTCTTTGACAAATTCTTTTATTTCTTCTACTGAAATTAAAGAATTAAGCTCAATTTCATCCTGAATTGCAGCTGTTTGTTGGGGTGTAAGGTCTAGTTCATCTATTGAAATTGAATTAAAAAAATCAAAGTTAGCCTCCGGCTCATTAAAGACGTTATTTAAAGGAGATGTTCTTCTAGCATCTCTAGCTTCTTTTCCACCTTCACCGCTTTCTATAGCATCTCCATCTTGTCCTTCAGTTTTGTTTCCTTCTTCTGTAATTAACGCTGATGTTTTGTTGATTTTATCTTGTGCAACACGGCTTCTAACCTCTCCCCCACTAATAGCGTTGCTACCAACAGATAAAGCTAAATCTCTTGTTCTTTTCTGTGTTGCTGATGTAATATCTTTGGCAATTTGATTTGGTAAGTCAGAAATAGCAACGCCTATTCCTGCAAAATCTTTAGCAAGCAATGTGACCTTTCTCAATGTATCAAATGGTTTTCTAAAGTCAGCTCTTACAGCTTTGATAACATTTAAAGATGCACTCATTAAACTTCTAGCATTATCAAGTGAATTGTTTAATGTTTGAAAAAAATTAGGGGTAAGTACTTGAATATCTTTTGATCTTGGAGTTGTTTTGGCTTTTAAATCTACCCTTTTCCACGCTTTAAATTGCATATTAAACAAATGCTCACCAGGACTTCTTTGACTTTTTGTTACAGTGTACTGCATTGGTGTTACAATAAAAGATTCATTCATTTTTGGACAGTCAAAAACTAATCTCCAATGTTTGTTTATAGGTTTCTTTTTTGCAATAGCATATTGTTCAAGAAATTGTTGTAACAACATAGCCTGATAGTAACCAGTATTTTTACTCTTTTTAGGGTCTTCAGAGTTTACACCAACAGTAGGTTTAGGCTTTGTACCGCTTAAGGCATTGGCGGCATCTATAAGACCACCCAAAGCTTCGGCAGTACCTCCAAATAAACTTTGACCCGTACCACTGTCTGGGTCTTCAAAAGAGTTTCTAATTGGGAAAATACCCGTTGTACCAGAAGCTTGGATCATTTTGAATTTTACACCATTGTGCTCTTCTACTATACCACGCATTGTAGCTGTTGTATTGATTGCAAACTGATCTGTTATACTTAACTGCTGAGGTGTAATTGGCAATACAAACTCCCATTGAAGATAATTTTGTTGAACAAAATTTGTACCACCAGTTTCTTCGTTGTAATTGAAATAAAAACTATCAGGACTACTACCTTTGATTATTTTGCTATCTCTAACATCTATAACCAGCAATCTATATGGGTATATTCTAGCAGCCCTTTCTGGCTCTATATTTTTAGGTGCAAAAAAGGCTTCTTTTTCAGGCTTATTTTCGTCAGTAAACTTTTTAAGCGGATCACCACCAGATCGATCCTTATTATCGTTACCTTCAAATTTATTGGCAACTAACTTGCCACCTATGTCTTTGAAAAAATTGTCTATAGCCATTCTTATCCTATTGTAATCTTTACATTATATCATTTTATATAATATCATACTTTAAAGATTCTGTCCGATGTGATATTATATATAAGAGGTTTATATGGGAAAAGCTAAACGTAAAATCAACAAGTTAGAAAGGAAAAAGAAAAAACAAGAGATAAAACCACGCATCCCAGTGGCACCACCTTCTATTACTATGAAATCAAAAAAAGATTATAATAGAAAAAAGATCAAGGAAGAAACAAAGAAAATGGTAAAAGATAATGAGTGATTTTGTTTTAATATTTTTTCTAACAAGCTGGGTAGGTTTGGTTATAACCTGTGCCATTAGAGTTTTTTTAAAAATAAGAAAGATTATACAAAAACAACAGCTAAAAAAATCTTTTAAATTAATAGAGGGTGGTAAAAAATGAATTTTGTAGGGTTTATTGTATTAAGTATGGCTTGGTATTTAATGCTTAGATGGTTTAGAGACAATACTTGTGTAATGAACAATCACAATTTTAAATTTCAAAGAAAAGCATATATATGTCAAAAATGCGGATTAATAAAAAGGGTTGTTAAGCATGATTAAATTTTATTTATTAGGAATTGTTTTGTTTTTAAATTCATGTTCAGCTCTTCCAAGGGTAAGACAACAACAAAAAGGGATAGACCCAGTATTTAAACCTTATATAGAGTCATACAGGAACATCATAGGCGAAGATAAATACCAATACAAATTTGACAGGCTATCTATGAATTTTAAAGACTTAGAATCAGGAACGGTTGGTAAGTGCTGGTGGTTAATAAATGGAGATTTTGAAATAGAAATCGACCCTGATTGGTGGTATAGAGATTATGCCTTTGACCCTATAGCTAAAGAATTTTTAGCCTATCATGAACTTGAGCATTGCATAAGATATAGAATGCATACTGACAGAAAAAAAGAAATAAATAACATAGTAGATTTTTTTGAAGAAATAGGATATTATTTAGGTTTAATAGAGAAACCAGGCTATTTAAAAGATGGTTGCCCTGCTAGTCTAATGCACTCTTATGTTACAAGTTATTATTGTAGAAAAAAACATTACGAATATTATATTCAAGAATTAAAAGAATGGAAGAATTAGATAGGATCGCTAACTAGCTTGTATAATCTTGTTAAATTTGCAAGGTTATATTTTTTTGGAACTGTAAAACTCAATTTGACTCTATTGCCATCTTTTTCTAATATAGTTCCTGATAATTCTTCCTGATCATTAGCTACCACATAAACCTCATCACCAACTTTGAAAGCTGAAGCATCTAGAACATTTAAGTATTGAGTATCAAGACCTGGTGCTACAGCTTTTGTGGCTTTCATAGATAAATCATAAGCTGCTGCCGCTGTATTGTTACTAGATTTAATTTGATCTTGAGATTTTAAACTATCTTCAGCTCCAAACTTTCCATTAGCTGATCCAGATATTAAATTAAGTCTCGAATCAATAATTAAAAATCTTTGACCGTACCATCCAGTAGTTTTTGTAATCTCACCAGTTTCTTTGTTTTGAATAACTTCTCCAAAATATCCGTCTAATTGTCTTTTTCTTTGATTTAAAAAAGGTTCCCTTTCTTCAACAGCTTTTTTTAAAATTGATATTTGTGTTGGAGATAACTTAGAATCTTTAAAAGATGTATACCAAAATCCTCCATTAAATACACAGGAAAATTGATCTTCATACTGAGGCTCGGAACAATACTCACGATATCCAGCATTTTCAAAAGCTTCACATGATTCTGGTAGATTAGTTTCTGTATCAAAATCTTGTATTTGTTGCCATGCTTTTAATATGTCTAATAATGGACCAATATAATCGTAAGCAGCCTGATTTTCAGCCTGTCTAGCTGCAACATCTAAGTCTGAAATTTGTATATTTGATTTTTGACCATTTAAAGAGTTGGTCCATGTTTGTATCTCACTTTTAAGATCATTTAGTTTAGATTGTATTTCAGGACTATCTACGATTACATCTTGCAAAGTCCACGTACCGCCATTACTCAAACATTCTTGTTGAGTTGAGCCGCTGCCACCTTGACAAACACCTTCTTGAGAACACTTTTTACCGCTTGCTCTGGTGGCATCTATAAAGCCTTCTATTTGTTTTAATATAGGCTTAATTCTATTTAAAGTTTGTATTTCTCCAAGCGGTTCTGCATCATATTGTTCGTTATTTTTCTTACCAATGGCGTAACAAAAACTCATGGGAGCAAAAAACTTCCAAACTCCGTCTGGAACTGATGGTATAGGAAACTCAGGGTCTGCAAGAAAAAAGCCGTTTCTATTTTCACCTTTTGCAGCAGCATTTATTAAATTTTCTGTTAATATTGTTCTTTTTTTGCCATCAATTAAATTGTATTCAGGTTGATAAGAGTTTATTTTTTGATTATAAGGCTCTTGCAATGCTGCATTTACATTGTCATTCTCTATGGCTACTTTTTGCTGGGCTAAAACTTGTTTTTTAATAACTTCAACAACAGCATTGTCATCGGGAATTGTCACGATTTTTTTTGACATTGTAATCCTGTCTTCTTTGCTTAAAGCCATATTTTACCTTTTTATTTAAAGATTACACCCTGTTATGTTTTTACCTATTGATGACTTCTACATTTAAACCATCGAAATCATTAGGTTCTGGCTTATTATTGTAAATATCTTTAACATACATCTCATACAAACTTTTATTCAGCCTATGCCTATGGGTTATACCGATAGGAGCTAATACTCTTTCATATTTTCTAATAACATCCCAGGCCTCATCTTTGGTAATTTTGTGTATGCTATCCTCATCAAGTTCAATCTCAACAAAGTGAGTCATTAAGCCCTTATCATCTCTAACGGTATAAAAAACCAATGTTGCATCTTTAAAGTTGTATATATGGCACATTTTCCATATTTTAAAGTTAAAGTCATACCCTAGCATTTTGGCAAACTCTTCAACCGTACAAAATTTATTTTTATCTACTCTAAGATTTACTTCTTTTCTAATGATATTATGACCAGCACCTTCTGGCTTGTTTTTCATTGTAAGTTCTGCTCTATTGCTTTTGTCATTTTCAGCTCTTCTATATCTTAGAAAAGAACCGTCAGGTTTTGTGTAATACCAATCCGGCCCTTGTACATAAACAAAATCATATGGCTCACCAATAGATTCCACCAATTGCTTAAACTCAAACACCTTATCGCCTTCTAAACGATATTTAGTCTCAAACTCTGTATGTTTTTGCATTTTTTCCATAACCTTTTATCTTACTACTTATCTACCTAAAAACAAATCCCTATCCATTATTACTCTTTCTTGGTTTTTTCTCATATCATTGTAACATGCTCTTCTTTCTTTTGCAATTTTTAATCCGTCACAAGTTGTTGCGCAACTAGTTAAAATCATTAGACTTGTAATAAAAAATAATTTAACCATTTAAAGCTCCTATTAGTTTTACCTATATTTTTTAAAAGCATCGGCTCTAGATTTAGTCCTAAAAGCCGCTTCTAGTTCTACTTGTTTTTTCTTTCTATACTTATAATAAACCTTATAAGCACAGGGTACAAACCTGTATATTTTGTGCAATTTTACCATTTTAAAAACAAAACCGTATGGATTAGGCACTGTCTTTACACATTCTTCAAAATGATAGTCTCTTAGCTTTCTCCAATTCTTATTATTAATTACACAGCGGCCTTTAGCTTTTTCTTCAATTTTTTTTCTAAAAACTAGCCAATCTGTTTCGTATTCATTAAAAGTCATAAATTAATCAAAAAATCCAAAATCATCGTCATCATCGTCATAATATCCTTCTAACATTAACTCAAATTGTTCTAATAATTCACTATCTTTTTTGTCTTCTTTTTTGTCTTCTTTTTTGTCTTCTTTTTCAGGATTCAAAAGATCACAATAATACTTGTGATTTTCTGTCGGTATTTTTCCATAAGTTTTTTCTATTCCACACGTACACTTTGGTTTATTATTGCTAGTTTCAGTTTTTGATTCCTTTATTAATTCCAACTCGCTTTCTTTGTACTCCATTTCTTGCGGAACTAAAAATCTATTTTCAAATTTAACTTTGCAAATATAGTTATAGTTATATTTTCTTATAGAAATTATTTTTCCTGCATGATTTCCTGCCCAAACTCTATCTCCATATTTGAACTTACAATTCATATTATATACCTAATAACCTTATTAAATATTCCATTTCATACGCTACTTTGTGCATAAATCCTTGTTTTGTTATTAAAAAAACACCCCTACCGTCCTTATAAAGACAAGCAACTTCATCACTTGGTATATTTAAAGAAACAATTTCTTCGGTTTGCGTTTCTTTATCAAATTTAATTTTGTTTATTTGAAGCATTTTCTTCTCCATTTAACTCTTCCATTAACTGAAAGTATCTTTTCATACATCCTTGTGAAAAACTAGATATTTCTTCTCTTCTTTCCTTGGCCAACTCTGTTTCATAACCCATAATTATGGTGGCTAGTTCTAATTTAAGTTTTTCATTTTCTTTTTTTAGTTTTTCCATTGTTATTTTTCCTATTATAAATTGCATTTGGACTCAAAGAAATTACTCCCATTTCTTCTAAAGCTTGATCTCTAATTACCAAATCTCCAACAGTTATCATTTCTTTTTTTCTAATCATATCATCAAACTCTTTAATAATCACTATGTATTTTTCTTCAATCATTAGCTTATTCCATCTTTCCCATTTGTCTTGTTTTTTACACATCAAAACCTCTTAGCGTTGGTACACCAATATAGTATCACATGTCTGTGCTGGTGTAAATTAAAAGAACTACAAATAGTGTAGTATTTTAGCAAATTTAACGGTAACAAAAGTTATACAGTCATACATAAAATGACACATCATTACAGTAACAAAACTTGTTTTCATAGCATATTTTCTAGATATAAAGTAAGGATAAAAGGCTGTAATTAAAGCTGCAAAATATCCCTGATAAACATGTCCATATGCAAATAAAGAAGAAAAACAAATCCATACAATAAACTTTAAAAATGAATTGTTTAGCTTTTTGGCAATATAATATGGTATCATTACAAAAAACATATCTTCAAATACAACAAATACAAAATCAAACATTTCAAACGGAAAATTTTGACGAATAGGGCCAGAAGTCATAATGCACAATCTAACCATCGTGACAAAAGACATAAAAGCTACAAATTTAGAAATTCCGTCCCAATGTATTGAAAATTGCTGTCTGTCTTTTACAAAAGCATATATTAAAATAAAAATAGATAAAAATAAATATGAATAATATAAAAAAATTCCTGTGCTCATCATTTTAAATGCCAATCCTTTTCGGTTTCAATATTTTTTATTTGATCTTCAATATCATCTGCTTTTTGCTCATGATATTCTGACAAAGCCTCTGTTTTGTCTTGTTTTGTTTTTAATTTTACGTCTTTTTTTTCTGCATTTTTTATTGCCTGTTTTCCACTATTTATAAGGTATTTATTGTAGAAATCTACAATAACAACAAAAACAAAAGGCACTATAAGCAACCAAAATAGCCACGGTTTTTCTTGTTTTATCTTTACAAACTTGTCATACATAAAAAATCCTAATAAAAAGCCCTCCGAAGAGGGCCTGGACATAAATGCGGAGGTAATGCCCTTAAAAAACTAACCTCATATATATAATATCACACATTATTTTTTATTTTCTTTTTTCTTTTTTAATTCTTCTTTATATTCTTCTATATCTTGCATAAAAGAGTCGTATTCTTCTTTGGACATTTCTGCTAACTCTTTTTCAACCTCTTCTAAAGTTGCACCTTTTCTGCAATTATAACATCTAAAATCTTGCCCCTGTCTAGGGTGATACAAAAAAAGTTTTTTGCAAGCTTTACATTTTATTTCAAATAATATTTGTCTATTGTTCATCTTCAAACTCAAATGGCTCATATGAATATATAAAAGACCAATACTCCTTTCTATCATTTACTATCATCCACTTCATTCCGTCAGTAAGAAAACTATCTAAATGATTGATTTCTTTAGATGACATTTGCTCGTAATAATCCTCGGATATTATAATAGTGGATATTATCCCAAAGCTTTGCATGTCATCAATAAGGGCATCTAGTATAATGTTGTACATTATGACGCTATAAATACCGAACTACTAAAAGGCCCAAGTGCTGTTGATATAACAGGAGCACCGTGGTTTCCCTTTCCTTTAAACTGAGTTTGTCGAATAACTGCTGGTTCACCTCCATCACCAACGTAAACTTTCCCACCCAAAAAAGTTTCAGATGCAAAAGTAAATATTTTTGATGCATTTATTTCTAAATTGTCAGTTTTAATATTGACAACACTTTCACCTTCAAGATCAAGACTAGATTTTGCCGATATTTTAGCTGCACCTTCAGCAACAAGTTCAACATTGGCCTTGGCTTTTCCAGTAATTTTACCTTCAGCATTCATTGCTACATCTTTTTTAGCGGTAAATCCTACATTAGCCCCAGCTTTTAGTCCTATGTCTTTGTTTTTCTTGTCCATTCTCATATAGGTTTCTTCATCGCCTTCAAGATTTGTATTGATGTCGATAGAACCTTCTTTATCCATTTTTACAGTTGTACCACCAGCAGTTTCATCTTGTGGTTTTCCATCATTGTCTGTTTTTGATTTAAAAGTAATGGTTAATTCACCGTCTTTGTTTATTTGCCAGTTAAGACCATTATATTCGCCTTCGAGATGTAATCCAGCATCTTTTGTTAGTTTAGTTTCTCTAGCAGGATGCTTGAATCCACCAATAATTATACCCTTTTCAGAAAAACCATCTAAACAAAGTACCAAAACTAAACTTCCATTTTGTTTTTTAAATTGATGTGTCTTTTCAAATTGTTCACTATCAGAAGTTCTAAGTTTATATTCAAAAAAATCACCGATACCACCGATACCATCTAAAGCGATACATCTTGGATAAGTCGGATAGTTGTTACCCTTATCTTCCCTTTGTTCTTCAGTTATAACGTCATATTGAACGGCTGTTCCTTTTGATGTATTATTTTCATCGTCAATTTCATAAACTCTTGTAATACAGCCCATTCTAAGCGGTGTATTTTTGTATTTTTTATTAAAAGAACTTACAGCTTTTTTTTCTACTTTAGACAAAAGCCCTGTTGGTGGTACATAACCAGTTTTAAATGTCATAAATTCTCCTATTTTTTACCTTTATCTGTATTGTCTGGATTTGTAAATGTTGCCTGTCTAGTTTCTTTAACCTCTTCACCTTTCTCCCTGCTTGGTAAATCTTGAGTATCTGAAAAACCTGGTAACACCCTTTCTCTTTGATAGTCTTCTTTTCTTTTTGTAAATGAGTCAGTGTGATCCATTTCCGCATATACTGGAACTGTTTTTGTAGATTTTTCACTAATACCCATAGACAAGCTAACACTCGTAGTAAATCTTTTTCCACCTTTTCCATCTATAGTCATATTATGGGATACTGATTCTATTTGATATACAACTCTATCAAACTCTAAATTATCCCCAATACATATTGGCTCAACAATACCAGCACACGCAATACTTCCGTTCATCTTTAAATGGCCATTCATAACCCAATCTGCTACCAATTCAGCATATTTTTTACCTAAATATTCTGGTTCTTCTGTTCCATCTAATGGGTAGTCATAGTTACAACTTTTTATGTATGGTTTTCTACCATTTCTTTGTATATCCTCTTTATCTTGTACAAAATTTCCCATTGATATTTGTGTAGCCTGATTATAATTATCGTTTACCGCTAAATTTCTTGTAAATATTTGTACAAAATTAATTCTTGCAGCATCACTTCTTCCTAGACTAAGATTGTAAATTATATCTGGAGATATTTTCCATCTAGGCATGTCCAAAAACTGAGTGTGGCTTATTGCGTATGGGTTTTCCTTGTAATGTCTTGTATTAAAAGGTTTTTGTCTGGCCACAAAGGATGGGTAAACATATCCATCTTTACATACTCTAAAACAAGTATAAACTTCATTTATAAGTGGGTTGGAGTAATCTTTTATTATACTCCAAACATTTGTGTTTGAAAAATCTTCTAATGTTATCTGTCTAGTGCCAGAAAGTTTAATACTAGTTTTATACCAATTTGTATTTTTATCTTCTCCTGTTTCTTTTTTCTTTTTTTTATTTTTTTCAACCGCATCTTCATCGAAAAAATTTGTAAAACCTTTTTCTAAAGATGCTCCAGTTCCTGCTGTTTTACCTGTAAAACTCCATAATCCCAAATAATAATGATTAATTTTTGACATATAAGGGTCTTTATCTGTTTTCATGTTTAATAAATTTGATATTATACCAGGAACTTTATAAACAGGTATCTGGTTCAATTTAAGTTTTGGGCGATCTTTGTCTAAAACTTTTGCTCCTAATCCAATAGTTCTTTTAATAGCTTCTTTAATTAGATTTTGAACATTGCTTTGTTCTTTTGACAATAACAAATCTCTCCAGTTTTCAAAATTGTTATCTATAAAACTGTTATTATCAGCATTATTAAATGCAGGATTAAAATATAGGTTGTTATTAAATTCATCAAAAGCCCTACCTGTAACACTTACAGCGTATTGTTTTAAACCATCGGATGTTGTTGCAAGCTGCATTCTAACATCTGCTATTTTAAACAAACCTTTAAATCCATCATCTATTTTGTTAATAGCTTTTCCTTTTAATGCTCTTGATCTTATTTCCATAGCTTTTTGTTCATTATTTACCATGTTTACAATAACGTAATCACCTGGATGTACAGCTGTTAAATAATTTAAATCTCCTTGTTTTAAAGTGCATGAAAAATTGTGTTGAGGATTATCTTTTTGAGAACTTACTTGTATAGCAATTGCATCGTTAACTACAACTAATGGATTTCTAGTATTTAGCCCTCCTACGTCTTTGTAATTTAAAGTATCTCTATTTGACCATCTAGTAAAAGTTAAAACATAGGCTGGAGATGTCTGATGAGAATCTTCTGTGTTTTTTCCTATATTGTAGGTGTAAGCCATTGTTAATCCTCTGTATCGCTTGACGCTCCATATTGTACATAATTTGTTCTAAAAGGGTTCATGTCATCTATTATTCGTTTAGATTCTTCAGCATCTAAAGCATTTTGTCTTTTTTGGATTGCTTTGTTGTAAGCTTTTTGTGCGTCAGCTGATAAATCTCCAGCTGCGGCTAACTTGTCCATTGCTGCTAATAATTCATCGATTTCTTTTGAACTACTAATTCTTTTAAATGATGCCCTTAATTCGCCACCATCTTCTTCTAGTTGTTTTGTAAGTCTTTTAAGTTCAGCTTGAAAATCTCTAGAAGCTCTATTTAAATTTTGATCATAAGCTCTTCCAGTATCTTTCTCCATTTTTTTCTTAACAGCTTCTGTATCTGCGGCTTTTCCACCAACCATACCAGTAGCTAAACCTTCAGCTGTCATAGATGTCTCAGCTTTTTGTTCTATTGTGCCTTGCCCACCAAAAGCTTCTCCTTCTTCTATTGCGCCAAATTGAGCTGCTTTTGAATATGCAATTTTTAATTTCTTTTCAGCTTCAGCTTTTGCCTCTGGACTCGAAGCATTTTTCACAGCAGCTTGAGCTTTTCTATAATTTTCTAAAGCTTTTTCTCTTCCTTTGTTTTTGATTGTAGACCTCATTGATCTTTTTCTCATTTCGGCAATTATTTTTTTGCCTTGTTCTGAGTTAGGATCAATACCTCTTTCCAACAACATACCAGATATTGCATCATTATCAGCAGATATTTTATCGACACTTTGAGATGTTATATACCCTATTTCTTTAAAACTAAATCCTTTAGTACCTTCTCCACCAGCTTCTTGTAATAAATTGGTCATTTCTTTAGAGCCAAATTCTGCCATAGCCAATTGACCTCTAATACCGCCCATTTGACCTGTTTTTCCTTTGATTCTTTGAAAAGCCGATTGTGCAGCTTGAATACCTTTTTGTGATTGTACAACCAAACCAGATTGTAAAGCTTGCTGAATTTCATCTGCTGATATACCACTTTGCAATGCCATTTGAGTAGATGTCTCTAATAGACCTCTAACTTCAGATTCATCAAGACCAATCCTAGTGGCCTCGGCATACATTCTAATTACTTCGTCTTTAGATTCGGCTCCACCCATTCCTGTTCTACTAGAAATTTTACCAATTAAAGAGGCGGCATTTGTAAGGTCTAAACCTCTTTCCATTTGTGCAGCAAAAACTGCACCTTCTTTACCAGCTTTAGTTGTACCACCAGCTTGTTGAATTCCCATAGCTGATCTATTGATTTCATTTTCTGTAAAACCAGCTCTTGCTGCTCTTTTATATAAGGATTCTTCACCACCAAAAAGTTCTTCGTCACTAAGGCCAAATGCACGTTGCATTTTTATCATATTTTCTTTATTTCTTTCAAAATATTCTTGTGCTTTTATTTTTGAAAAGTTTTGAGTTTTATAACTTTCCAATGTCTTTTTATACTCTTCAGCACCACCAGCACCTACAAATTGTTTATAGGCTTCTGGGTCAAAAAGCATAGACCTTTTTCTTTCATCTCTCATGGCATTTGCAAAGCCTAAAACACCACCACCTATGCCGCCCAAAACACCACCACCTGTACCGCCTAAAAGCATACCAGCTACTGTCCCTGCCGCTGGAACGACAGAGCCAGCAGCACCTCCGAGTTTAGCTCCGTAAACAGCACCTGTAGCAGCACCAGCACCAGCACCTACCAGCGTTTGTTTTAAAATACTACCTTTATCTTCTAATCTCATAGCTTCCATTTTTTTCATAGAAGCTTTTGCTGCATCTGCTCTTTCTTGAGCAAAAAAATCCATTTCGTAACCACGTCTTTGTTGTTGTAAAGTTGCAGCTTCACCTACAGCACCAGCAATACCAGCCCTAGCTCCTGCGAGCCTTCCCTCTTTGGTCATTTCTTGGGCAGCTATACTAGTTCCATAACCTATCATAGAACCAGCAGCACCAATTACAGCACCAGGAATACCGAATAATTTAGGATTAATAAGTTTACCTTTATAACCTGGGCCTTTAGGTGGTGGCCCTCCAGGGCCACCGCCACCGCCACCGCCACCATCGTCTGGTACACACTGGCCTGTTGTGGGATCATACCTAGTTCCTATAGGACACATTGATTTACTGATTGTTTGCTGGCTTTGTTTTACTTGAGCTAGTTTGTTAGTGTTATCTATATAGTCTTGTTGTAATTTGTTTAATTTTTCTTGACTTTTTATTTTACCATCAAGTTCTTTACTTAATTCTTTTTCTTTTTTTAACAAATCGTTTATTATTTTGTCTTGTTTTTCGTATATTTTAACTAATTTTTCCCTATGCATACTTTCAGACCTTTGAAAAGCCTGTTTCATTTGCATATCTCTAGGAGAATCAGTTAAGCCTGGAGAGATTCCTCTCATGTTTTTCAGTTTTGACTGTAACTGTTTAAATTCTTTTTCAAGCTGAGTAGAGTCTAAATTAACTCCAACTTGAATGTTATTGTTATTATCAGCCATATATTTTCCTCTATCAATATAATATCACTTAATTTAAAGATTCAGAGCAAAAGGAAAAGCGAACTTTTTCTTTTTTTATGTATATTTTGTGGTAGAATATTATCAATAAATGCTGTTTTTGGGAGTAAAAATGGTCGAAAATCACGTAATTTTAGTAGTTTCCATACTTTGTATTACACAATTAATGCTTTTACAGGCAATTTTAAGGCTAAAAGTTAGAGTTTATAGGTTAGAAAAAGAAAATGAGCAGAAAAAAAGACAAAAATAAGCGATTTCAAGAGCTAAATAGGCATTCTGACAAGAATTTGCACGATTTAAGAGAAGAAAATGGTGTAACTTATGCTTCTGAGGTGTTTAAAGCTAAAAAAAGCTAGATAAATGGTGGAAAGACGCTCTAAAGCGTGTAAATAATATTAAAAAATGCGAAAAGGACGACAAATGAGAGTTTATGTAGAGTATGATGAGGGTTTTTTTGATTATCAGACAGCAGTTGTGCCAAGAAATGGTGAAAAGATAATATATGAGGATGATATTGCTTCAAAAATGTATTTTTTAAAGGTTTTGGACGTTGCATACTACACAAACAAGGATTATAACGAAATACACATAAAAGCTGAACTAGAAATGGAAAAATCTGTTTTATAATGTCTTGGAGGGCATAATGAGTGCAATTATATATTTACCATTAGATGATTACGAAAAACTTTGCAAAAAACATTCTACTGTAGAACAAAAAGGAACTCCTGACGTGTCTCCTGAGATGAAATTGATGACAGTAGCTGGTAAAAGTGGAACCGGGACTCCTTTTAAAAACGAATATGACAGACTTATATACGAACACTTCAATAAAAAAGAGCTTCCTGTCTCCCTGACTATTGTTGAAGGAGATGGAATGACTGTATACATGCCTGAAAACTCTGACAGCGCAGATATTTTAGACGTGATAGAAAAAGAACTTAACAAAGTAAATTCAATGCATTACAGCTATAGCAGCAGACAACATGCACGGGATATACACAAAGCAATAAAAAAATTTTTGAAGGAGAATTAAAAATGAAAAATATCGATGAAATACTTAGAGAAGAAATAAATAAAGAAACAATAGATTTTTCAATAATTCCTTTGTTTAGTTTTCAACTGTTTGGAGTTTTATTTTCTATATATAAAAGAATGCAATTTGATATAGATATATTAAAAACAAATCCCTATACACCTGATGGCGATTTTCCTCTAATTTTTTTAGATATTGGATTTATCTCATTTACTTTTGAAAGCAAAAGAATTTATAAATATTTATATAAAAAGAAGTATGGAGAAGAGTTAAATATATAAAAAAGTCTCTCACATCGCTGGGCGATTTTTTTGAAAATTTTGAGGGTAAGTATATGGAATTATGTAAATCAATTTTATTTGGTCTAACTATTTATTTGAGTATATGTTTTGTGTTCGGAGTTCTAACGGCTTTGGGCAACATTTCAGAAAATGGTACACAAATTGATTGCGGCAAGTTTTATGTGGCAGAGGTTCTCGTTCCTGTAACCCCCATAGCTTGCCTGTTGAGTTCAAAGGTGAGTTTATGACAAATGATAAGCAGTTAAAAAAAGAAATTAAACATATAGCTTCAGAGATAGTTCGTGGCATGACTAATGGCAAGCTTACTAAGCAGCAAGCTGAAATGCTGCGTTATGTTGCACAAACTGTTATGGAGACACAATTAATATATAAGAAAAAATTGTCAGCACAGGCACAGGCTGGACTGACTGAGTACGAGATATGGTCAGAAGGCTACTGTGCAAACGAAACTGAAGGCAAATGGACTAGGGATACTTTTTTAGGCACAGCTTGGGGAAAAAGCTTTGAAGATGCGTGTGTGTCGCTTATGAAAAGCAACAAACATTATAGCAAGCACTTTGACAAGGAACGCATGACGTATTGGGGTTGCAGACTCTATGGAAAAGAAAAGGGTGCTCAGACTAACTGGTGATAGGTGTGTGTCTTTTAGAGCTTGGGAGGAAGAGCTGGATGAAACTTATTAAGGGGGCCAAATGGAGAATATGATTAGTGATAGTGAATTATTGATAAGAGCTGAAAATTGCGATCCTCGTGAAGCCAAGGTATTGATATTTGAAGACCATGGAAAGCATGTGAAGTCTCACCTTAAACACATTTTTAGGCGTGGGATGCTGCGGCATGTTTTGTCTCACGTTTACTGGGCCTGGCGAAAGAGGCGTGTCGGATTGCCTACCGTTGAGATTGATACCAGGCACTTGCAGTAGTGTGCTGGAAGCTACTGGAACGGGACTCCTATGGTACCTAGTCGTAGGGACTCCTATGGTGGGACTCCGGTGAAATATGGTACCTAAAATAAAAAAGGGACCCGTATGGTACCTAAATATGGTACCTAAGTTTTTGAAATTAGGAAGTTGTTTTTGCAAAAACGAAAAATGAGGCTCAGGATATTTCGGGTATAGTTATCTAAAAAAAATTTAGGAGTCCCTAAACCCCGGTTTTGGCATCAGATTTGCATGTGTATGCAAGGGGTGTGCCAACTTTGAAAAAGACCTATCCCTATGTAAATTTTATAAACCTTACTTGATTTTTAAAACTTATCTGTTATATGCCCTAGCCCTAGCCCTGTAAAAGTTACACGGTGCGTTCTTTGTGCTTGACTCTCCCCCCTGTCAATACCCAGTGTAAAACTTACACACCTGTAAAAAACCTTGTCGTGATTTCACTAGGTTATAGGGTGCAACGCTGTGAAGCCCCATCAGTAAAGGCTGTAGAAAACCATGTCCATATTTAGCGTCTAAGACGTTCCAAGCGGTAGGGCAATGGGTAGGGTAGGGCATCGGTGCGGCGGCTGTGAGAGGCTGTGAGAGGCTGTCAGTTCCCTATATAGAAAAGGGTGCTGTAAGTGGTGCAAAAAACATATAGTTTTTATTTTATGAAATATATGGTGATTGATTTATAAATAGTTTTTATTTTATGGTGTGTATATAACAGATAAAAAATGTATTGCAATATGGTATGTAAAAAATATATGGTTTTGATTTTATGCAAAAAAAAGCCCCATGTAATAATTACATAGGGCATTGACAAGTTAAGCTATTTTAGGATATTTCCTGCGCAGCTCAATTTTTAAACTTTTGGGACGTGAACCAAAAGCATTAAAACTTTGTGCCCTTTCTTGTAAAAAATCCCAGTCATAAATTCCATCTATGATATTTTTTAGTTCAGGGTGCTTTTCAAGCCACTCTTGAGTAGATGCCTCGAAACGCTCGTATAACATATCATCGTGACCACATGGGAAATTTCTTTCACTCATATATGATTCAAAGTTAAATTGTGCTTTGCGGTACTCTGAGTAAAGGCTTCTGAATTGTGTTTTAGTCATAAAAAATCTCCTGAATGTGCATAAGCTTAATTGCTTATACAATCATTATAATGATTTTTGCAAGTATTGCAATATGGTATGTAAAAAATATATAGTGTGTAAATTTTACCATAGCTATTCCAATGTATTTTTTTTGTGTTATATAAGTTAGGAAAAAGGAAAAAGGGGCATCATGCCCCTAAATCTTTTTTGTTTAACTGAGTTCGATATAGTCTTGATAGTCAGGGTCGTCCTCAGTAGTCCAACCTAAGACCTCAACGCCCTCTAGTTCATCATCATCGAAAAATTTTCTCATTTCAATTAGACCTTCCTTTTCGTTTTTTCCGTAAACAAGTTGCCCGTCTAGTTCTACGCCCTCTTTAAAAATTGGTGTGTACAAATAAATTCTCATAAAAAATCTCCTGTGTTAATGTCTCTCTAGTATTCTAATGCAAGTCAGGGCATATTAAAATATACCCTGTAATTTTTACCTTGTTTTATTCCAATATGTTTTTAAAATAAAATTGCATTGATCCCTTGTCAACGCCCTTTGACCAATATGGGAACGCATCAAGGGACATCTTTCATCATGCCCAATATTCAAAACCGCATGAACTAGCTCATGACAAATAACCTCGTATAAATAAAGTTTATCGTTACCTGTAAACATCCTTTCGGGTATCCATATTGCATTTTCGCCCATCCTAGCAAGTCCTAGCGTATTGCCTTTGTTTTCCGTTATTCTTACTGTGATGCGTGGTAGGTCAACAACTTTTTTGATATCGTATAAAATTTTCATTACTTGCTTTCTAAGTTCAAAAGTTGCATCGTTCATTTTTTTGTTTTTCAATTTTTTTGCAATAGCCATAAAAAATCCTTCAAGTGAATGTTACCCATAAATTCTACTAAAAAAATCCGTTCAACGCAACAAAAAGAGTAAATTTTACAATCGGTAATATTTACATAGTTTTTTCTTGTCTTGGTTAAAAAAGATCATTTTTTTCATTTTTTTCTTGACTCTCCAAAAAAGAGCGTGTCAAGAAATGTTTTTCGTGGTGTGAAATTTCTCCATAGCAAAATACCCTAAATAAATTATCTTCATAGTCCTGAGAGCTTCAAATCTTTGTTCTGAAGCATTTTATTTTTACGCTTACAATGACCTTTAAAACTTTTTTAAAGCGTTCTGAGGGCAATCTGAGCTGTCAATATTTTAGACAATTTCATGTTTTAGTGTGTAATATTTTCACGATGGCATTTTTTCTGTCGATTTTTCTTGACACGATTTTTTCTTTTACCCCTGTAAATTTTACACTCTCCATTGCATTATATTTTTTTTCTGTTATATAAGGCTGTTAAATAAAAAATGTTTGTCTTGTCTCATATAACAGAATATTTTTTTATTGCAAGCTCACTGTGTAATTTTTACATATATATTTTTTAC